CCCGGTCACCACGGGAAGAGGCGGCTATGCCTGTACCTGCTAACTTCTGGAGCGGGCAGTGGGGATCGAACCCACATCATCAGCTTGGAAGGCTGAGGTAATAGCCATTATACGATGCCCGCAATTTTACTCTACCAGTTCTAAAACTGGTCGCCAACCCATGTTGTTGTATGTGTTGGACTGGTTCTGGAAAACACCTGCTGCACTGTTTACAGAGTTGTATCCTCGCATCCATACACGGTTGCTAAGATCGGTGTTAACCTCTTGACAGATTACGTAATCTCCATTCCCTTGGTTAAAGCCAAGCTGAGAAGGTGTGAAAAGGTTACTACCCCACTTCCCACCTTCTTGGCGAGGAAGATTTGTTTCTGTGCAAATATTACTAAGCAGCCTGTCCCACTCATTACCTGCTGTTACGCTTGCCGCCTGGCTCTGTCCCGGAGGTAGAGTTTTGAAAGATCGGCACTTATACTTCTTACCTTTGATAGTGACAACTTTCTGACCAAAAATAAGCCCCTGAGCATTCAAAGAGTCCCAGTTACCAGAGTAAGTCAGAGATAGCCGACTAACGAAAAGAGTTTTTCCATCGAGGGTGAATTTTAACCAAGAGGTATTAGCGTTGACCGCAGTTCCTGCCGGGTTGAGCATAGATCGAAGATCGTTTGCACTGATGAATCCTGATTCAGGTACTTCACCATAATAGCCAGCCAACTGACCCTGAGCACGACTATAACTGCCTACAAGAGTTGTTGGACCGGGTGGTAAAGGGTTTGCCTTAGCCATCGCTAAAATTTCTAACATCTCTTCACCTTAGGCTTATAATTGGTCTCCGCAGGGCGACTCGAACACCCGACCCCCTGGTCCCAAACCAGGTGCTCTACCAAGCTGAGCTATGCGGAGAAAATATGGCAGTCCCGACGGGTATCGAACCCGCGACCTCTCCCGTGACAGGGGAGTATTGTAACCGTCTCAACTACGGGACTAAGATGGTGCTTGCGACAGGAGTTTAACCTGCAAGGTCACTGACCGTAGGATACTTCCGTACCAACGCGTTTATTTTCGCCACGCAAGCATAATTGGCAGGGATACTAGGATTCGAACCCAGAACCTATGGATTTGGAATCCATTGCACTAGCCGATTGTGCTACATCCCTAAATGTCTTTTTCTGCCTTTCTTTCGGCCCTTGCTCCTGCATAAGCAGAGAGGTGACCAACAAAATTGGCATACAAGCTTAAAAATATTACCCAAAGAATGCTGTCTTTCCACCAGATCACTGATGGTATTAAAAGCACAGCCCAGAGAATCATCATGAAGATGTGAAATCTCTTCATACCCTTCGCAGTTATTTTCAATCTATCACCTTCTGATCGTCCTGCCAGGCTGGTGAATTTTACCAGTTTTCTACCAAGACTTAACGAATAGCCATCAGAGATGACTATTGATTAAGCAAGGGTATGTGTTCGATGGCTTGCATTTTTCAGCGTCGCAGGGAGAGTGCCGTCTCTTGTTCCCTACCGAATTTACAACGGTGTACGAGGTCCACGACCAGTGAAAAAGCTTATGATCCAGATGATTAGTGCAACCACGAAAATTATTTTAGCTGCCGCCATTGCAGTACCTACCAAGAGGCCACCGAAGCCTAAAAAGGCAGCGACGATTGCAATCAGCAGAAATGCCAATCCCCAACTAAGCATACCTACTCCTTTCGGTTAAGTTGTTGGTGCCACACTAACGCAGTGGCCTCGGGGCTTTAACGTCTTCCGAGTACCGACATCTCTCGCCATTATTTTTGGCTCCTTGACCCCGCGCTTTTCATGGCGCAGGCGGGCACCTCACACGACTCTGGATTTGGCGACTCCACGAGGGTTCGAACCTCGGACCTGCGACTTAACGGGACGCCGCTCTACCTACTGAGCTATAGAGTCAATTATAGGGTGCGCCCCTTCGGGTGATGAGATGAACAAGCCTTAAACCGGACATTTCTGTACGAATTAAGACAAACGCCAAATCAGGGACCTTCAGTTGGACGACTTACGGTTGGCCTGTTGTCTGGGCTGAGGGCTACCTGATGGCTACCGCATTTACCAGTTCAACACCGCTTCTTTATGGTCGCCCCTGCTGGAATCGAACCAGCTACCTCCCGATTATGAGTCGGATGCTCTAACCAAATGAGCTAAGGGGCAATTGGTTGGGGATGATGGGCTTGAACCAGCGACCTAACGGTTATCGACCGTTTGCTCTGCCACTGAGCTAATCCCCATTTGTCATAACATCTCTGTCATGACAGGTCAGGTTGAATCAGAGCCTAACCTTTTGTTTGGTCGGTTGTACAGGGATCGAACCTGTGACCTCGATATTAAAAGTATCTTGCTCTACCGTCTGAGCTAACAACCGTGAATGGCAGTAGAAGAGAGATTCGAACTCTCGGGCCACGGAGACCGCAGCCGACGCCTTTCCAAGGCGCTGCCTTAAACCACTCAGCCATTCTACTAGTCAGCCTGCAACCGCAGGCATTATCACTGGTCCTCTCCGGTCCTACCTTCAACGAGGAAATCAGTGCCTTAATAAATCCCTTCCCTAATGCGCCGTTAGGCGGGGAAGGTGTACTTATGGTGGGGCCGGGTGGATTCGAACCACCGTGTGATATACATGATTTACAGTCATGCGCCTTCAACCGCTCGGCCACGTCCCCTTAAATCTCTCGCCACATAGTCTATTCGGAATACGGAGCCTATGCGCACCGCTTACAGCTTTTGATCTCGGTTTGAGGTCATCAGATTCCTTATTCGACGAGTTAAAACTTTTCTTCAATGCTCCAACGAGCACTCAAGAAAAGCCCCGTGGCGAACAGGCTCTAATTGCCATATCGCCCGGGACATCATTAATCATCGTCCTCTGTTCCGGTCATCTTATATTCACGAATCTCGGTTGTCAAAGGGATAGCCCTTTTAACTTCCTCAGAGGATCCTGAATGAGCCGGAGCATTTGCAGAAGCAGTACCGCCAGCAGCCGTGTCTTCGTTATCTTCCTGAGTGTAGAGGTTGTTGGCCTCTTTTGCTTGCTCAAGAATATACTTGGCTGTTGTCTCTTTTACCTTTTCGGTCCCTGTTTGCAGAAGACCTTCCAGGGTTGCGACAGCTTTAGGGGTTAGCCTGGCTAAATCTCCCCTCAGCGAGATCATCGCTTTTTCAAGAGCAATCGCTGTACTTTCTTCTGAAGTAGGACGGCCCCGCTTACGAGTAACAATCGCAGCCTTAGTCATAAAGCCTCCTATCGAATCAGTGCAACCATCTTAACATTTAAGTTGCACTATGTCAATAGGTTACATAGTTGGGCAGAGGACGTATGCCCGTGGGTTGACTTCCCTTAACGTTCAGAATAGACCTGTTTCGCGTCACGGGTGGACTAATCTAATCCAAAAGCAACCGCCGCTATTCCGAGGTCAGTCGATGGAGCCGCTGTCGCATCCGGCTGAACTGAACAACATTAAAAAATCGTCCACTTTATCCATCCCCCTACTAGATTGTCATCTCGTTCGGTACATTTCAAAGATTACAGATGAACCTATTCTTTGTCAACAGTCTTTTTGCCTTTTAAACAAGAAAAACATGCAACGCTGAACTTAGGTCCTGAGAAACCCTTGCCGCATCCATAGCACTTCTGTGAATAAGGACTTTTTACGTTTGGATGATCTCTTTCCGAGCCTTCAAAGGCTTCCTTGACTTGGTCGGAAGTTAGCATCAAACTAACCAATCTTCTTCATTGGCTAGCAGATCAAAGTCTTCTTGATTTACCATCCCCAATCCTCTTCATTACGAATAAAGTCCGGATGTTCATCGAAAAAATCTACGTCTTCCGCTTGGCGGATACCTTCGCCATAGCCGATCTCAATGCAACCTGAATTGATCATGCTGACTCCTTTACGATTGAAAGTTTATAACGTGAGGTCTTGTCGGCCTCATTAGGGTAAAACGAGTATAAGTGGTTACCTTCGCCGAAGTCAACATTATTCCAGTCTTCGATTGGGAAACCTACGGTAGTGAAAGCCAAATCATCAGCCTCTTCGATAGCATCTTCTAAGTTGTCAAAATAGTTGATGCATTCTTCGGAGGTATATTCAGGGGTTATGTAGCTGAGGGTGATTTTGAAATTATCCATAAGTCCAACAGTAAGTTAATGAGGGTTAATCATCATTTTACTGGAGGACTGTATGATAGTCAACGATGGGCTAGCGCTTCCATGAGTTCGTCTAGCGCAGTATTCTGAGGGGTAAATATAATCTCAAAGCGAAGGATACGATCTTTCTTATCCTGCTCGGTAAGTTCGACAGGTATTATGTCGACAGGAGTCATAGGTAAGATATAGGAATCGTCCGGCATCATTCCAACCACATGGTTATCACTATTGCGAGAAAGTACGACTCTATCACACGTATCCTTGTAAACCTCCTGTGCGACGTTGTGAGCGTTTTCCGCGTAGTAGTCGAGCAAACCCTCCTCTACGCTTGTCTGTGGCATCTTAGAGCGATCTGGATGCACTGCTGCACGGTTATGATTGTGCTTGGCAACTGGATTTCTCATCTTCTTTCTCCTTGCGGTAAATTTCTTGCTTAGCCAAGATTACGTCCATAGCATAGATGGGTTTATTTGTACCCTGATACTCTAAAGGCTTAATACTCATCATATCTCCGTTAAATAAACCGCCCCGGAGGGCGGCTGTTGTTATTTAAGGTTGGCTGTAACACGTTCACGAATTTCTGTGAGCGTCTCATCAACCAACAGTTTTCCGTCACGGAATACCGGACGAAGTTCGTTGTCGGCATCATTAACCTGCTCCAGTGACAGGTTATCAACCAGTTTAAGTACGCCGTCTTCGCCACGAACAACCTTGAGGAAGCCTTGTGCAGATTTCTTACCAAGGTCGGTCTTCGGCTCTTTGACGACCATAATCTGCTGACCATCGATAACTGCGCCAGTTGCTTTCACAGCCATCCCCAGTGAATCACGGGTGGTGTACTGGGTAGTATAAGAGCCAACACCATACACAATGTTGCTGGATGCAAAGCCCTTGGCCTCCAGGCGCTCAAAGATCTCTTTGGCACGAGCAACAGTGATGGAGTCACCATAGATAAGGCCAACATGACTGTCGAGGGTACGGTAACCCTTAGAGTTCACGTCACCACCGAAAACATCCCAAAGGAGTTCAACCGAGCCTTTCTGCTCGTTATTAAGTTCAGCCTTCTCGTAAGAGATTACGCCGCTACCGTCAATGTAGTAGTACGTCTTGTCGTGGCGGTTCCACTCAATCTCTCCCTTCATCAGGTACAGTTCACCGTCAAACAGGAAGTAGCGCTCAACTTCCGTCTCGCCACGCTCACCGTGCGGAGTTTCTTTGCTGACTTTCTCCACTGCACTTTCCAGTGCCCAGTCAGCCGCTGCGTACAGATTGCCAGCTTTGTCGAGGTTCTCGACTTCACGCCAGTCCAGTGTGCCGCAGATAATGTCTTCCGGTACGCCGGAGTCCGGGCGGAACACTACACGACCATCACGGGCCATGATTTCGTCTTTCAGGGTACTAACACCCTCGGTGATCAGACGGAACCAGTCGTAGCTGTCTCCAACATAAGATACGAAACCTTTTGGGAAAAATTCCGTAATGTAGCGGTACAGGAACTCGACCTCCGCATGGAAACGAAGATCATCTAAAGACATCCCCGGATGTTCATAACGAAGACGACCGATGATGAAGCCGATGTTGGTTGTTGCAACACTATGCTCCGATGCTGGGATTGACCCGGCAACAAACTTACCCTTCATACCGTAATAGCGGTTAGCATACAAAATGGCCGGGATAGTGTCGGTGCCCTGTGAGTTGATCAGTTGACCAAATTCAGACTGAGCGGCATCGTGTGTACCTGCCTGACCACGATAAGCGAAACAGTGGATCTGGAATGGTACATGGAGGTTGTTGTCACAGGTTTTCTCCGCCCAAGCCTCGGCCAGCTTACGGTACTGCCAAAAAACAGTCGCTGTTGTAATGGTCTTCCAGTTCTCAGCAGAGATCACAGACTCCAGATAGTTAGGGAGCCAGTAGAAATCCTTGTGAGTGTTCTGGATGGTAAATACCGGGACCTGCACTGGAGAAAGAGTACCTTCTGGCAGAGCGCGGATTTCAACAGGCAGGTATCCGAGGTCATGGAGCTTTTCAAAACCCCAAGTTTCTACCATGTCAGGACCGATAGCCAGATCACAAGTTTCTTTGAACTCACCAATGACTTCATGTTTAGGACGACCGAAGAATTCACGATTAAAGTGTTCGATCAGGAACCATTTGATGAAGCCTTGCAGGCCAGCAGACATCACGTTATTCTCATCATCACTGAAATGAGTGAAGTATTTGCTGGAGCGGGGTGTCATATTGTCCTGAACGATTTCAGATTTTTTGCTGTACATCGAGATATGTGCGGGCTTATAGAAATCCGCGAATAAGGTAGGGGATTCATTATGTAACATATCATTCTCCTTCAAGTAAAGTTAAGACAGGCTCTCTGTCGTTCAATTTCTTCTCTAGCATGGCAACTATGTTTTCCAGTCTTACCGATAGAGTTGAACCATCGTAATCTATGTGTTCCTTCAATGCAACAACTTTTTCTTCAACCCAGCGAAGATGTGCATCAAGCTCTGTGTCAAACTGGCCGAGAGTCTTTTTCTTTCCGTTCATAGTAATCTGAGAAGTAACTCTGTGACCACGCTGGTGAGGATAAGCACCCGGGAGGTATTTCCTTCCACGATTTCCATGCATGTTAAAAAACTTATTCAATTCCTGACTCACGAAAACACACTTCTCTGGACCATACTCCTTGTTACCCGGGATAAGGATGTCTTTATCCAATTGCTTCCCTACATAGTCCTGCTTAATCATCCACGCACGAAAATTACTAAACTTCAACCACTCTTCACAAACAGTCGGGTAATATCTGTATGTATACTTACGTCGATATGCCTCACTGTAACAACGATACATCATCTGGAACCAAGTCTTATAGAATGGACAACCCCATACTTCCACGGTCTTTCCATTTACCGTGGTTGTCTCTCTAACAGGGGTTTTGGAGTCGTTAATGCCGACCCCATACACTACCCCTTTAACCTCAGCCGAACGAGACACTGGTATCTACCATTTTGAAAATGCCTTTTTCATTTCGACCCTGAATATTCTTCTGCCAAGGATATGCACAATAGACCTCGTCAACCGAACCGTCGAATACGTCAACGCCGTAGGAGAAAATACCGTGGGTTGCGTAAAGAATAATTTCAGAAGCTCCAGATGTTCTCAGTACACGACCCAGTTCAATAAACGTGCGTCCCCCGTCGATCAGATCATCTGTCATGATAACCCGCTTACCTTCAACACTCGGACCACTGTAAGTGGTATTGGTGATCTCGTTGGTTACGAGATTCCTTTGTTTAGCGCCAACACCGACAGTCTCATGACCAACAATCTGAGCCAGCTTTGTAACTTTCTTAACAGCCCCCGCGTCCGGGGCAACAATAACAGCGTCTTTGAAAAAGCCCTCTCCCAGAATCTTCAGTGCCAGTTCGTGTTGCTGATAGATTCGCACATTGTTGATATGGGAGGGTGCGACATCCGAATGAGGATCGCAAACAATCACCTCATCAAAGCCGCAGAGGTTAATAAGCTTACCAAACAGAGCAGATGACAAAGCCTCTCCGTTGACCATTACACGATCCTGGCGAGCATATGGGATGTAGGGCAGGTAGAGAGTCTTTTCGACTTTATGCCCTGTACCACGTCCCATGCGATTAAACGCATCGATAAATAATAAAAGGTCAATGGGGTCCTGTGGACTATCCATATGGGCATGAACAGTCAAACCACCGACACTCGTAATATTATGCTCCAATGAAACCGGAGAATTAGAGCCGATGCGAACATTGCGCTCACCACCTGCAAAGGTTTTAAATTCGATATCCAGGCGGTGACCGCCTAAAGATGCTCTGATCATTTTATCTCCTCGTTGAAGTTAGAAAATTTTAAAATATTAGGGTCATTGACCGTTATGTAGAGTCGGGTCTTGACCTTTTCACCTGTACCAATGTTTTCCTTGATGGTGGATATGTATCCCATTTCCTCCATACGCTTAAGAAACTGCCCTACCTTGGTTCTTGAATTCACAGACATACCGAATAGCTCAGCCAGCTTAGCTTGCGACTCATAGTAGCATCTGTCAAGAGGATCACCATTCCGTACAGCCTTTCTTGCAAAGAAACCATACCTCCAGTGAAGAATTATCATCTTCTTCACATCATCAGTCCGCATTCTCACCACCCACTGCATCGGGAACTGTGTGAATGATCCCTCAGGGATGGAAATACCATACTCTTCCACTCACCCTCCTTACGAAAACCACCAGAGTCTCTCACCTAAAAACAGCCCTGTCAACCCATGTGTCCTAAAAGGCACACAAGAGTATATAAAACATAAACCCCTCACTCCGTTCGCCCTCCGGGTCCGGGTTTATTAATCTTATAATTTATTCGTTACACTCATAAATTATTATATTTATAACTATTATTCATATCCATTCATAATAGTTATTAAAACAATATGATCTTATAGTCTACGCCTATTAAAACAAAGATCTTTATATAGATCTTATCCTAAAAATTCAAAATTTAAAGTATTGACATGCATTTTATGATCAACTAAACTCCCACCTATAAAGTAAGAGACTAAGAGGATACTTTATAATGTTATCGAATAAGAAAAGAACTGAAATGAATGAACTGGAATTAGAGCATCTCCAAGCTGTACGTGAGGCATGGCGTTCAGCCAAAGCTGGTATGGTGGTGTGTATGGTTTCTGTCTATGAATGTGGATGGGAGACTCTACTAGGTCGCTATTATGATGTGGTGATCAAATATGTGGAAGAGGGCCTGATCTACCACCGTGTGGAAAACAGTGATCAACCCGGCCTCAAGTTGGAGACTTCCGACTTAGATAATAAATTTATTGAAATGGGGATGATTTGATGGACACGTTTATTCGTCTGGGGTACTATACCCTCTGGATCTTCTTGGTAGTCAAGTATGGGCTTCCTTGGCTATCTGCTAACCTTTGGGACAAGGGCGAAGATCGTTACAGTTACAGAAAATCAAGCAAAGGAGAATGAAATGAAAGATTGTGTAAATAGCATAGTGGCCTTTGGGATGAATCAAAAAGAACTCGACATTGTCTGTTTTGTGGCATTCGTCACAGGAATCGTCCTGTTTGGTCGTTGGATGATCAACTATCTTAACGCCCCTGTTGGAAAAGAGATGGATCGTTCATTCTTATCTGTTGACTTGGAGAGAGAAAATGCATCTCGTCGTAAGTGAAAATTTGGCCGAACATTTAGAAAAAATATACCTGGCACAGCCTAAACCTCGTTTCTACGGCTGGTGCTTGGATATCAATAACCAACTGGAGTTCTTAGAGAGCAAACTCAAGCAGTTTGACTTGGAATTCACAGTTGAAGATTTCACTCAAGACGGCGATAGCCTGCGTGTTACAGTGTCAGGCGATCCTGACCAAGTATCTCGTATGGATATGGCTCTTCTTGTCTACTCAAATGCAAAGTCAATGCAATACTTGGTTACTTTGCGACATATGGATAAGGAATAACATGCCAAGACGTTTAATCATTATCTCTGGGGCGGGCACGGGTGCGGAGAGTGGTATCCGTACTTTCAGGACCGACGAAGTTTCGGGCAAGTCGCTGTGGGACGAGTACGATGTTGAAGAAGTCTGCAACATCCACTCATTCAATGTGGGTTTTTACTCAAAAACCCATGAGTTTTATAATGACCGCCGTGTAGAGTTAGCCGGGGTGCAGCCTAATGCTTTCCACCACCAAGTTGCGGAGTGGTACAAGTCTTACCCGGGGCTTGTTAAGAACATCACGACGAACGTCGATGATCTTCTTGAGCGGGCCGGAATACCTGCCCCTGCTATCCTGCATGTTCATGGATACCTACCTGAGGTAATTTTGCAAAAGGGGCCGGGCGATCCTAAAAAGATCGTAGATATAGGATACTCTCGCCTTAACCCTGAGGATTACCACTGGTGTAAACCCAACGTGGTATTTTTCGGAGAGTATCCTCCTCAGTACGCAGAAATGAACCGGGAACTTAGCGATCTTAGTGGTCAAGATTTGGTGATTGTGGTAGGTTGCAGTGGTGTGGTTATAGATTTTATCTATGAGCTTGTAACCTACCAGCACTACGGCAATTACAAGATCTGGTGTGTTAATCCCAAGCCGAGCAATTATGAAGTGCAAAAAGGGGAGGATGGGGATATCGTCCTTTGGAAAGGAACGGCTGTTGAGGTTTTTGAGAGTAAAAACTTCATTGCGGCGGTAGAGAAACATATGGAGGGCTAATGAGTAATAAAGAGTTAAGTTCTTTCCTTGAGCGGTTGAAGGAAACTTCTGCCATTGTGGAAACGTGGCCGGATTGGAAGAAAAATCAGTTAGGTGCTGAATATGTTACAAGGAACCATCAAGAAGAATTAGATCCTGACGAAATGGAGTTTGAAAGTCCCGAGGGTAGCGTATGGATCGTTGCTGTAGACATACAGGGCCTGGTTACTATTCTTAAAGCACCCAATATCCATTACAGTTATTTTGATAATGGTAAAAGTGCGGAAGACATTGGTTTGCCTTGCGAAGTGGAAGATGTTGGCCCTGGCGTATATCGCTGGACTTGCGACTTGATTTCAAGCAAAGACTGGGAAACTGGGATTGTGGACGACTACGAGTTCCAAGTAGAAAAGCAAGAGCTGTTGTGGTCACCGGAAAGTGCTTGACGTCTTAAATTTTATTGCGGTATTCTTAATCGGCAGCGGGCTTTCTCTCGCTGCCTTGACAATAGTTGCTTTACGAAGGAGAAACAATGTCCAATGTGACAAGTATTATCGCCCAACTGGCGGCGACACGATCACCCAAAGAGAAAGAAGTAATTCTCCGGGCTAACCAAGACAACGCAGTTTTACGCGAGGTGTTTCGCCTGGCGTACTCTAAAGAGATGAATTTCTTTGTCAGAAACTTCAAAGTGGTCCCTATTGCAACACCGGGACTGAATACGCTGGCAGAATCTCTGGACATGCTGGTAGAGAACATTGCTGGCCGTGTTTACACGGGCGATGATGCACGCTCTTTTCTGACACAACTTGTACAGACCTGCTCAGAGCCGGACACCCTGCTAAAAGTTATCAATCGTGACTTAGAATGCGGGATCCAAACCACGCTGACTAACAAGGTCTGGAAGGATTTGGTCACCGAACCTCCATACCAGAGCTACACCCTGTTCAAAGAGGATCTGCTGCGTAAGTTCAACTATGTCGGTGCTTTCTCCGACGAAAAGATGGACGGCCTGTATGCGGACATCATGGTGTGGCCTGAGCAGGTGATCTATCGCTCACGTTCAGGCAAGGAACTTAACTTCCGAGTCCCTTCTGTCGTAGAAGATGAATTACGTCAAGCCGCTGTTGGATTAGGCCCTTTCGTAGTTCACGGAGAGGGTCTTGTTATCGACGATAGCCCTAATGGTTTCATGGAGAGGGCAGAGGGCAACGGTTACCTTAATCAAGACTCTGATGAAATAGACCGTGATCGTGTCTGCCTGGTGGTTTGGGATATGGTATCGATGGAAGAATATATCTCTCGAAAATCAAAAACACCCTACTCCGAGCGCAGAACAAATACCCGAGCCTTGGCTGCTGGTGTCTTTCAATATCGTCACTTCAAGATGGTCAAGGGTCGCGAGATTAACAGCCTCAAAGAGGCTATCGAGCACTTCATCGAGATGCGTCTCCAGAAGAAGGAAGGGACTGTACTTAAAGAGGCAGCTATGCCTTGGGGAGACAACAAAACCAAGAAAGGTGTCAAGCTGAAGAATGAGTTTGACGTTGACCTGGAAGTTGTAGCCACTTTGCCACACAAGAAGGATCCTTCTTTGGTCGGGGCTCTTATTTGCCAAACCCGTGATGGTCTCTTGGAAGTTGGTGTTGGATCAGGTCTGACTGATGCTCTTCGTAAGCAGCCTCCTGAGTATTTTATCGGTCAGATTATCACAATCAAGGCTAACGATATTACGAAATCTGAGACCAAGTTGTTGCAGTCTTTGTTCCTGCCGCGCCTGAACTACAAGTTTGTTGAGATCCGCCGGGACAAGTCGGTGGCTAACAGCTTAGAGGAAGTGATTGAGGCTTCGGATTCTCTGCTGGAACTGCTTCGTAAAATTGCGGAGGAGATTGTATGAGTCCGGGAGGTGTATTGTGGTTAGTTTTAGCTGCGTTGGCGTTGTTTGGGTGGACTTATATCAGTAAAATACACCCGCTAGTTATGACTCGACCTCCGGTGAAGAAAATTCTCGAATTGGTTTCTTGCCAGGATGGTTTTTGCATTGATGATAACCCAGCAGACAAGAGTTGTGATTTCATCTTGCACGACACGGTGACCGCCGCTAAGACAGAGATAACGCGAGATTGTTTTTCTGGACATATTCTTTTCGAAGGTGACTTTGATTGGATGAACCAGTTCGAAAGAAAACGGCTGCATGATGTTCTGTGCAAAATCCATAAGGATCGCGTTTCAAAATACCAAGAAGCTTGTCGTGTGGAGAAAAAGGCCAGCGATGAAAGAAATCGTGAGGCTGCAATTAAAATTTACGAAAACCGTTGACAGTTTGAAGGGGTCGTGTAGAATGACCCCTACCACAACAGAAGGAGTTATTGATGTCAAAGCAGTTCATTAAAGATGCAATCCGTACCGAGTCACCAAATTTCTTTATCGAAAAGGTCGACCCGCGTCTTCTCCATGCCGCAATTGGATTGGGGACTGAAGCAGGAGAGATCCAAGACGCTCTTAAAAAGACTATCTATTACGGCAAAGACCTCGACTTAGTTAACCTGAAAGAGGAAGTCGGCGACATTTTGTGGTACTTAGCAATTGCAATGGATGTTCTCAACACAGATTTCGATAGTGAGCAGGACCGTGTTATCCGCAAGCTGAAGGCTCGTTACCCGAGTAAGTTCGAGAACGACCTGGCGGAAAACCGCGACATTGCAGCCGAGCGCAAGATTCTGGAAACTGAATCCAAAGGATTCAACAAAGGTCATCCCGCATATGTTCCGGGAATTGACGATTAGAAGTTGTTGACACACTAATATTTAACGGGCACAATGGCCCTACTTTAAACAAAGAGGAGATTAAGATGTCTAAGCAAGACCTGATTAACACCATCCCTTCAGACGAAGTGGCTCGTAAAAAGCTGGTGAACACTGTTAACGCGGCGGTCCAGTTAATGAAGGATATCAAAGGTTCTCAGGAAGACCTGAAAACCGTAATCGCGGTGGCGAAAGAGGATCAGAACATCGATCCTAAGTTCCTGAAGACACTTGTCAAGTTTGAATTTGACACCCAAGTGACAGCCGAGAAGAAGCGTGCTGAACTGGAGGCCCAAGTCGAACAGGTTAATGAACTGGACATCCTGATGGGACGTTCTGATATTGCAAAAACTGCCGTATTCGGCGGCGCTGAGTAATGAAAATCCTGATCAATGTCTTACTGATGTTGATCTTCGCGGCAACGATGGTGGGATTTGTAATCCCACCTCTAATCTCCGGGGATACAATCAGCGCTATTCTGGGTGTTGTCTTACTGTTCGCGACTATCGTAGCTGAAGCGTACTGGGGCAAAAAGGTTTTCAAAAACGTCGTTAAGGAGAAACAATGAAATTTTTAAAAGGTATTCTGCTCACTGTAGCAATGATCTTCGCAGCTTCCGCACTAACTGGCTGCGACCGTGTAGTACCTGGTGAAGTAGGTATCAAGGTTAACAAGCTGGGCGACGACAAAGGTGTGGGTGAGGTGGTTGGTGTAGGCCGATACTGGACCGGGTGGAACACCGAAGTATACACCTTCCCAACTTTCAAACAGATGAAAACTTACGACGAACCCTTTAGTTTTCAGATGAGTGATGGTACGGCAATTGGTCACAAAATTGGTGTTGCTTACCGCGTAGATCCGGCTAAAGTTGCCACTGTTTTCCAAACCTACCGTAAAGGTGTTGATGACATTACGGAATCAGATTTGCGACAGAAGATTGCGGATAGTCTCAACCGTCTTGCATCCCGAATGACGACAGACAAGTTCATCGACGGTGGTAAGGCAGACGTATTATCGGATGCGCTTAAAGATATTCAACGCGAGATGGGTCCGGTAGGTATTGATATTATCAGCCTGTCTTGGGTAGATAAGCCGATTTATCCAGATACAGTCATTGCTTCTATCAACGCAAAGGTAACGGCCAACCAGACTACATTGCAGCGTATTCAGGAAGTCCAACAGTCTAAGGCTGAGGCGGACAAAAAGATTGAAGAGGCCCGTGGTGAAGCTGAGTCTACCAAGCTGAAAGCACAGGCAGAAGCTGATGCAATTAACATTCGTGGTAATGCTTTACGATCAAACCCCGAGGTTCTGAAGCTTAACCTAATTGATAAGTGGGACGGTAAGCTGCCTGTGTACCAAGCAGGTGATGCACAGAATATTATTTCTCTGCCCTCTTCAAAATAAGTCTTTACTTGTCGTAAAGAAAGCTGTAAATTGTAATCAAGCCGGGGATATTCCCCGGTATATAATAATCAAAGGAGACCTTTTATGAACATCAACTTCAACGACTCAACTTACGAGAAACTGCGCTTCCTGGCTGATAAAGAAGGCCGCTCAGTTGCTGCATTCGTCTCCATGCGTATGGATGAACTGACAGGCCAACTGGTCAATGTCGAATTTTCTCTGAATGATCTTCCCGAGGGTGTTCTCCCGGCGCACATGGACCCAACCCCTCGCCCAGCGCCGAAGAATAAAGACCCGGTAACGTTCGACCCTTACCAGTAAAATAACAGCCGCCTTACGGCGGCTTTTTAGTTGACAGCCTAAAATTATCATGTATGCTGAAAATACCAAGCAAAGGAGATCATTATGAACAATACTAAACTGATTGTAGCGAGTGTTCTGGCAGGATTATTTTTATCCTTTTCTGTGGCAGCGGCCAATACGTTGGACTTGGAAGACAGCTACCGAGATGGTGATCAGACTGTTTGCGTTTACAGCGATGGCCGACACACAGCGGTAGTTTACAAAGATGGCGCGGGTTCATGTCCTTCTAAGCATACGACGCACTGAGGTAATATGGATTTTTTGGAAAAACCTATCCCCGAAAACCTGCCGGAAGTTTGCTACAAAGTGGCAGATTGGTGGGATGGTCGAAAATTGCAAAGACGTATTGTGTGCGCCGCTAACCGCTTTAAACTGAAAGCGGGAGGTTTTGTTGTTGTACCTGGTGCAAGGCACTACTCGCCAGATATGGCTGCGGTTATTGACCTTATTGAAGGTCAGTTGGATACTCGCCACGTCTATGACGTAAACCAAGGATTCATCGATCAATGGGGTGATTACCATACCCGGAAAGATGCTTTAGTTATCGCTACATACGCGGGCCAAATAAACACGGTAAGGCAGAAAGGTGCCCCTTATGATGAACTTTTTAGTGAGGATCTGTACTGATGAAAAAAGCCATATTGGAAGTGTCGGCAGTTGATGAGGAATCCCTTGTTGGTTTCCGAAAGATTGAACCCACAGGGCCCGCAGGGGAGAGGTTCGGCCTTTTCTTGCCTTCCTCTAAGGTGGGGTTAGAAAATATTGCTTTCGGGGAGCTTGCGACAATCGTCGAGAACAATATTGGATTTGGAAGTAAATTCGATTATAAATTTAGCTATATCCATATTGGACAGGATCGGTTTAACCAAGACTCTATCGATCTTATCGTCGGGTGGATTAATGATTTCCCGAGGACTGCGGATTGCCGCATAAGCCTGCCATTCTCACTTCTTTATGGGGAAGATTGAAATGAAAGTAACTGACAAACACGTCTTGTTCTACTCTTACCAGGATATTTTTAGCAACCATTTCCGTTGTAAAAAGCCATTTGCCCTCCCTCGTCAAGAACAGGAGGGTGCCCAGTTTTACACGGGCGAACACTTCATGATGTACGAGAAGGCTAAACTTTTCGCGGATGATGACATCGCCCAAAAGATCCTGAAAGTTTGGCACCCGATGGAGGCTAAAAAACTTGGCCGACAGGTCCAGGGTTTCAAACAGGGGCTTTGGGAAGAGGTCCGTGAGAATGTCATGCAAGATCTGGTTTACTGCCGGATGCTCTATGATGATGTGGTTCGTAAGCAAGCGATAGAGCATCGCCTGGCGGGCCGCTCCTTCGTAGAAGCTTCTGACCGCGACCTTATCTGGGGTGTGGGTCTGTCAGAAAATAACCCGCTTATCCATGATGAGCGTAACTGGCGCGGATTGAATCTTCTAGGCAAGTCTTGGGACAAATCAACAGATAAGCTGATGAATATGTATGGAGGCTATGATCGAGTAAGGAAACAGTTTGAAATAGCCGACATTATTCGAGGTTAAATTTTGAAGATTAAACATAAGATTTGTCTGATACCCCAAACCGCATGGGACAATAACCTGCGCTCTTATCTTACAAAAGCGGGTTGGGATAAAGTCCGGCGTAAGTGCTATGCCGAACACAACCACACCTGCCAGATATGTGGGGGACAGGGGGGCAATGGAAGAAAACATCCGGTAGAGTGTCATGAGGAGTGGACATTCTCTGATGGTGAGGTTAAGCTGGTTGGCTTAATGTGTTTATGCCCTCCATGCCATGAATTTCACCACCCCGGTCTTGCCCAAGTGAACGGTAAGCTTGACAGGGCTATCCGTCAGTTTATGAAGGTTAATAACATCAGCCGAGAAGAGGCTATTAGTTACTTCAAGGCTGAGTTTACCCTTTGGAGGGCAAGAAGTAACCAAGATTGGTCATTAAATATCGACTACTTGAGTGAGTACATGGGGGCGGATTTTAAGTACAAGCGCCCAGTTAAGGAAGACAAAGACGACTTTGGTGATGCGTTTTAATAGGAGCGAGTATGCCTTATCCGGTTGTTGAAAACTGGCGAGATATTGTTGCAAGTGATGCCACGATTGTTTTAGACTTAGACCAGACCTGTTATGTAGCAGCGGCGGGAGCGGAGAAGAGAACAATCATAGTCAAACACCTTAAATCAGGCCGGGAAATGGAGTTTAAGAACCGTACTGATTTTTATGGCCGTCAGAAAAACGTAGTTGGTGGGTGGCTAAAGGATCAGAACACCAACATGGAAGCGAAGGCGGTTGCCGCAGGAAAAACCTTCACACCTTGGACCCGAGATGATTTTGTAATCACGGACAAACAAGAGGCTGAGCCTGTAGAAAATTGCCTTCACCTGTTGAAGATCAAGATCAATGCTATCCTTGAGCACATGGAATCCTCAAATGGCTTGGGTGTTCTTGGTGGTGATAATAATTTCCGCCTGGTTCTTCCTACCCCTGAAATTTATAAGGGGAACCGTGAAGATACCATCCGACCTCTTCTTTTGGCAGAGACTCGTGCTTACGTTCAGAGGAAATACGGTGCGATTGTGATTGACGGCATTGAAGCCGATGACTACCTGACGATGAAACAGTATCAGGGTTGGTTGGATTACAAGAAAACAGGTAAATTCAGTCATGTTGTTGCATCGTTCGATAAGGATCAGGTGCAGTGCCCCGGGCTCATCTTCAATACGATGCGGGATTCCACTGAAAAGAACTGGAAGCATCCTTTACCTTGGATGATCGACGAGTCTATGGGTGAGATCTGGATGGAGAAGAGTAAGGTCAAGGGTTGGGGTAAGAAATTCTTTGGCTACCAGATGTTGTTTGGTGATACATCAGATAACGTGAAGCCATACCAGAACTTTGATAAGATCAAATTCGGTGAGACAGCGGCTTTCAAGGTTATTTCTCCTTGCCAAGATGAGAAGGAGATGTGGACTGCGATTGTCGATCAGTACAAGAAATGGTTCCCTGACGGTGTTGAGTTTACTGACCACATGGGGATCGCTCGTAAGTTCACCCCCGGTCAGTGGGCTTCGGTTATTTTCCAGGCTGTCTATATGAAGCGCACGGAAAAAGACTCAACAACACTGGCGAAGGTTCTCAGAAAACAAGGCGTGGTCTAATGACTAAATTTTTGGACGCAGATATTGAAAAAATGATGCGTGCAGACGCTATAAGGGCAGCTATGCTGCCCGGTAAGCGTAAGACGTTCTATCTGGTTGAGCAACCTTGGACAATGCGGGAGGAGCCTTGGAGGATTCAGTGGACAGATCCTAAGTCGAAAGAACTTTGCGAGGTTACTCCGGTTGGTGTTCCGGTTACCGGGGATCGTTACTGCATGTTCACTACGTTCTCCAAAGAGGAGAATGTAGTACGTAATTACGTGTTTTTGGCAGACCAATACCATTTTAGTGGAGAATCAGATGCGCCTGTTGACGATTGATCAGAGTATGGCATCTTGTGCCTATGTTGTACTTGAGGATGGTGTACCTATCTTTAAGGAGGTATTACACACCACAGGCTCCGACAAGGCTAAAGACTGGCAGCGTCGCTTTGATAATCCGGTAGAGCAGATGGCTTTTATTAGCGGTAACATTTCAGGGGTTTGTGAATCATTCAAAGTTGACCACATTGTCTTAGAATCACTCAGCTTCGGATCGGCAGGAAATGCCACAAGGGACTTGGCAGGATTATTTTTCTGTATCCAGTTGACCTTGTTGCGGGACGGGTATACGATGGACCAGATTCATACAGTGGCCCCAACCTCTGTTAAATCTTGGGCAAGAAAGCAGTTGCCTGGGGAAGAGCAGGAGGTCATGAATGAGAAGGGTACTAAAATGGTACTCATAAAAATGGGCAAAGACGAAATGATGAGGGTCTGCGAGCAACTGCAACCGGGATTCCTAGCCGGATATACTAAGTCAGGAAAGAACGGTGGAGCAACTGACCTTGCGGATGCCTACCTGATCGGGAGGTGTTTCCTTGAAAGAAATGGGAGTCGACTGGGATTCAGTAGTTAACAGTGCAAATCGTAAAATTGTACTGTGTTACGACAGGGGAGAAAAACAATCTTGGCTCTGGTTTATTAAAGGGATTATTGAGCGAGATCAGACTTATCAGTACCCACAAATGGCTGACAGGTCTGAATGGCTAGTGTTAAGAGATTCCCTGCTGGGAACCAGTATGGTTATAAATTTTTATTGTACTAACCAGTGGTCTTGGTTGGATAAGGTGAGGGGCAGGATTTATGACGAGGTTATTGTTACCCGCCAGGCTTTAAGTAAGATGGAATATCCTGAAAACCTGCCCTCTGCTTTATCCGGTTGTCGATTATCGGGGGATATTTCAGACAGCGCCTTGTTCTTATTGACACAAAATGACGAGAGGGCAATGGATACCACAGGTTCGTTTATTGGAAAAACAAGCAGGGGTGGTGAAAGATCCGCGTCTGAAGATTTCGATTTCCCTATATCTCTTTTCAGACGTCGGATGGTTGATTATTTCGTCAACTGGAAGAAACCCACCCGTGAAGAATTTATCTTCGCTCTTACAATGGAGGGGATTAGTGGCAGTACGGACAGGGAGAAAAAGGCGATCGAGGAGGCCAAGCTTTACCTCGAAAGCCAAAAGTGACCAGGCAACAAAACCTATCCGAGTTACGTTGGACAAGGTTAAGTGGGTAAATGGCTCTAAGAGTATAGCAGCCTATCGAGATCAGCTTATTGCCGAACAAGGCGGTGTGTGCGCGATACTTGGTGAGCCTATGGAAAAGCCATGCTTGGATCACGACCATATAGAAGGAAAATGCAGGGGTGTTATTGGTTCTGAAATAAACATGTTTGAAGGCCAAGTGCAAAAGCTTTGGGGAAAGCATGTTGAGGGAAAAACGCAGTTGACAATGACAGAGGTGTTGCGTAGACTGGCTGACTATCTTGAAGAGGACAAAAAACACTTTAAGTTTCATGCCGGGGTTATCGCCGAAGTCAAGTCCGCCCTAAAAAGAAGGACCAAAGAAACAATAGCGAGGAACGCTCTTTTTCACTTAAATTTGGTTATTGACCAGGATCTCGATAAAGGGGATATGATTGCTATCTACCTGCGAGAGTTTGTTAAGCAACTTGAGGAGAGCTACAGCAGTGAGTTTGATTGACCGAAGTCTGTACGCAGGAATGGATTGCCCAACCATTCGATTTTTCTATCGCAACTGGCGAGGTGAGCAGGGTTATCGGACCATCAGTGGTGTCCCTATGTTCTGGTATGGCGAAAGTCAGTACCACAAGGGTGCTCAGTGGTTCATCAAGGCGCATGATGTCGACAAAGACGATATTCGTGACTTCGCATTGGTAGATATTATCGAATTTTGTAAGTAACTGGAGAGTCAATTTTGTCAAATGTATCTTTCACACTAGAGCAGGTTATTGCACTTCTGAAAGCTGGCCTGTCTCAACGTGAAGTGGCCCGTAAACTGGGCCGTGAATCTCAAGAGTCTACAGTCCGCAGTATGCTTCGTCGTGAAGCGCAAGATCGTGGTTTTGAAAAGGTAAGCGACATGCTTGACAGTATTCCTGTCCCGGAAGGTTATGATGCCTTTATGCAGGGACTGGAGACTGGAGACATCGAGCAAGCGCAGGAATCTTTCATTGAAAGTATTCGCAACAACAACCCGGGGGCGAAGGTTTTCCTCGGGGATGTTGAGACTTCATACACGATCTCTTATCACTTTGGCCGTTTTAAACAGTTCATCAGTCCAACACAGGTTATTCAAGAGCCTTATCTGTTGACTTTTGCTGGGAAGTGGTTGCACAACACAGCGATCTTCAGCCGTAAGCTTCCTGACTATCCGCAGGAATTTGAAAGGGATCACACATCCGATCGTCTTCTGGTAGAAGACCTGTGGAAAGTGTTGGACGAGTGCGACATCTTCATCGCACATAATGCACGTTTTGACCGTGGTTGGGCCAATCAGCGATTCGCTTTCTATGGGATGCAGCCACCAAGCCCTTATATCACTATCGACACGCTGGCGGCTTTGAAAGAGGCTTTCTCTTTACCATCTAACTCGCTAGAGGCGGCATGTAATTACTTTGAACTGGAGAGCCGCAAACTGTCCAATGAAGGTGCCCGCCTGTGGAAGCGTTGTATGGAAGGTGAAGTGGCCGCTTTTGAAGAGATGGAAGAATACAACATCGGGGATATCCCTACCCTAGAAGAGATGTACCTGACGGTGCGGCCTTTCATGCGTAAACACCCCAACATTGCTCTGTTCCACCCGGATCAGTCAGTGATGCGTTGTGTTCGTTGTGGTTCCGATGATTTGGAAGAAGAGGTTGGCAAGACTGCCCATACTTTCCTCTCCAAATTCAAAGTTTACCGCTGCATGGAATGCGGATCTTGTGCTCGTGATCGTAAGAATATCCGTGACAAGGTAGCAATGAAGTTTACACTGGCAAACATTCTGTAATTTATCCGCCCTTCGGGGCGGTTTTTAGCGAGAGCGATATGATCCTGATTAATCTGAACGCCCCGCCAGGGGCTGGAAAGGACACTCTGTGCGGTGGTGTGCATGACTACATTAACCACCCTGATTACGAAGTGGTTCATATGGAGTTTAAGAACCTGCTTTTCGATATTGCGATCCGGGCATCCGGGCTGAGCGAAAAAGTCTGGTTTGCCCATTACGAGAGAGAGTATAAAGAAAAACCGTGCCCTTACTTAATGGTAAACGGTGTGAATGTCAGTCCTCGTGACTGGATGATCCATTGCTCTGAAAACCTGATGAAACCTGTTTTTGGTAACGATGTATTTGGGCAGGCTTTCCGTAAAAGGCTTGAAAGGATCCGAGAAGAGACGGATGCCAGCAAGGAATTGGTCATCATCGTCAGTGACGGAGGTTTTCTTGAAGAGTCGATTCCTGTTGTCAGCTTGGTAGGTCCGGAAAATTACTTTTTGGTACGTATCCACCGACTCAAAGCTGATGGCACAGAATACGACTTTGCCGGGGATTCTCGTAGATATCTGTATGCCAAAGAGTTTCCTGCGGGACTAATCCCCCATGAAACGGATATCCTTAACGAAGAGGGTAAGGTAAACCAGACGGTTGAGCAGATTGTTGACTTTGTCAAAAGTTTAAAAGGGGATACCTTCAATGGGCACGTATAATAAAACTCCGATCATTATCGACGTGGATCTGACGGTAGTTGATTCTGGCTGGCCTTGGATGGACTGGATGGCAACAGTGTATGACATGCCGCCAAATCAAGAAATGTTGGACAAAGATAGTGCCAACGGAGGTTTGATTAATTATAACCTTTCGGTTTATTTTCCGGATCGTTGCAAAGAGGCCATCCCTCCTTACGAGTTCTGGGAAGATCCTCACCTGTATGATAAGCTGCGGCCTATCCCGGGTGTTGTCGAAGCAGTCAAGGCATTGCATGAGGCAGGTCACCCTATTCGCTTCGTGTCTTACTGTAAGAAAGGTCACTTTAGCAGTAAGGTCCGCTTCCTCAAGCGCTTGTTCCCTTTCTTGGATTTGGATGGGGGATCCGATGGCTGCGGGTTCTGGGCAACAAAGAATAAGGCCGGAGTTAAGGGCGGTGTCATCATTGATGATCGACATCAATTCCTGAATCAGTTTGAAGATGACGTGATTAAGATTAAATTCGACACGCCGTTTACTCAGGACGAAGCGCCTCGTGTGAAATACGATTTGGTTTCATCTTCTTGGGGTGAAATCAAAGACTACCTGCTAGAAACTTTGTAATGAAATGCCGAAAAGGTGAATGGATAGTCAGGTATGGTGAGCATGTAGAGGTTTATTCGGAGGAGGGCAACCTCCTCGCCTCTTTCAGGGTGACAAAAGATATGTGCAAAGAGATGTTTGACATATACTTGGCCGTCCGTCATGATATCGAAGGACCTTATAGGATTAGGAGATTGAAATGATAGTCACTGTTTTCTTAGGTGAAGATTGGCAAGGGCTGTATATCGATGGCGAATTACAACAACAGGGCCATCGATTAGACCTTCTCCGTGTACTACACAACCTGAAAGATCATGGTGGTGAGAGTATAACCGCCATTGAGGAAGTAGAAGAAGAGGGGGATTGGTTGGTGTATGAAGGTTATCTCCCCGAAACTACCAAAGAACTATTTGAAAAGAACAAGGAGTAATATGAGCCAGGTTTTCAGTAAGGGTAACATCGAAGTTCAAATCATTGCGGATTCCGTTGGGCAGCGTAGTGGTCGTATTACGACTTTTGAATTGACTTATCCTCGCATCATTCATAGCGAGTTTATGACTCACCGTTTATTCAGCCGTAACGCGATGTCATCCCGTGCGGTTCCGATCAAGAAGATGGTCGAGTTGATCCGTACCAACATGGCGATGCCTGTACGCTTCGGCTCTAACCAGCCGGGTATGCAGGATAAAGGCACCGAACACAACGGCCAGGTTTGGTACGATTGGGTGGAAGTTAACGGGGAGTTCAAAGAACTTTATTGTTCAGGGCGAGAAGCATGGGCCAAGGCTGCGGAGGACGCTTGTTCGTGGGCAGAGCGCTTTGACACCGCCGGGTATCACAAGCAGATTGCTAATCGTCTGATCGAGCCGTTCCAGATGATGAAGACGGTTATGACCACAACTGAAATGGAAAACTTCCTGTGGTTACGTGTTGATGCAGACGCCGATCCAACAATCGAAGTGCTGGCTAACCTCATGAAAGAGGCGCTGGAAAACTCCGAACCTGAATGGCTGCAACCAGGTACGTGGCATACGCCTTATGTTGACCACGTTTATGGATTCGGTCCGGAGGGTGAAGGACATATCTTCGAGGGTTACTGTGTTCTGGATGAGAATAATTGTCCGGTGATGCTGACTGAAGAAGAGGCTCTGCGGATCTCGGCTTCTTGCTGCGGCCAGGTAAGTTACCGTCGTCTTAACAGCACCAAGGACAAAGCTCTGGACATCTATACTCGCCTGGTGGCGGGTAAGAAAGTACACGCCTCTCCTTTCGAGCACCAAGCGAAAGAAATTGCTGAGGAATATCACAAAACTAATGAATATGGTGAGGTATTGTGGTCGATTAACCTACCTACCAATTTCAGATCTTGGGAAAATGGAATTACACACGTCGATCGTGAAGGCAACTTCTGGTCAGGTAATTTCAAAGGATATATTCAGCACCGCCAGTTAATTCCGGGCCACGTTGCTAAATAAGTTTGACAAAGTTAGGGCCTTGCCCTATTCTGATGTTGCCGGGGAAATTCCCCGGTTTAAGCGAGGATATGTAAATGGCGTTTGGTAAGACTCTGAAGTATGGCTCGGTTACATTGGACTTCGTGGTTGAGTGTGCGAAGATGTTGGGTGTAGATCTCCAGAAGAAAGAAAATTTCCGTCAGGTGATGTTCCTGATCGGTTTTGAAGTTTCAGTCCTGAATGAAGAGACTGGATTGTACGTCCCTTGCAAGATTGACCAGATGAATAACGTGAATGTTCGCTGTGTCGGTGCGCCTTACAAGTGCCGCCCAACCACTGTTTTTTCAGGGCGAGTCCGAGACGTCCGGGACTTCCCGAATGCCTCGATTTATGATAAAGTAGATATCCTTGATGTTGGTGACTCCGTAGGAAAAACGATGGTTAACTCTCTCCCTTACGACATCCCGTCAGTAGAGAAAGTGAACACTCGTAAGTACACCAAACAAGAGAATCGTAGCGACGTTGTTATCCTGGACCTTCCAGAAATTGACGACATGGGACAGATCTTCAACCTGGGTGCAGGGGTTTAATATGGCTAAGAAAAATAGTGCTGTTCCGGATGAGCAGACTAAGTGGTTTCAACGTGGCTTCGAAGGTAAGGCAGATTATATTGGTTGGTTGCGGTTCAATGATCTTTGTGATGAGTCAATGGATTATGATGACACTTATCACGACCCTTACTTGGGTAAAACTATCCGTTTAGGTCAGGCTCCTGTCGAAGACATTGAGCAGTACGACACCACAGTTGAAATTAAGCAGTAAATAAGGAGTTATACTTGACCAGCATTTCTGTTGTAAAATCTTCCGGCAAGAAAGAACCTTTCATCGCGGAGAAAGCGAATCGTGTTGTAGAGTGGGCCTGTGAAAATCTGGATGCCAGTCCTTCTGAAGTTCTGATGAAGGCACACCTGCAACTGTTCGATGGTATTACAACTAAAGAGATCCACGAGACACTGATCAAAGCGGCGGCGGACCTTATTTCAGTTTCCGCACCTGACTACCAGTATGTCGCAGCACGTCTCCTGCTGTTCAAGATTCGTAAAGAAGCTTACGGGGATTTCACTCCCCGTTCGCTAAAAAGTCAAATCTCAAGCATGGTTGCCATTGGTAAGTATGACAGGCACCTGCTCGATGATTACGCGGATCATGAATTGGATCTGCTGGATAGTGCGATCGATCACGACCGTGATTTCGATTACACATATGCAGCAATGCGGCAGTATGAGGACAAATACCTCGTGCAAGACCGTATTACTCGGGAGATCTATGAATCTCCGCAAATGGCACTCATGCTGATCGCAATGGGGCTGATGTCCAAGGAAGACAAAAAGACCCGACTGAGTAAGGTTGTGGAACTGTACGAGAGCGTTTCTAGCATGGCCCTCTCCCTGCCAACACCTATTATGGCGGGAGTTCGTACGCCTACTCGCCAGTTCAGTTCTTGTGTACTGATTGAGGCAGGAGATAGCATTGATCAAATCTTCAATGCGAATACTGCCCAAGGTAAGTATGCAGCACAGCGTGCAGGGATCGGTCTCAACTTTGGCCGAATTCGTGGTCAGGATGCACCTATCCGTGGTGGAGAGGTTAAACATTCCGGCACTGTGCCTATCGTACGTATGTATCAGGAATCGTTAGGCTGGACATCTCAGGGCGGGGTACGCAAGGCTGCGGCAAACTATTTCTATCCAATGTGGCATTGGGACTTTGAGTCACTGATCGTCATGAAGAACAACCGGGGTTCAGAAGAGACCCGTGCTCGTCATGTCGACTACGGCCTTCAAATTAACAAATTGCTGTACACCCGTTTGCAGAAAGGGCAGAATATCGCGTTGTTCCACCCGAATGTTGCCGACGGTAAGCTTTATGATTACTTCTTCTCTAACCAAGAGAAGTTCCAAGAGCTTTACGAAGCCCTTGAGAACGATCCAAAGGTGCCGAAGAAGACAATCTCGGCAGTGGATGCCTTCTCTGTGTTTGCTCAAGAGAGATCACAGACTGGGCGTATTTATCTACAGAACGTAGACCACTGCAACACGAACAGCCCATTTGACCAGGAAGTTGCCCCGGTTAAGCAGTCTAATTTGTGTATGGAGATCGCATTACCTACCCATCCTATTGATGATATCAACGATCCGGATGACAAAGGTGAGATTGCGCTGTGTACGCTGTCGGCGATTAACCTGGGGAAGGTCGAGAAGGTTGAGGATATGCGAGCGCCTATCCGTATTGCGGTAAGGGCCCTTGATGACCTCTTAGACTATCAAGATTACCCAGTCATGGCTGCGGAGAAAACAAAACTTCGCCGTACTTTGGGTATTGGATGGACTAACCTGGCTTACTACCTGGCTAAACGTGGTGTAAAGTATAGCGATCCTGCGGCGGCTAACTTAGTGCACGAGTTGGCAGAGGCTTTCCAATTCTATTTGCTGGAAGCTTCGGTTGATTTAGCTAAAGAGCGCGGGGCTTGTGAGTTATATCACGAGACCAGCTACTCGAAAGGGATTCTGCCAATTGATCGGTATAAGAAAGAGGTTGATAATCTCCACACAACAGATTTAAAGATGGATTGGGAATGGCTGCGTGTGCAAATTGCTCTGCATGGCCTGCGGAACTCAACTCTGTCAACAATGATGCCGTGTGAGACTTCTAGCCAGATAACTAACTCAACTAACGGATTTGAGCCGCCACGCGATGCGATTTCATTTAAGAAGTCCAGCGCAGGTATGCTGCCTGTATTGGTGCCCGGCGTTGGTGAGGAGGGTGTAGTCTACGAGTTCAAATGGGATATGGATTCACCTATCCCTTACCTGAACTTGGTAGCCCTGATGCAGAAGTTTATCGACCAGGCAGCGTCCGCCAACACTTTCTACAAACCTTGGAATTTCCCGGGTGGGAAACTGCCAATGAAAGTGGTATTGCGGGATATCCTCTATGCGTACAAGCACGGCGTCAAGACTCTTTATTACCAAGAGACTAAAGACGGCGAAGAAGAGGAAGATGACGGTTGTGAGTCAGGTGCCTGCAAGCTGTAAGGAGCTTTTGTGAGTAAAACGGTTATCTGGTGGTTTATTTATCGGCGCTGGCGTCTGATAGCTTGGACGAAAAGTTATGACAAAGTAGCAAGGCGGACATTGGTGGCTAATGCCTATCTTGTTAACCTATGCTACTGTCGTGATCACAGGCTGATATACAAAGACATGCAGAGAATCCTAAAGTAATAAACCGCCCTTCGGGGCGGTTTTTCTTTCTGAGACTATTGACAGTCTTCAGGATAGTTGTAGAATGAGTGTAAGTTTAACAAGGGAGATTAAGATGTCGTCATACAGTACCTTCAACCGTAACGAGTTCGATTTCATGACTCAACCTATGTTTTTGGGAGAGACCCCAAATGTATCTCGTTATGACAAACAAAAACATGCCAAATTCGAAAAGCTAATTGAAAAGCAGCTAGCATTTTTCTGGCGTCCGGAAGAGATTAACGTGACACGGGATCGCGGTGATTACCTCAATCTGCCCGACCATGAAAAGCACATTTTCACAAGCAATCTGAAATATCAGATCCTTTTGGATTCTGTACAGGGTCGTGGACCAAATGCTGTTCTTTTGCCAATTGCCTCTGATACTTCTTTGGAGACTTGGATCGAGACATGGGCGTTTAGTGAGACGATCCACAGCCGTTCCTATACGCATATTATTAGAAACATCCTGGCAGACCCGAGTCTGGTATTTGACAACATCATGCAGACTCCCGAAATCGTGAGCCGTGCAGAGTCGGTGACCAAGCTATATGATGAGCTTTACGAGTTAAACTGCCGCAAGGCTCTGAACTTACCTGTTGACCCTTACGAGCACAGCCGGGCGCTGTACCTGTGCCTGCATAACGTGAATGCTCTTGAGGCAATCCGCTTCTATGTCAGCTTCGCCTGCTCATTTGCTTTTGGTGAGCGCGGTGTGATGATGGGTAATACCGGGATTATTGAACTGATTGCCCGTGATGAAGCCTTGCATTTGTCAGGTACTCAGTATATGCTGAAAGAGATGCAGAATGGTAACGAAGGCGATCTGCTGGCCCGTGTGGCGGAGGATTGTTACGAAGAGGCCCGCCAAGGCTTCATCGATGTTCGTAACCAAGAAAAAGATTGGGCAGAATTCCTGTTCAAAGACGGCGCAATGCTCGGCCTGAATAAGAAAATGCTGGACGAGTACATTGATTACATTACAGATCAGCGTATGCGTGCAGTAGGGATTGGTAATTTGCTCGAAAAGCCGGGTAAAAACCCGATCCCTTGGATCAATAGCCACCTGGCGACGGCGAATGTCCAAGTTACTCCTCAAGAGATTGACAATGGTCAGTATCTGACGGGACAGGTTGATTCGGCTATCTCTTCTGATGATTTTAGTATGGATCTGTAAGGAAGGTTATGAGTTCTACAATCGTATGCCGGAAGGTTGGTAAAACCAAAGACAACCCTTTCATTGCTGGCGAGTCTTATCGCTATAGTGAAAATTTGAATTTGGTATTTGATAGTGAAGATATACCTTGGGCTCTAGGAACTTTTGAAAATACAGGCCCGCTTGTGGCCTATTCAGACTACTACGACCCAAAATCCAAAGTTGTTGCCATGTTTGAGAAAGGAGAGTAGATGTATTATACGGTTTATGGTAAGCAAGACTGCAACTACTGCAAGAAGGCTTTACAACTACTCCAGAGTAAGATGTTAGAGTTCGGGTATTACGACATTCTCGCAGACCAACAGGTTTACAAGTTGATGCAGGATGCGGTGGAAAAAGCCACCGGACGTTTTGCCGAAACTGTTCCACAGATCTTTGTTGACGGAGCATATGTGGGAGGATACACTGAACTTGCAGCCTCTTTTGAGGCGAAGAAAGAGGTCGTTAGTCCAGACGATTTCAATATTGGCGAACTGTAAGGAGTAGTTATGACCGAAGTTAAAAAGCAATCCGCTCAGGTTGCACGCACCACCGTACTGCATGGCATCGTGTCGTATCTTTCCAACGCCGTCCTTGAGGACGCCTTAGACTCAGCGGAGCAATTGCTTGAGTTCTTAGAGGCTATCGAGGACAAAACTGCGGATGACCTCCGTAAGGTAAAAGATCAGAAGAAATTTATCGAACGTCTTGGCGGTGAGGGTTATCGTTCCCGTTTGGAACTACTCTACACTGAGGCTTTAGATAAAATGTCTGATGAGCACTTGGTACGGTATTACCAAGATCTTCTCTACGAGCAAGCCCTTCGTGAACTCGATTTTAATCTGGCGGTCCCTCTGCAAGAATTGAATGAAGAACTCGTGGAGGGCGAAATCGCCAAACCCACACTACAGTAAGGAGCCGTAATGGAATTGACGCTTGACAAGTTGAACAAAATATTCCCCAATGGAGCTAAATCGGGCAGGAACCTAAAGTTCTTACCCGGGATCAATGCGACAATGCGGGATTATGAAATCAACACGGTTAATCGTCTCGCAGGATTCCTCTCTCAGATTGGAGTGGAATCCGAAGAGTTTCTTTATGTTCGGGAACTCGGGAACGATGCTTACTTTAACAAGTATGACATCCGGTTTGCACCGCAAAAAGCCCGGGAACTCGGAAATACCCAACCTGGCGACGGCGCTAAGTACAAAGGTCGTGGTCTGATACAGGTTACAGGTCGTGCCAACTATCTCGCTTGCGGGAAAGCGCTGGACCTGGATCTTATCAACAAGCCCGAGCTTTTAGAACAGCCTGTTTATGCTGTGGAAAGTGCCGGGTGGTACTGGGGAATGCGAAAAATCAATGCCGCTGCTGATGCTGACGATATCGTTAAGATCACTAAGCTGGTAAATGGTGGCCGGATGCACCTTGATCGACGTACTGCCTATTACAATCTGGCAAAGAGCGTTCTCAAAAACTAAGGAGTACCCTATGCGTCATAACAATCGTCAAGAGCGTCAAAGCCGCCGTGAGAAGAAAGTTAGTCGTGGGCGTGAGGTTAATCGCCATGCGTTCGTAGAGGTAGAACTGGCACCATCAGTTCGTCCTCAGACTCACTTTCAAACCTTACTGCTGAATGCTATTAACCAGAAAGATGCCGTGTTCGTAAATGCCCCGGCAGGTACTGGTAAGACTTTCGTTGTGATGAGTACAGTGGTCGACTGGCTGAAGGAGGGTAAGATTGATAAAATCATTCTCTCTCGTCCAACTGTCGGGATGGGTCAGAGTATCGGCTTACTTCCGGGAACCATCCGGGAGAAGTTTGAGCCTTACCTAGCGGCGCTGGTTCAGGTAATTGTTGAACGGTACGGCGCGGGCTACTATGAGACGCAGTTGTCTAACAAAAACATTGAGTTTGTTCCTCTGGAATATGTCCGAGGGCGGTCATTTGAAAATGCTGTGGTAATTATCGATGAGTTCCAAAACACCGATAAGGAAACTGCGTATACAATCATGACCCGATTGGGCGAAGGTTCTAAGATGTTCTGCTTAGGGGACATCACTCAGAACGATCTCAAGGTTGCTTCTGGTCTTGACTGGGCCATTGATTTCATTGACCGCCACAATCTGCTGCACCTTGCTGATTATGTGGAAGGAACCAGTGACGCAATTGTCCGCAGCCCTTTCTGTAAGGCTGTTGTTAAGGCTCGTGAAAAAGACAAGGCACAAGGTAACGACTAATATGGCGGCATACTCAGGGATAGGTTCCCGAGAAACCCCAGATGAAGTCTTAGGCGTCATGGAGGACGCCGCTTTTCGTCTGGCAAGAATTGGTTTTACATTACGTTCTGGCAAGGCCGCCGGGGCTGATGCGGCATTTCAACGAGGCGCTGAGAAATATCATGCGCTATTCCCAAGTACACCTTCGCCGTGGATTGCGGAGATATACATACCTTGGCGCGGATTCAAGGGCGGGGAGGGTCTGTCAGACATTTATGACATCCTGCCAGACGTTCTTGATAAGCAGTACCCGGGATATGACGATATGCGTTGGGAATGGGTCAAGGAAGTACACGGGGGCTGGGAGAAGCTTTCTCAGGGTGCCCGAAAGCTTCATGAAAGGAACATTCACCAATTGTTTGGACCTAACTTAGGAAATGCCTATGTCAACCAGAGCAAATTTGTGCTGTACTACGCGCCAGAAACGCGGACAGGCAATCCTAAGGGAGGTACGGCGACGGCGGTGAATCTGGCAAAGAAACAGGGGATACGGACTCTCAATCTGTTGAAAGAAGATAATTGGGTTGTATTGGAAAACTTTCTAGTGAGTCTGGAGAAAAAACGTGGCATTAGATAAAGACAGCCTGAACAGCGTGTATTCGCTGGTTCGTGACGGTAAGAATGGGGAGTGGGTTCTCGGGGAATGGGTAAACCAATCTCTTTGGTCAACTGACGGAACTAATCGTCGGCTATGTAAGTTCAAGGATCTGGTCATGTGGAAATACTTGACCGAGGTTCGTGAGTACACCTCCGAAGTTACGCTTGTACGCGGTCAGCGTGTGGCGGTGGAGGTTAAGAAAGGTGTCACCATTTGGCATTTCGTCCTTGCCAACATTAGTGCGGCGGATGGGAAGTTTAGTTACGTAGTCGGTGTGTAAGGGGTTTTCATGGATTCAGGTATTTTTGCAACAGTAGAGCACCGCAAGCTGATGGAACTCAAGAACTGTGGGGCCGTGTGCCCTACGGAACTGGAAGACAAAGCACAACTGACCTTTATCGATGTGAAGGATAAAATCAAAGAGGTCCGTAAAGAGTCTAATAACAAAAAGCATTTTCTAATCCGGCTTGTGCAGCCAACAATGCCTGTTGAGAGGGAAGTCGACCTAATGTTCGAAACCCGACAGGAATTGATTGATCACTTGGTAATGGTAGACGTTCCTACGGAACTTTGCCCTATCAATCAAGAACAAAAAGAACATCTGATCTTTCTTGACAGAGCAGCACGGTATGCGGCAGAGGGTCAGAAAATCTTAGACATGTTTAAGCGCCATCATGATGTTATCGTGGACAGCGACAGGTCTTTGATTGTTGAGTGGTTGCTGCAAAATAGTCAGAAAATCCGTTTGTCTTTGGCAGCTTAAGGGGGTTTTATGGAAGAAGATGATGTAATGCTTGATCCGGTGTACAAAGGTAATGTTTGGTGTACACCTCAGGAGAGGAAAGACTGGAGAGTATACCTGACTGATCTTGTTAGTGACCCGCGAAATCACATAGAAGGTTTGGATATCATCCGCCAGGCGGGTGAAGATGACGTCGTCGAGATCCTGATAACTTCCCCAGGCGGTAATATCGACCTGGCGGACATGTACGTGGCGGCTATGGCAGACAGTAGAGCGAAGATCATTACCCGGGCGATTGGCCTGTGTGCTAGTGCCGCTACTACTATCTTTTTATCGGGCGATGAAAGGGTGTGCGATCCCGGCTGCTATTTCATGTTCCACAATGTGCAATTCACCAACTCAGGCGGCGATGCGGCCAACGTCTTTGGCAGCGCGAAGTTTTACGAGCGTCTTTTCAAAGAGAAGTATTACGGGCTTATGTCAGAAGTCCTTACCGAGGATGAGCTTTCTGAGTTATTCGACAGGGCAGGGGAGATTTATCTGACAGGTCGAGAAATGGAAGAACGATTTACTGCTGTTGACACAGCAAGTCAAACTCCGTCCTATACGGACATTGTTCTGGGAAATGTCGAAAGCCCGGTAACTCTGCCTTTCAAGCAGATAGAAGTTCCTTTGGCTACGCAGTTTGAATCGAGAGACGACTTCGATATTACGTTAGAGTGTGGGTACAGTAAAACTCTACGTCTAGGGTCTATACATCCGAAGGATTTTGATGAGTTTAACATGGAAGAGATCCTAGAGATTGGAGACTGCTTTGGTATCGACCTCGACGGATTGACTAGGTCGCAGGCACTTGAAGATCTGGTCAGCGCAATCCTGAATGGAGGTGGTCGTTAAGTGGTAGGACTGAAATCTAAGGCAGAAAGAGCACCCTACGACCTGTACGAAACACCAGCTTGGGCGGTGAAAGCTTTTCTTGAGCTATCTCCTATCCGACAGGACTGGAAATATTTAGAACCTTGCCGGGCATCTGGCAGGTTTTACAACGAGATGCCTCTCGGATCGGCCTGGGGAGAGATTAGAGAAGGCGTTGATTACCTGAGCACCAAATATGGCCGGGTAGATTGTATCCTGACTAATCCACCATTTTCTTTGGCTAAAGAGTTTGTGGAAAAGGCCCACTTAGATGCTGACGTGGTGATCATGTTGCTCCGTTTGGGTTTCTTAGAGAGTATGCGGAGATATGACTTTTGGGAGAAATATCCTCTTGATCATTTGGTCACTCTTTCCAAGAGACCCTCGTTTACTGAGGATGGTAAAACAGACGGTGCAGGGTACGCTTATTTTGTATGGGATAAGCAAGGTAAGCTTGGTTTGAAAAAACCGTTCTACTGGCTGAGTCCGTAATTTAAAAGGTCACCTTCGGGTGGCCTTTTTTGTTGACAGGGCTAACTGGCCGTGTATACTTCTCTCAACAAAGGAGATTACATGCTGATTTACATATACCACCTACCTGTTTTCGAAAAGCGGAGCAAGAAACTCTCTGGCTGGGAGATGTTGGTATCTGTCAAAGCCAACGATCCGATTTGCCAGGGAATGGATGTTTTAAGTTTCGAAGGTAACGAGAGCCATCTGGTAAGGTTAAGGCAGATGTTTCGGCAGCAATATGAATACTACCGAGACAGTGCAGAATTTGTTGAAAAAAGCCCTGTGCAGATAATGAGGTATGTGTTAGGATTGCCGGAAATAAAACCACCAAAAGACGATGCGTGGGAAGTCAGCATAGCTGAATGGACAGTAAACTACAGAGCGGAGAAAATATGACAAAAGAATATATGGAGGGGCACCACTGGGGCTTTAAACACGGTATGTTTGAAAACAAAAATCCCTACCGTCCAGGATCTCTCCAGTTTGAACACTGGGAGTTAGGCTTTAAAAAAGGTTATCAATCTAAGGGGTGGTTATGAGCGGAGGTATAGAAAAAACGTACCTGTTCGAAGGTGGCACAGTACCAGGTAAATTTTTTGATGATGTCTATAAACCGCCTTGTGGTGAGAAACATCTCCGGGTTTTTGAGTCCGGTGTAACCAACTGGGGTGATGATACCGAGGTGGTTGTGTCGGGAGATTGCGAAGAGACCTTTGACGAATATATGTCAAACTGGGCAGGGAATATTAAAAAATGAAAGTTTACTTAGTCGGTGGTGCAGTACGTGACGAGATCATGGGTGTAAAAAGTAAAGATCGAGACTACGTTGTTGTAGGGTCAACCCATGAAGAGATGATTTACTTAGGTTACACCCAAGTTGGTGCAGCGTTTCCTGTTTATCTTCATCCTGAGACCAAAGAGGAGTATGCCCTCGCCCGAACTGAGAAATCAACCGGACCAGGATACCACGACTTTGAGGTAGTCTTTGGACCTGAGGTGACTATCGAAGAAGACCTTTATCGCCGTGATCTCACGATCAATGCCATCGCCAAAGATTTAGATACCGGAGAGTACATCGATCCTTTCTTCGGTGAGGCGGATATCCAAAATCGCAGCCTACGCCCTGTGTCGGAAGATTCTTTCAAAGAGGATCCTCTCCGCATTTATCGCTTGGCTCGGTTTGCGGCCCGATATTCGGATTTCTCTATTACAGATGAGGCTTACCTGTTGTGCCGAAAGGCAAGCGCGGGATTACCCCATCTGCCCAAAGAGCGGAAATTTGCAGAGATCAATAAATGTTTCTCAGACACGAGTGTTGCCAACAAGCCCTCTAAGATGATCGAGCTTTTGGTAAATCTTGGTGAATTCCCTGAACTCCGGGCTTTGGTGGGTATTCCTCAGCCGGAAAAATATCACGCGGAAGGCGACCCGTTTACTCATACACTGATGGTATTGGATGCTGCAAACGACAAAGGATGCCACCCTGAAACGCAGTGGGCGTGCCTGTGTCATGATTTAGGTAAGGTTTGCTACGACACGTTTGGTAATCTGCACGGACATGAGTCCTATGGCGTTCCTATCGCAGAGCAAATGTGTGATCGATACGGAGTACCTAAGTATTGGAAACGTCTTGCCTTGGTTGTGACTGAGAACCACGGTCGTATGCACAAAGTCTTGGAGATGACTCCTAAAAAGGTGTACAGTCTGATGCAACGGATCTCTGCTGAAAAAGATAGTGATTTCGCTCATAAGGTTATGGATGTGTCTGTTGCGGACAGTCAGGGGAGAATCCCAAGTGTGCAAAACTACCCGCAGGCATTTGTTATGACCCAGTGCATGTCAGAACTGAAAAAGAATATCGATGAGATTTCGGATGAGTGTTCGAAGATTGCTAAAAAATATGCTGGACGACCCGAACTAATTCGTGATAATGTTACTGCGTTGAAGGTAAGGTATGTTGCCAAGGCGCTTAAAGAAGCGAAAAACCTAATAAACTAAGGAGACGACATGACAATTTATTTGGTAGGGGCGATTGTAAGCTGCATTGTCTGGTTTTTGCTGACAAAGGCACGTATCCGTGGATTTTATATCCCCGGTCCTAATATCCTTGATTTAGAGGGGCCGATCCTACCACCCCTCGGAGTAAAAGATCGATTTGAATTACGTGCGGTGATGGTGGTTTGGCTACTTTTTACTTTCGCTTGGCCTTTATGCTGGGCTTGGCTAATTTTCTTCACAACGGTAGTTTGGTTGGCGTATGCAATTGTGAAACTTTGGTCAGTTACGTTGGGAAATGAAAAGCTTTTGCGTAAAATCTTTGGGGTGGAAAAATGAAAAGCCGTATGTATTTCTTGGTCAATCAGTATATTCTAGGTATCCAAGCCGGGATTCAGGCAGGTCATGCGGCTGTTGAACTTTTAAACGACTACCGGGACGCTGATCCGGGCTTGTGCCCAAAGAAGAGGCTGATCGATGACTGGGCAGATAACCACAAGACCTTTATCCTCTTGGAGGGTGGTTATCAGCAAAGAATGTACGATTTTGTGGAAGATGTTTTGTTACCTGTTAACGAAATAATTCCCTACGCCACGTTCAAAGAGGAAGTTGATGCTTTGAACGGTGCATTAACGGCTGTAGCCTTTGTACTACCTGAGTACATCTATAACTGTACGGTGTTTGATGACGGGACGGCACCTTTGCACTACTGGCATCCGGAGACAGATCATCTTGCTGAGTTCACACAGGAAGAAAGAACGTTAATCAGTGAACTTAAAAAGTTCCGTTTAAAAGGGGGTTGATATGTTAGAGTATTTTGAACACGCGGCGACAGCAAGTATATTTCTGAGGGATCTCGTGGCCCACTGGTATGTTTGGTGGCCCGTTGGGATAGTGATCTTCGTTATCATGGTGAGGTGTTGTCGAGATGAGTTCTGCGATGCTTTTTCAGGGACCGTAGCCGGGGCGGTGATGGGTTCAGTTCTTGGATTTATTTGGCCCGGTATCGTTGTTACTGCACCCTTTTGGTTGCCTATCCTGTTGGTAATGGTGATCGCAGTAGTTGCGGCATGTATCGTTAATAAAGTATGGAGTCGTTAATGAAAGTAAAAGACTTGATCGCTGAATTAGAGCAATGTAACCCTGAGGATAATGTGGTTATCCCGGTGGAACTCGGATACCCGACACTGGGTGGACATCCGATTGTTAATGTTACCCGGATTCAGCGAGGTTTTGACTGGGATAGCCGTAAAGTATTTTTGTATCCTGACGAAGGAAATAGTTTGACACCTATGTCGAAGGATCAGTATACTTCCCTCATCCAATACAAACAGCTTGTAATGGGTATGCGTGGGAAGGAAGAACTGGCGGGTCTGTCGGACATCTTTGTCCGGAAAGAGTTTGTTATTAATCTGCTTAAGACACTTAGCGAAGTACCTTTCGACACTGAAATCATGACTGCAATCAAAGAGGAACAACTGTAATGGAACCTATCTGGCAATATGTGACGCTGACTGTATTTTTCTCCTTGGGTGTTATTCTGCACATCCTTGGGGTGGGGATTATCGCTGCGGCAAACAGCGTCAAAGCCAACATGGAGAAAAAACCTATTGAACCGCTGACGAGTAATGGGCTATTTTTCAAACTGCTCATCGGTTCTTTCGCGATGTACTTGTCCTACAGCCTGTATGTTTGGTCACCAGGATTTTTAGGTACAACTATCTTGATTATTCACTGGGCATCTGTGATCTCTTCCTTCTTGGGTCAGTTACTTTCCGCAGGCCGCTATCCTAAGTATAGCGTAGCTAAAGAAGTTTTCGGTCTGCTACGTTCACTGTTCATGTTAGGCTTGATTATTAGTTACGGTGTTGTATGTCTCTAACAAGAGACTGTACTAATTGTGACAACTTCATCCGGGTGAAAAAGCCCGGGTGGGTTGGTCTCTGCGATTTGCACGACTGGAGGATTGATGGAAAACTTGATGATCCCGGGTGAGTTGGCCCGGGCATTGAGCATAGACTACCACAGGACTTTCCTGTGTGTACGTTGGGCAGAATCGCATATCGCGGAAGGGAAGATAGACGACTATGGAGGACAGGCTAAGGAGGTTGTTGAGGGAATTTATGTCCGGCTAGAGTCTAATCACTTGGAGTACGATGTCAAAGAAGGTAAAATTATAAATTTAAGCCAAGGGATTTTAAAGAATTATCTTGAGGATATCTCCAAGCCAAAGGGAGAAGAATTGTCACTCTTCCGATTGTGTGAACCTCAGGAATATGATAGACTTTGTAAAGAAGCATCAAAGTACAGTATGATTTTTAGTAGGCCCCACAGTTGTATGTTGCATTACATAATTCAAGAGAAGCTTTGTTCGGGTTGTAATTCGATCCGCAGTCGTGTTAACTACGATACGGGAAGTGAGTGGAAATATTTTTGCGGACGAGGCCCACGCTGCTGTCCGTAAGGAGGATTAATGGACAGTAAGAAAGGTTATCATTTAGCAGATATAGAAAAAAGGCGTTACGGATCTCTTGGCAAAATCCAAGAAGAAGCCGAGGAGCTACTCGATGCTCATCGCCAAGGGTGCCACATCATGGTGCTGATTGAACTGGCGGATCTTTACGGGGCCATTGAAGGTTTCTTGGCCGAAAATTATCCAGACAGGACTATGGCGGACTTGAAAAAGTTCTCCGACATAACCCGAAGAGCATTTGTCAACGGGCACAGGCAGTAATAACCCAACGGAGAAGTTATGAAACACCCGGTAGATTTGAAACTGATAACGGATGCAGCTTTCTGGTGGTCTTCTCGTGGGTTCAGGGAAACCGCTGTGCCTGCAATGGTATGCAAAGAGGTGATGGACCATACGGTTCCGCCTGGCGCTGTTGACCTTCGACTAGAAGGTTTTGATCGTGATTGCGTGGTGGCATCGGCTGAGCAGTCTTTTCTCCAGTTAGAGCTTGACGGGGAGTTGAGCTACGGTGACTGGATGGCACTCACCCCGTGCTACCGCTATGAAACCAACCATGACGAGATTCACTTACCCGTTTTCCTCAAGCTGGAGTTATTCTCGCTTCCGGAGGGGCCGGATGAGAAAGAGATGCAGACAGCAGCACTACGTCTTGCCACCAAATTCCAAGATATGTTTTTTGATATCCGAGGCATCCCGACGGAGATTAAAGAGACAACCGAAGGTTGGGATGCATATTACCGTGGTATTGAACTCGGATCCTTCGGTGTAAGACGTACCTTACGCAATCAACTCTACCTTTATGGCACAGGGATCGCGGAACCGAGAGCATCTTTTGTGATCCAAAAACACTCGGAAGGTGAAATAGCTAATTTTGCATAAATTTGCACTGCAAGGCATAACCTATCGTAACGATCTGTGCGATAGGTATTTTCGATGCATTTAAATTGATTTAAGCGTATTAATTGTGAAAAGGGTATTTTGTTGTGTAAATTGACAACATCTTAACTTTGTCAATAGTCTTCTGTTGTATTTTTGCATAACATGGTAAAATGGTTGCGCAGAAACTACAACGGGAGAAAGCTATGTTTTACACATATGTTAATCAACTTCCGATGGTGGAGGGAAACCTCCGGTTGAGCCGGGGTGACCGCTTGAATTATTCTTGTGGGATCCTGAGGAAATCGAAGCCGGACTCCGAGGGCTTTCGAGCTTTTGTGCTGTATGACAAAGCCCGAGGGGTAGGTTATCGCATAAACCGTAATGGTATGATGGTGGAATACCCTGATCACCAGGTTTTTGTAGGTAACCCGGAGGAACTGAAACACACCCCTTTTGCTGTGACTGGAGACGAGGCTGAGATTAACTCCTTCCTTCTGCTCTGCGGTAGAATAACTGAAGAGCACAAGCATAGACAATCTTTCGTTAACAGATTACGGTATTACACAACAGAGCCTGTCGGCAAGTTAATCCTTGCAGGCGGGATCATTTACGCCATTATCACACTTATAGTGCTGATCTTTGGGTGACACAGGTCGGCTACCGTAAGGTGGTCGGCCTTTTTCTTTGGGGGTTTTATGACTCAGGTGGGTATTTTCTTTAAGGGTGCGTTACCGGATGTGACTAAACTACCGCCCAGTGCAGAGAGAGGAGATGCCTACTTGGTCGGCGGGGTGACCTACGCCTACATGAACGGAACGTGGTTGCAACTAGGGGCTCAATTGAACAATTTTTTCCAAAACAATTTGTGTTACTCAGGGGTAGCTGTTACTCTACTTTCAGAAAATGACTTAGAGTCTTTGTTCATCTGCCCAATCGATTTGTCGGAAGAAGATCTGGAGTTTTTCAAGATCACCTACCCGGAAGATTACCGTACATTTGAGTATCTCTGGAAAGGGGCGGATAAGGTAAGGGTTGCATAAAACATAAAGAGGGTAACGGTAAGTGAGAAAATCAACTGAAGAGATATCGAGAGAAGTCTTTGGAAAGGGAGCCAGGATGCTGGGATGGAAAAGTTGGTTCGTATTCCAGCCTTTTTTCAAAGAGATAGAAAAACATGTTGCCAAGTCTAAAGAAGTAGGTTCCAGAAAGGACATGCTGATGAAAGGTGGCGTCAGCGCCAGCCACTTCGATGGAAAAGGTATTTATCTCAAACTAGATAGCGAAAACGGGGACCTCGTATACTTCTCATTACCGGGGTCGTACAATGCCGAATTGTTAGTATATGCAGAGGATAGTGTTTATTGTCCAAGTAAAGACATTAAAAAGCCCTTGGGTAATATTTTCGATGACCCTCAGAAACCCAGCTTTGAAGAGTTGGATGCTTTCACCGTAATCTACGGGAATGAAGATGTATTGTTGGACATCGCTCATGAATTTTTACCTGCAATAATTGCATTCAATAAATCGGCTGTTAAAAACAGCTTGTCTGTACAGTGGCTGGAGAAATGGTTCTGATGACGGATATCAAAGAGACTATCGAGAAGTTAGCTACAGATTGGACTTGGACTGCTGTAAAGGAACATAGAAATCGACATGTGCTGATAAAGGTGCGGCGTTTCAGAAGCTTGACGGTTAAAGTACCCCATGAGTTTGGGGAGCAGCACTTCGATATTCGGCATGAACCCGAGAAAGGGAAGCATGACCTTAGGATATGGACAAAAACTCAAGGTGGCCTTTTGCAGTGGAGGACATGCCCGGTAAAAGGAGATAGATTAGTGTACGTTAAATTTGGGGGACAACCTGAGAAAGAAAAGGTCGCCTTGGAGGACATCTTCTTGGATCCTCTGCATGTCGACGAAGGTGAGGTGGAGTTTTTCAAGGTCATGTACCCTGACTTGGTAAAACTCCTTCGACTTTTTTCTCAGGCTGTTGATTTGGTAGATCAAAAAATAGAGGACGACTAAATGAACAGTAATATTCTTGTAAAATCTCTTGACGGAACGGTGCACAGGGCCTGTTGGAACACCAGGTCCGCCCGGCAGGGAAACAGTCTACTGTTCTATGGTTTACTGTGGTATAGAATTCGAAGTGAGGATATATCCGGCAAGTAAACAATATTTCGAGGACCTTGATAACATAACCGGTGACGAGTTGGACTTCTTAAAGGTCATGTGTCAAGAAGATTTTGACGCCATACGTGAATCGTGGGCGGTAGCTTGGACAAAGAAGAAAGCCTTTGAGGCTTTTGATAGAGGGGAATTTTAAGATGGGTTGGATTAATAGTCATAATCCCAATCAGATCGTGGTCCCTTACTTGCCGACCCCTGCGGATCCGGTGTCACTTTATCAGCAGAGAAAAAAGATTGAGGAAGCTATGTCAGCGACAAGTATAAGCACCGGGCTTGTTAGAAACGCACCTGATGTAAGGACTGCGATGGAATCTTGGAATGACATTGTCAAAAAAGTAAATGGTGACAGAAACACACCCAAGAAAAGATCTCTAACTTACAAAGGTCTGACTTTCTTCCCCCAGTTGAAAGAAGACTCTATGGAGTTCTTCGAAGAAAAGGAAATAAAAACAGAAGAAATTCAACTGCTTGAGATAACATTCCCGGAAGAGTATACCAAGCTTAAGAAAGCCTGGATGGAGGTTTACCTCCTTAAAATTGCATCGGAAGCTTTCGATAATTGATTGACAGGGGTGTAGGTCGACTGCTACAGTTAGCCTACACAAATTAAAGGGGGTTTTATGGACAGATTTTGGATAATCTCGCTTTGTGGAGTATTAGCAGGGGCATTTGCAGCAGGCTTTGGAATGAATCTGTGGCAGTCTTGTGTAAATGGCCTTGTATTCGGCGCGATAGCTGTCTTAGCCATCTGGATCAAACGGAGGAGAAAGATTAATGGGTAAATACACACGCTGGTCAAGTCTGTTGGTGGAAGCTATGCGGCTCGACCTGCGGGAACAGTTCTTTTCCGGTAAAGAAGAATCACTTGACGAAGAGTGGGATTTGTTTGAAACTGTCGAGCCTGAAGCAGCGAGAATCCTATACGAGGACGTTTTGAAACCGAAGCTTGATGATCTGATTGAAGACCTCAAGTTCCAAAGAGTAATGAACGCTTTCGCAGAGAAAAACGATCATCGTAAAGCCACGATGATGAAAATACAGCATAGTGCTGAAAAACTTAAATGGTAGGAGACAAGAGATGCAACAAGGTACAAGAGAGTACACACTGATGATTGGTCAGCCTGCGTATGAAAAATCCGGGGAACGCTTTGCTGTATTTATGCACGATACGTATTATCCTAGCGGCGGGGCCAAAGATTTTATTGGCTTCGCAGACACACTGGCAGAAGCTTTAGAAATGGTTGAACAAAACAAAGACAATGTGGTATTAGGGCAGTACCATATCGCCTCCTCCTCCACGATGAAAATTGTGGCTGAAGGCCAACTTGGGTGGGAAAACTGATGGGCAAATTCTCATCCGTCTGCTTCATGGTGGTTGATCCTGACACAGGCTTAGCCTCGAATGTTGGTTTTGCACCAGATTCAAAGGCCATGCTTAAGCTGGCCTATCCCGGTCTTCCTCGTGAGGTTTTCACAAGGCCAGAAATTATCAAAATGATGGACGAGTGCGATAACTTAACGGGCGCTCTCTATGTCATTGAGCCAAAAGAGGGTCTTCCTCTTATGGTAAATTCAACGCTCGAAAAGTTACTTGAGGAGTTAGAAAGTGAATAAGCTGATTGCTGTCTTTACACTGATTTTCCTGTTGGCGTTTAATGCCTCTGCGGCAGAAGAGAAACCAAAAGAGGCTTGTGCTGTCAGTTCCCCTGTCGCAGGGACTACAGTAATAGCTTGCCCGACGTACATCCTGACAAGAGACCCCGATGGGACGACCATTTGCCGGATCATCCCTAGCAACCCTAACGTGTTCTGTAGCAAGGTAGAGGTAAAATAATGCCTCAGAGCGATTCTAAGGCCCTTGGTCCTCTAGGCAAGGTGTTTGGATGGCTTGGCCGTAAAAACCTCTTAAACTCGCGTATAGGGGCCTTACAGGGCGATCCTGAACCAGAGCCTGAGGTAAAGGTAGAAAAGAACTTGTTTCAATCCTTCCGAGAGGCTTGTAACTCTGCCGGGTATGCAGGAAGCGATGTAAAGTTTACTGAAGACTTAAGATCGCTTTTTATCCGGTTTAGCCCTCCCTCTAAAAAGGGTGATACGGGGGCAACTGGGTCTCCGGGGGCACAAGGTTCCCGAGGTAAAGATGCCTTCGATAAGTTTGCTGTAAACTCTCGGGAAGAAACGATGATGGCATTCTCTTGGAAGGGTGTGAGATTCGAAGCTCCGATCCCAAATGAGCATGTAGAAGGTTTCCCACACGGACCCCTTAAGCAGGACGATATCGATTTTATTGAGGTGGTCTATGGGACTAAGGTAATATCCCGGATGGCTACCTTCTGGCGTCGTGAATACGACTACAACGAAGACGTTAGTCTTTTTAAAGGAGAAAAGCGTGTCTCAAGAAAAAGAAATTCAGCCGTATCAACAGATTAAGTTCGTATCTGGAGACTTTGAAGGTCTTCTCGGCAAGACATTAGGCCCGGTATCTGCCGACGATGACGGTTGTAACTGGTACGTCGAAGTCTACATGGGGCAGAACAGGGTAGTTCGTGAAGTGGCCTTGGAAGATATTGCACCTCTTTAACCGCCTCCGGGCGGTTTTTTGTTGCATTCTGTTTTTGACAGGTGTAATCTTAGAAAATAACTAAGGAGGACTTATGAGAGATCCAGAAGACATGCATTATCCCATGTGGGAAGCTATCCGTATGGAGGCCAATCACTTGGTAGTTTTTGAAGGTATGCCCGCCCGGGTTAAGATGGACATAAGCTTTGTCGATACAGCTATCCGTAGGACAGGGGTGTTCTCAAAACCGTTGCGAACTATGGCGTGCTGGATTGAAGAATAAGTTGAAGAATTCAAGAAATACCAAGGGGTGAAAGGTGAAGCTTAAGTGTGTGCGTGTGATAAGCGATTACAACAAGGTTTTCCCGGTAGGCGAGGTATACGAAGCCAGTGAGCTTAAGCATGGCTTCTGCGACGTGACGGGATACCGACCCAAACGTAACGGATCCTGTTGGACAGGTGTACTGTCCTTGGGCCATGTGGTTGTATTGGGCGTGGCTAAATTCGAAATCGTGCCGGAGGTTCAGGATGCAGGTTGAAGACTTTAAAAGAGAGCAGTTCAAGTCTCTCATGAAGGAACTTACCACCGACTGGACTTGGGCAAATATCCAGCAGCTACCTGGAGTAGAGAAGCTGGTACGTACAGAGACTGGCCGTTACCGCCGGGACATGCGGACTTCTTTTACTCCGAAGGCGGGATACACCCTTAAATTTGAACTGGGGCATGGATCGATGGCTAGCTCGTGCAGTGACAACAAACCCCGTATGGTTATTCGCCGACGGGCCAAAAACCAATATGATGAAAAACTCGTGGTGCAGTGGGAGGCCGACCACGACAAGGGCCTTTGGATACGCGTCCATAATGAGTTCGTATCAAAGCCTCATCGCTGTCTGGTAAACGTCCAAGAATTCTTTATGGACCCTTGCGATGTGCAGGATTCCGAGATAGACTTCATGAACACACTATACCCAGACATCTTTTACGCTTTGCCGTACCTGAGTGATTGGATCGCAGAATTGCCGGGTAAGCTGAGGTATGATGCAACCAAGGGTATTATTCTATGAAAGCCTGTAGAAGCGCTGAAAGATGGAAGGGCGATCAATACGGCATGGTACTTATGATAGTCAAAACCCCGCTTCTAAACCGGGCCATCCTCGTGCCAGCAGCGGTAAGGGACTTCCTGAAGGATGAAGACCCGGATTACTGGGTGCAGGGAGATTTCTCACTCTTACAGGTCGTGTTCCCAGAGTGGCACGACTACATTTTAAAAGAACTTGAAATAATTTAGGAGGTTATATGCAGCATTTGCCAAAACACATCACTGAGATCGCTCTCAAGTCGCTGACAAACGAGGCGCTGGTAGAGCGCATGTGGGAAGTCCGCGCCCAACTAATGCGGGATCCTCACAATGGCCTGGTCAGGAACTTGCTTAAGAATTTCACCAAAGAAATGACACACCGGGGAATGTTGAATGCTGAGTGAAAAAGAACTCCAAGAGCGCTACGAGGAGGAAATGGAGAAGAACATACAAATGCTGGAACGTCGTAACGCCGGGGAGTGTGAAGGCTGCGGCGGTAAACCTGATCCTGGTGAACCCACTGAAGAAGAGCCTTATCTTCTTTGTCACTCCTGCTATGTAAAGGCGTTTTGCTTATGAAAAAGTATGTGTATGAATTGTATAACGAAAAGGCAGACTGCCTCGACGGTGTCAAGCGACTGTCGGTAGGGTACTTCACAAGTTTACCCGAGGTGAGGGCCTACGTTGAAGGTAGTCGGCCCGATTTCAGTCCGGAAGACTTCTCTTGTTTCCGGTACGGTTTCAATCCAAAACCTAACGACAAGATTTATGCCGGGATCCGTGTCGATATCTACTCGGAGGTTAAATAATGGGCTGTTTTATTTTCCTTGTGTTGGCGATAATCCTCGGCTATATTGCATGTATAGCTATTGCGAAGAAAAAGCCTAAGAAGACCCTGATCATGTATGGCTATCCGCCGTACGGTAAGGTCTGGCTATCCATCTACCACCGCAGGAAGACTGATGAGTGGATATTTGAATGGGATGACCTGTTTGATGACGGACGCCCCAGCGACTGGGGACACATCAGTGAAGACTTCATGTTTGCGGACAAGGCGGCAACGAAAGAAGAAATTCAGAGTGCCCGTAAAAAACTGAAAAAGAGAGGATATTACTAATGACTTACACAATGCAAAAGTACCTGAAGGACTGGCTATGGTGGGCAACCGCAAGTGAAAAAGATTGCGGCACACTTCGCTACAAACTCCTGTCTACGCGGCTAGTCGGTGGTGTCGGGTTGTGTGACAACCCTATTTTCTGGGCTGCGGATCCGGAGACAGCGGAAGGACTGAAGAGGGAGATGGATGCGATGCTGGCAAAAGAGTTTCCAGGCAAGGCTTTCCCTTTCAATATCGATACCCGTCACTATATTTCAGAGGCGAGCTTCAGCATTTGCCACAAAAATGCAAAGCGTGTTTCTTGGGTACGTGAAAAACTGGCCGAAATGGATACTCAGTTGGCGGCAATGCAGGAACTCACTGACTTAGGGCAGGAGATTCAAAAATCAGCCGAAATGCACAATATTTCAGTTAAAATGCAGAAATAGCTGAAAAATTAGCAAAAATTGCAGGTATTCTTCAAGTTTTAGGCCAAAAAGAGGATTTATGATACCTTTTACTGCAAGGATTGGGCACATAACCGAGATGTGCCGCACGAAAGAAAACCCCGATACGAGAGCATTCCGCTGGAATACCCCGGGTCCTAAATGGGTTTTACTGCACAGTTCCGCAGAGGAAGCTACCATTTGTGAGAAAAGGCATGAGCGCAGATGCCGCCTGATGATAAGGGCTATAATAGCGGCACAGGATATTTTCCGGCAGAGAAGGGAGGGAGGAGATTTCCTTTGCACATACCGCCAACTTAGGCGAATGCTAATTGAACTTGGTAATTTGAAAAAGCCGGAGAGAGAATATCTGCACCACTCGTTTCATGTCGTATCTTTTGGAGCGACTGCTATCCCTTGGGGATTGGAGAGAATGTCATGATCAAGAGTTTCATCCTCTGGATGATTTTTGCACCGTTCGGCCTCATGCTAGCTGGGCTTATCGCGGCTTGTATGGGGGTTGGTTTGGTTTGCTTTTTGACTTGGGATCCTGAACCTTTTAGAATTTTCCTTGATGGGTTTGATAATGTACCCTGGATGAGTGTACGACTAGCTTACCTTGTTTCATTTGTCTTATCTGTGGCTGTATGGCCTTTTGGAGACTGATCGAATGTCTGATTACCGATACAAAAACCCTCAAGCCGAGGGCTACGTGAAGTTTATAGTGCCAGTAAAGACTCATAAAAAGTTCTTCCCTAAAAGTGTTACACGCCGGGGATCTTTAATTGAGTATTACTACAATCCTGAAACAGAGACCCTTAAAATACAACGCTTTACAAAGGCTTGGGCCAGAGTTTTGCTTATACTGCTGTTGTTTATCCCGGCGATTTTTATGCAGGGGATCCCTGAGACGATCAAGGACACGAAGGAATTGTTCTTTGAACGCAAGTATGGAAAGTTCGTTGAAGACATTGTCTTCATGAACTACAATGACAACGCAGACCTGGAAAAGTTAGTCAAGGCGGAATACTCAAAAAGGAAGGTGATGTAGTGGACTACGTTATTGTAAAGAAAGAAATTTATGAGGGGACGCGGCTGGTAGAGAAGCGGTATTATATCAAGCGGCGATTTGGTGGTATATTTTACAGATTCCTGACTCAATATGACCACGAAACAGAAAAGCAACTACCTTTGTATTACAACGACTTCTCCGATGTGGAAAATCACATCAAAGAAGACCGAAAAAAGCGTAAGATTTTTCGCACAGAGACAACACTACTGGATGAGGTGGGGAGGCCATTGAAATGACAACAACCAATAAACTGCCGCTGGTTCCTGACAGCCCTGAAGAAGAGGAACTGGAACAGCGAGTCTTTGATTTCCTTTACAACCAAGAGGATGTCCGTGTACCTCCGGAGGCAGAAGAGATTATCAAAGAACTGTGGGCTGAGGTTGTCAAGCGCCAGGTTTGGTACGAAGAAAAAACGGAGTGATGATGAAAAATTTCCGAGTAGTCCGGGTTGAATACGACCATTTCCTGTGCGGAACCAAGGAGACCTACGCCCTCCAGCGCCGCATCGGTATATTCTTTTGGTACACCGTTTACCATTGCGACAGCGTGACGCAGTGTATGACCTGTTATCGCAACGTCAAGAATAAGAAGGAGCGTATCATTCGTGTCCTCCATAAGCACCCCTGAGGTAAACTACGAAGTATGGAATCAGGCCCTTCGTAGAAGTCGCCGGAGAGGTAAAATACTGGTTATCTACCAGGCAGGTAGCTTGTCCCACGCAGAGCTTTGCAAAAAAGACAAACTGAAGGAATTTTATTTCTTAGGGGGCGATAAAGATCCTGTCCGGTGTGTGTCGGGTATGGAGTTGAGCGGCCTGATCATGGAGCCGGGGACTGTTTTTAACAGGGACCAGATGGGTTACATCCTTGGCCGGATGAAAGCGCCGGATGATGAGTGGATATTTATTCTTGACGAAAATCAATGGCTAGCCACAGCCAGTTATCTCCAAGAGGCTCAGGAGATACTGAACAACAAGGAGAGAATAGCTAAGTTTATGAAAGATATAGACATTGCCCTTGACAGGGGAGAGTACCTTAAACGTTGCTGGGGGTATGAAAAATGGCAGCAATAAAGTTAGACCAGATGACTACTTTACAGATGTTAGCAGCAGAGGCTCTCTATAGGAAATGTTGTAGCCAGAAAGAAAGTAATTTTTACGCAACAGGTCTTGTGCGTATCTATTACAAGGCATCTATGAATGTGCGTAAGAGATGTTTGCCCCGGGGTAAAGCTTATGCAAGAGCATACCGCAGAGAAATGAACCCGAACATAGACTTCAGTTTGCCCGTGGGAGACCCGGAAAGATATAGCCACATGAAGAAAAGGTTGTGGAGTAAGTGATCGCCTGATATACTCTTCGTAACCTAAATAAAAAGGAACGCGATCATGACAAAAAACTACGATGCCCCAGACTTGCCTTTCACTCGTGAGCAAGTCCAAGACATGCTTACTTGGGAACCTTTCGAATCTTTAGATCGGTGCTACAGGAGCTTGGAAAGGAACGGTAGGCTCATGGGAGAGGTACAAAGATACCGCATCCTACTGGTCCTTGGTGTGATAGAGGAGAACATAAGACTATGACTTTATCATCTGATTTCAAATCGAGGGTAGATCGTAAAACCAAGGAAATGTCGGACGAACAAATCCTCCTGATGATAAATTGTTCAAGCAAGATCGCGAATGAGCGACCGGACCTTTTTACTGTGGCTTACGCACTGGTCCACTTTGTAGAAGAAGCCGAGAAGAGAGGTTTACTGAAATGAGCATTTACCATCGCACCCAGCCAACTAAAGACTCTTGCATGGCGACCTGCATCGCAATGTTGGCAGATTTAGATGTTGACTTTGCCTACGGGCGCTGGCACAAGAAGTTTCAGAACAGGAGCGCCTGGTTAGACACGGCGCTGGATGTGTATAACATCCCGTACTTTTACGGCAGTCCTCGCGAAGCTCGTCTGAACAAAGGCTTCGCCTATTTGCTGTGCGTGCCGAGCCTGAACATCCGTGGTGGTCTGCATCAAGTGGTGGCGCTGTACCCGCACAACGCTGAACCGGGAAAAGTTACGATCCTCGATCCTGTAAAGGGCCGTGGAGGATTTCACTACATATACCATCAAGAACCGAATGAGGAAGATAAAGAGGTTGAGTTAATATCCTGGACTATCGACCTCGCAATTCCTCTTTGTGAAGGAGCGGCATCATGAGCAATATGGAAAATTCAAGAGTTGAAGACGTCCCTCACGTCATAAAGGACTCTGATGGGACAGTTGTAGCTATCGCACGCAATCTCGACATGGCCGAGAGTTTAGCTTCTGCCAGTCGGGAAGGATTCTGTGTGATAAGGGAAGCGGACGAAGATGACATAGCGGCGTTTGGACGCCGTCTGGTGGACGCATGACTCTCGGCATCGTAATCCTCGGCGGGTTCCTGCTGATAATAGCGGCGGGGGTGGTTGGGTATTACTTCGAGCGTTACCTAGATAGACGCTGGGCCAAGCAGGCCACAGAACGTATCTGGGAAAAACGCGATCAATGGCTAAAGAGGGGCTAGTATGACGGAAGTTTACCGCACGATCACCTTTATGAACGATACCCCTGGTGCCGGGCTGGAAGTGGGAATAAAATACCCGATTATCGAAATAAATGGGATTAATACGATAGTCGATCAGAACGGGAATTATCACAATGAACCGAAAGATTCTAAGTTTTTAGACTATTGCCAGCCCTACTACTCTTTGCAAATAGTTAAATACGATGCCGAGACTCGGCTGTGGACGATGGTTTAGGACAGGAGATATACTGTGGTAAAAGAAGATGACTGGCTGAAGGGACCTTTAGGTGTGCAGGAGTACCGCTTGAAAGAAGAGCCGGATTTTCGCGCTAACCTTTCATTCAAGCCGGACGAGAATGGTATTTTCTACGCAACACCGGAGTTCAGGACGCATGAGGACAGCGAGGATTGTTTCGGATGGTGGGCTTCTTACGGAGGTACGCTGTACGGCCCTGGTCCCAGAGGCCGCACCTTTTTGATTTCAAAAGAGGGCTTGTCTGAAAAGGAAATGGCATACCTGATCAAAGGCTTCAGTGGATTCGGAGAATTCAAGGAGAGAGGGGATATCCTGATGTGGACCTTTAAATAAAGGTTGGGAGTTGACTCTGAAAAAGGAGATAAAATCATGACACACAAAGACTGCGAGATTTGCCAAGAACAGGAAGACACAGTTAAAGGTATTCGACTGCTCCAACGGGCCATCGAAACCAGCATCTACCTCATGGTGGATAGGTCGGATAAAGCCGTTAAAGAAGAGCGGGATGCTCGGGCAGCGTTCGAAGCTTTCGTTGCTGAATTCCCACACTTGGCCCCAACAATAAAGGACTCTCCTGAAGAGTCCCAACAGGAAGAACCGCCTGAAGAGGCTAACCAGTCGTCTGCCTTAAGAGTCGGACCTGTTCTGTATTGAGGATTTTGTTAAATGGTAGATTTGATAGAGTTGGTGCTACAGGAGCTGGACAAACAAGGGCTTATGGCGTATGTTGCTGGAGGTTTTGCACGGGACATGTTCTTCGGCACAAGCTTTGCCAAGGATGTCGACATAGCTTGTGTTTCGGTCAGTGATCGCGGACGGGCTGCGGCATTCCTAGAGCAGGCACTCCCTTTAAAAACGGGGTTGATTTTCCAGTCTTCAAGGACACTTCCACTGTCATGTTGCCAAGGGATTACTGACATATTCAAATTCAAAAGTAAGTCTGGGTTTGGGTTGGATATCCTGTTGAAGAATAACTGTCAGACATTGCAGCAGGTTATGGATAACGTTGATTATAATCTCTCTCAGTTTGCATTGGTTGAGGGGACACCTAGATACTTAGGTAAAACCGATCTGAGGGTTCTGCACAAAGTAAGGACTTACGTCAGCGATCCCCGTGAAATAAAGATGCAGCAAAGGCACACAGAGTTGTTACCCACAATACGGTCTTGGTATGATAGTGGATTACTGATCTAAGAAAGACGGGCCCACGGTGGCCCCACCCTTCCCAACATTCCCAAAATATCTCGCTACGCAGTCACGCCTGTTACCCACACAGCCCTACCTGAAGAGTCATACCTGTACCACTACGTGACCTGCACCTGGCGACGCCAGAGTCTGACCTACCTCAAATATCCTGTGTCTACACTGTATGAATATCCAGTCCACTTTTTAGTGAAAATTCCCTCCCGCCAAAATTTTTGATCACCGATCTACGGGGGTGGTCTATTCTGTGCATCTCCCAAAATATTTAAGGGCACACCTGAAGGTTCCCGCGTAGCGTGGGCCCTGTGGCGTAGCCTGTCCCAACAGTGAAGGTTGTGTCGTGTCTCGTCTGAAGAGACTGAAGAGTCCCGTCTGTTACTTTGCCCAACATAACGAGAGCCTGAAGAGGCAGACTTGCCTCTGTCCCGATGTCAGATGCCCTGGCCTTGCCCTTGGTCGACGAAGACGGATTTTCAGTCAGTACGTTGGCAGTGGTGTTAGGCACGGCGATCAGGGGTGGGGTGGGGCCCTATCGATCTTTTGAAAATATCATAACAATCAATGGGTTAGCCTGCATCGCGTAGCTGTTGACACAACGATGATTCTATGATTCTTTTCCTTTTGGGCCAACATTTGTTTGACAAAGTGACCAACTTTACACTGCTCTGATTGACAGACCACTTCGACTGTGATCCCAACGTGAATACGCATTTAACATAACATACCTTATACGCACTCTCTTGAATGAGAATCATTCGCACAGCACACACAACCCGGGCCCGAAGGGCCTCGGGGTGAGAATGGTTATCATTTCCCAACATGAATACGAATGATAATGAGTCCCAAGTGCAGATGAGATTCATTCTCCGATGAGAACCATTATCGTTTACGCAAAAGAAAATAAAAATAAAAATTTCTGTTGACACGAAGACCGAATTTTGTCTAGCAAACCATACCCAAACCATACCTGTTAGCGCATTTTGTGAGCAAACACAGCCCTGCACAGGCTTACGGTGCCCTTCACCCTGGCCGGGTAGTCACCCGGCACAGGTCCGCCTGTTTACGTATCTATGCACAGAACGCGATTCTTTATTCATGAAATAAACTCTTGACTTTCAAGGCTTACAGCCTCAATAAAGACCAATAGAAAAAGGGGGTAAAGCACTCAACACAAGTTAAACATAGTTTAACGTTGAGCGCTGGGAACAAGCTGAGACATTTTGCGTAAACTCAGCTTTTCACGTAGTGGAAAAGTGAATCTACGATTCATCGCTTTAGCGACAGTGTAGCAAAATGGGGCGGGTTGGTTACCCTTTTTCTATTGGTCGCTCCCTACGGTCGCGCCCTCAACACTCTGAGCGCTGGGAACGAAAGACTAAGGAAAAATTTTGTAAATTGTTGATTTAGTTAATGATAATCATTATCGTATGCACAGAAATGCATAAGTATTGTAAAGATTATTCAGGATTTCATGAGTTTACTGATTTAGACTTTATGCACATTTTATAGGTTGAGTCAACAGGGTTAAATCCTTCGTATAAGCCATCCTGAGCACAGTTAGGGTTGGGCAGTACCCTAGCCCATTTTGGCGGATATGTCGTTAATAAGCACTTTGCTGCATAGAATTGGATGAGAATAGATCGCATTTCCACAAAAGGGTAGTTTTAGGTTGGATTGTTGAATGATGGGTTACTACAGGTTGGGGGTGGCTGATCTGCCCACTTACCGTAGGCAAAGAAAAGCCCGCTCAAGGCGGGCCAGTCTCAGTATCTAATCTTTTATTCTTTAACTTCCTTTACCTCATACCCTCTCACACCGCGTATTTGAGCAAACATGAACTTGCCTGTTTCCGAGGCGTCTTTGTATGTGTTATAAGTACCTTCTAACTCGATTTCGCCATCAAAGTGTTTTACGTAAAGTTGAAACATAATTAAGCCCTTTTAGATCTGGGTTAGCGTTATTGCCTCCCGATGAAAAGATTATACGACAAAAGCCCCTTTCGGGGCAAGTGTTTTTATGCTTTTACTGTTATTTTCTTTCACCTTCTATTGCGTCAATAAACGCGCTAACGTCCATTGTAAAACTTAAAGCGCCTGACCGCTTACAAGGAAGATCCCGCAAATACTCAATATTTCCTTGCATTACAATGGCTGTTTCTAGGTATCTTAACGCTTTATGTAAAATGTGTGCATTCGGGTAGTTTTCTTTTTTCACTCTATCACCTGATAGCCGATTGTTTCACACCAAGAGAGCGCTTGCTCTTTCGTGTCAAATCTGCATTTCTCTATTGCCTCGTTAGCCCGATAACCTGACTTTATTTTCAGAGTGTAATCAACTCTGTGACGATAACGATTAGTGATTATCTTAACTTTCATGGCGTTACCCTCATTTATTTTTACTTTCTTTTCACAAGATAGTCTGCCCATTCGAAAGACAAACTTAAGTTTTCGCCTGTTTCATCACCCACCCAAACCCCGTCGCCTTTGTATGTTGCTGTTGCCTTAAGGAAGTAATCTTCTCTGGCAACTGACCACTGGAAAGCGTGATAGACACAACCAATCTCAGCACAATAGGCCGGGCCCAATTTTTCAATGTCATTCACGATAGCCAATCTTGACTTAGCAAAGTAGTATTTTGGTTCCATGATTTTTACCTTTTGATTAGTAGATATTTACCCTATAGGAGAAATAATAGCAAAAAGGCCCACACCATGCAAGAGTGTAGGCCAATTATTTTTGTAAAGATTAGCGGCTATTCGCCTTGAGCCAACGGCGCATAAAGCGATAAGCATTGTCTTTGTGTGGGCCTTCCCGTAGGCTTACCCTTTCCAGGTAATCAATAGACAATTCTCCGCGCTTACGGACTAAGCGCAAAAGGGACAAAGTGTTGGCTACCTTATGCCGGGGATCGTGCCTGATGCCGCCTGCATTCAGATTTACGACGCTGTGAATAGTCACTTTAGCCATCTTATCAAAAGCGCCATGAAACAGCTTTAAAGGCGGGGCCTTTCGTTGTTGATACCAGGCCAACACGGTTAAGGAAGTATTGATCATATTTCACCCATGCATGATTGTTTGGTAGCAATAGTGTATGACCGGAATCAGGACAATGATCACGGCGTAGTCGACAACATCAAAAAACTCTTTTAAATCACGGATAACGTTTTTCATCTTTTCACCTGGCTGTAAGGAAGTTATTTCCGGGTCTCTTGCCCGATGAAAAGATTATAGGTTATAACGTGAACCGATGCAAGCGAATTTTATAGCTCAATGTTGTTTAGGTAAGCTAACATCTGGAAGTGTGATTTTGCCCGGTTTTCACCTTTGCGGAAACTACCAAAACCAGAGTTGATGATCTTGCTCATTTCCGTGATTTCGTACATTTCACCGCCAATGTGGCGTAGTGTAATGATAGTTGTTTCATTCTGTACTTGGGCAATCACACCTTTTGCAGGGGTAAAGTCATTTGCACAGACACGGGGAGCAAAGCAGTTTTTAAGCCATTCAAAAATACACAATACAGACCAAACCAGCAAGCACACAACGATAAGCACAAGAAACATTGAGACAATCGGATTTTTGATGATTTCGATTAGTGTGTTCATTTTCTATTCTCTGTTGGGTTGGCTTTATTGCCTGATAAATAATTTATCAAAAGCGCCTGATGAAAGCAAGCGCTTTTACTAATTATTTTAATTTTCCCGACAATCGCAACAATCACAATGATCATCGATTATTCTTTTCCGCATCGCCGCCGGGGATAACTCCGCTATAGCATCCTGCATCGCAAAGATCGTTTCCAAGTCCTGGCGATGTTCCGCAATGTAATCAAAGGTGCGCTGTTTGTCTCTGAATAGGTTCCCGGTATGGTTACTGTGGAGACCATCAACGAAAGCGCCTAAAACATCATCGCCGTGCTGTTTGAGTTTTTCGTAGCCTTTGATTTCAATTTCGCCGTGTTTACTTTTAACAGTGTACACAACAACAGATTCGATAGTGAATTTTTCAGTGCTCATATTTGATTACCATCCGCAAAGAATGCATATTGAGGCTGCACAGACAACAGCGATTAAGGCAGAAATTACGAAGATAGCGAACATGATTTTTACCTCTCTGTCATCTGTGTGTTTTGGCCTTCTGGCCCGATGAAAGAAGTATAGGTCATTTCACTATCTGCCGTCAATAGTTATTTTAGCGATTCCTCAAATGTTTTTTAGCCATAAGCCGCGCCGTTACTTTACTATGCCCGGCTTCCATGTAATAACGAACCAGGCGATCAAGATTGTGCCGCTTTTCTGCTTTGGTCTCTCCGGTTGGTATCCATCCACCCCAATCACTGAATAGCTTACGATCATTCATACTTGAGCCTCTTCCGCTATGGCATCATTAACGATACGGGCAATGACGCCGGGAATCCGGTCCGCTGCCAAAGGATAGCTTTTCACATGTTCAATAACACCATGCCCTTTAATACTGACCCGATAAGCAACTTGAAAAAAGCCAGGTGACGAACAAGTGACAGCAAGTTCAATACCGCTGCCGCTATGATCATCCTTATGGCGGAAATTGATCAACGTCTCCGCGTCAAAACGGGAAAAGTCGGTCACAATGTAAGGGTTAACAGCGGACAGGAAGAAAAATTTATTTGCTTGTTCCATTTTGGAGCCTCATTAGGTTTGTGTTTCATCTGTTGATAGCCCGTATTCTACAACGAGCTATCCGCCGATGTCAACGCTTAATTGTAACTTTATCCGCCTCTTTGAAGTAGGCGCGGATCTGTCCCGGCAACAATCGTAAGTCGGCTTGCAGGTGTGACAGACGATAGGACCGCCCGGCGGTTAAAACATGTTGACCGCAACCATTGCCAATAACGATGTTTACAGTGCATACTAACAGGGAGGCTCTCATGCTGCCACCTTTGAACGGGGGTCATTAGTGACACGGTAGACAAATCGGTAACCTGTGGGGATCTCCACCCGGCGGGCCTCTTTCAATTCATAGCCTAATTGCCCGAGCTTAAATAAAGGCGTTTCCACACCACGGTTAACAGACTGTTCACGGCGGTAAGGGGAAGTCAAAACAACCGGGCCAAATGCGTTAAGATAACCGTTAGCGGCTGCATCTTCTGATCCGCCACTGACCAGCCAGGCGGAATATTTGTTGATACTGTTGCCGTTCACGTCGCGGCCAAAATCGAAAGTTTCAAGGACAATGAACAGATCACCATCTTGGAAAGCTTCGACGTTCTGCATTGCTGATACTGCATCTTTGAGAGTGTGCTTGATGTTTAACATTTTCATAATGTGTGTACCTTTTAAGGGTTGATTTCGTTTGTCTGTAGGCCCTATTATGCAGGACCTACAAACCAGCGTCAATCAATTTAATTCTAAACGCTGCATTTTATCTTTAAAACTGTCGTCTGCGTCTTGCAGGTTTTGCAAGTAAACTTCTTTCGAAGATAAACCGACCCATTGACCAGGCAACACACGGTAACAACCTGCGATCAAAAACTTGTTGCGATCATTGGGCACTAATGTAACCTCTTCTGGATAACGCTGGTTAAGCAGGGTTACACAATCCGCTGCATCGCGGCGATATTCGGAGGCGCTGCCTGCGTAAACCTCTTCATAAGCAACTTCACATTTTTCAGCGTTGTTGCTGTCTACTGTGCAAAGGAATGAAGCGAGTACGATAGTTGCGATCATGATATTTTACCTTTATCGGTTGTTGGTTGATTACTTTCGTTTGTCTATGCCGTCATTATAGGCGACGGCATAACCTAACGTCAAGCGGTTAACGATTATTTTTCAGTTTCCAATCTTCATATTGAGAAGGGGATATCATGCAGACCGTCTCACCAACCGGGAAATGATCCCAACCTGTGACGTAGTCTGTTGACAGAAGAATAGCCACACACTGCACATTTTCCACTTCATCCTCGGTAACCATAAGATGCGGCGATGGTGCTTCAATTTCTTGCACGGTGATTGCAGTTTCACCCTTGTAAAATACGTCGCCGGGGACAAGGTCTAAAACATTTTTAGTGAATTGCATATCAGATACCCCAACGACGAAAAGTGGATGATTTATTAGCCTTAAGTTCACGCTTAAGACGGTTACAGCGGTTTGACATTGCGAAGTGTGACGGGGTTACAATCGTTGCGCCCGTGTTAGTGTGGATTTTCATTACTTGCTGTTTCATGATTCGATTCCTGTTTGTTGGCGTTTCGTCGCCCTGTGATTGCATTATGTATCAACCAAACCAGGGCGTCAATAGCCTAAAACAAAAATATTTAAATTATTTTACTGTGACTCGGACAGCCTCTAAAGTTGAGAGTGTCGCCGGGTCTGTGACCAGCGCTTGCCCCGTAGAGATCTTGACAGATTCACGGATCGCCGTGGCGGCCAGAGCCTTGCAGGTGGAGCGATAATTTTTACCATCTGTTACCAGGTACAGGGCAGAAAATCCACGGGGTTTAGTGGCAAGTAAGCGGGTAAACTCGGTAAGGCTGAAAAGGTTTTGCATGGTGTACACCTCAAATCAAAAATAAGGGCCCTAAATGGGCCCGTGTGCGGTTTAAAGTTTTTAGCCTTGTGTTGACCTGGTTCGGAGTTACTCCCAGTTATAGCGCGTTTTGCGGCGCTGTTGCTTGTTGCTCTTTTCCCGTGGCTGGCGGTCCTGTGCTTCGCTGTAGGACAAGCGGGCCCGGTGTGTTACTTTACTACGATTTGCGTTTGTATGTAACATGTTAACCTCTGCGTCGTTGGGTTTGTTGTTGGTGCATATGTTGTCGCTGATCGATGATATCACAGATATCATCTTCATTACTTTTGTAAACTTCATACACGATAGTAGCGCCCATCTCTTGACGATAGCGGATTGCGCCAACCATATCGATCTCTAGCATGGGGCCGTAATCACGAGATGATCCGATTTCGCCCCGATAATCATATTCAAAGTAACCGAACATTTTTTGAGCCTTTAACCAATTATGATGTGTTGCTGTCTTCATGCACCAAACAGCAAACACAACAAGGATGATGATAACGATTATTAAGTACATAATCAGCCTTAATCGATGATCTTATTACGGCGTGCAAGTGTAATCAATGCCATAGCCAGCATGGGAAAATAGTTGTCGATAGCGTCGCTAACCTTCTGGATACCTGCTACAGTATTGCTTTCTAAATCCTTTTCTGTCAAGTATTCCCACTTGATCAGCAATTCCTGGATTTCATGATTAGTGAAAGCATGGTTGATAGTGCTTGGCAACCCTTGCAGGTAAGAAGTTAAGGACTTTTGAATACCTTTTCGCGGGTTTTCCCAACCGTATTCGGATTCAAAAGTTTCAAAGAAAAACTTGAGTTTTTCAAAGGTAGAACCCTCGTGATCGATAACAGAAACGGCGTAATCACGGACGGCGTGAATGTGGATCAGTTTTGCGGAAGTGTTGACAGTATTTGATTTGATAGTCATAGTCTTTATCTCGTTTGGTTTGGTAGTGTTTCTCTTAATGGATAGCCCACTGTAAAGGGCTATCGGTTAAGAGTCAACAAATATTATAAATCTTTTTTGCGTGGAACGTCATACACGTTTTCACTGTAAGGTATTTTCAATTCCTGCGCTACTTGACAAATGTAGGCAAAGTTACGCCACTCTTTGGGACAATCTTGCACAGCCTCAATGAACAGGACTAAGGCTGTATTCTCAAAATGCCTTTCATAGCCGTAAACGTCGGACACATAGGCCAGGTCTATCCAAACATCGCCTACTTTATTGCCGTAAGTGTTGGCGTTTAACCGATCTGCAACTTCGACAGATACCAGGACACCAACAGAAACACTATGATAAGTATTCCCGGCGCTGCGTTGGAACCAACGTTTACCAGTGATCGAAATTTCTTTAATGTCTTTTGTCTGGAGTTCTGTTTGAAAAATCGCGAAATTTTTGCTCATTTTGGTCATTCCTGTATGTTGATTACTTTCGTTTGTCTATGCCGTCATTATAGGCGACGGCATAACCACACGTCAAGCTTAAATTACGTCGGTATATAAATTTTCAAGTTCTCCAGAAAAAACAGCTACCGATCCGTAAGCAGACAGATCAAAATCTTCCAGGTCGCCAAAATCATTTTGGTAATCTTCTTTCGCCGCTGCTACAAAAGCGGCGTGGGGGCCTTCAGCCTCGATACGATAGATTGGGTTCGTATTGTCAATGCTTAAAACCACGGTGAATTTTTTCATTTTGTTTCCTTTATTTGGGTAATTTTATTTGTCTATGTCGGTTATTATGAAGACAGTGTGCAATGAAGTCAAGCGGTTTTTACCAAATTATTAAAAAATTCCTGTGGCTTAACATGGGCGTTTTTGCCACCATTACCCAACCAAGCGTTAAGATGGCGGGTTGTCGTGGTGCTATACTTACGATCTACCTTGTAGCTGATTCCGCCGATGACCGCCGCCACTGGTGTGCTGTAAGAATAGAAAACCTGTGAGCCGTCGGCCAGGGTGATCATGGTTTGGTTTGCGCCGATAGTAGTCAGATTCATTTTGTAGCCCCGTTTGTTTGATTGTTGTTACTGTTTCGTTTGCATATGCCGCTATTATATGTGGCGGCATAAACCAACGTCAACAATTATTTTTAGCAAACTGTAACTTTTTCGCCGTCTACCATTATGTAAGTGTGCCCGGCGTTGCTGTACTGGTCAACATAAATCCGGCGGCGCTTTCCTTGATAGTTAAGCATATAAGAGGTAGGGATCTTTGTGCCATAGCCCGTAGCGGTTTTTTGTAGGCCCTGGCGTTGCCATTCAAGCGGTGCGTAGATCGGAGCGTAGAAGTCTGAGGCATGATCGGGGTGGCTAATCATTACGGTTTTCATTTACGGTTACCTTTTCAGTTTTGGCGGCGGTCATTCCGTCGCTCTATGGGATACATTATGGATAGTATCGGGGCCGGAGTCAATACCCCAAAACAAAAATAATTTAAATATTTATGCCGCTGTCTTTTGGGTCTATAGTACCGCCGTTGTCGATGATGCAGCGGATCACGGCATCACCCATTGCCTTGCATTCTGCCCAAGTGGGGGCCAGTATTTCAATATAGGGAAAGCAGGCAGCGCCGCCAGGGAATTGATTGATATCGGCTTGACCGCTCGTTTCTGCATTTGAGGCGGCAACATGAACGGCATTATTTAATTCGTCCCATTCCAGATAGGGAAACTTTTGATCGCTTTCGTCGTTGATGAACTCCCCGGCCTTATCGTGGGAATCGTAGGATACGTAACAACGAAACATAGGTTGCACAACAACAGAAGGGATTTTGTTTTTCATGGGACGGACTCCAAAATAAAATAGCCCGGCATCGCCGGGCATATTGTGTTAAACTACGGCTTCCCAGGCGGATTTACCAGTATTGGCAACTTTCACCACGTCACCGCTAGTCACCTGCACATTGTAGAGCGGGTTACCGTCTTTGCCTGTCTCTTTGTCAGAGTACACAGCAACGATTTTATCAAACGGGCTCAGTGCACCCTTTTTGATGCGTTTGCCGTTACCATCGGTAATGAAACCAATATGCACAGAATCGCCAACCTTTGGATCACGCAATTCAGGGTTAGTTTTTGCACGATGAGCATTGATCATTTGGGTAGCTGTGGTTTCTTTTTTCATCTGTAAATCTCCTCTTGGGTTTAAAGTAGGGCTATCTTAGCACAGCCCTGTTCACGGGTAAATAAATATTAACGCTTTTTGATAGATAAAGTGCCGCCAACATGCTTAGCAGTGACGCGCCAACCGGATTCGGTTTTTACTGGCGCTGTCGGCGTGATACCGCTTTGGCGAAGGCGCTTAGCGATAGCGCGGGCATCGTCCCGAGTACGGAAAGCGGGCATAGTTACAACAGCCGCCAGGTTTACAGCCGGGGTCGGACGTTTCTTAATCTTAACTGTAGCCATGATATCACCTTTGTTTAGTGGGTTTGTTTCTTCTCTTGATAACCCATATTCTATTATGGGTTATCCGGCGAAGTCAACAATTATTTTACGACACGTACATATTTATATTGCTGCTCTGCACTGATGCCGCCCGTACTGTTGGCGCGTGGTACTTCCAGGTGAGACGGTAACCAACCTGTAGACACACCTACATTGAAGCGGCGGATCTCACCGTACAAAGTTTCAACCTCAACGCGGCGGCCCTCTAAGCCTTTAAGCTGTGGCGATAGTTGAACCGGGCACTTAATTTTCTTGTGGTTGCAATAGCGTGAAACCTGAGAGATCACTTTTTGGCAAGCCTCAAAGTGCTTCTTAGTTCCAACACGGGCCGGGATTTGTGGGATAGCTTGCGGGTCCTGTTTAAAGAGCCAATCACGCAAGGCAATAGCCTGTTTGTTTAAGTAATCGAAACCGTTACAGGTGTAACCTGTGCCGTGGTTGAGAACATAAAGGCGGCGTGCTTTGTCGATTGAATGTAACATTTTACTGTCTCTCTTTGTTTGTGGTCGACGTTGTGTCGTCCTGTTGAGATGAATTATAGGCCGGGAGGATTCCCGGCGTCAATACAATTTTTAAATTATTTTTACTTTTCGTCTAAGCCTTTGTAAATATAAGGCTTTCCGTCGACTAGGCTATACACAACATAGTTACCCTGGCGATCTTTATTCTTAAGAGTGATCGCTTTTGCTTCACATTGGGACAGGTTGCCAACATAAGCGGGGTCCAAGTCTGCAATGGTGACGGGACCAGGGGAAGGAAGAATTTTAAAGACAGCATAATCCCGGCTTACACTGTCATAACCTGCGAACCATTCCCCCTGGTTAGCATCGGATTTGTAACGGCAAGCGCGGATTGATCCTTTATGTGCTGCCTCTTGCCCTTCGATAAAATATTTTGTGTGCTGCATAGTAACCTCCTCTTATATAGGTGTGTTAAGTATGCGCCGAAAATATTGTTTTTGCAACTGTTGACACGCCGCTAAGATCTGCCCATAATAGAGACATAAACAAACGAGGGCAATACGATGAAAACAAATACGGAATTATTAATACAGGCGTTAGGCTGGCAAAGCGGCACCGTTCACGAGGTGGCACAGCAGACCGGAATGACTGTCAGTCAAGTGTCAGAACTGCACACTTTTGGCGACAGTGTTTACAATACCCCGCGCCGCCGGGGTCACTGGGACGCCAGCCAGGGTACTATCGCCGCTGCACCGTCTGACTTGAACGACGCAAGCGGGTTAATCTCTTATTGGTACGGGGTTATCCAATTCCACAGGGGTTATTTTTAAAATCCTATTGACGGCCCGGAGCAAGGCGGGCTATATTATTGGAATAAAGAGAGTAAAAGCCACCCACGGCGCTAAACGGGGCTAGCATACCAGGGCACTGGTTGTAAGGTGGATCGCCGGTAGTTCGTCCTTACAAAACTTGTGGGCGGTGTGTTATTAAATGGCGCTCGCCCCGTCGCCCCATAGGTGGCACACTAGAAAAATATTAGCGGCTATCTCGTGATCCATTTTTTAAAACTCCTAAACGGCCAGAAAAATTTTTTCCTCTTTCGAAATTTCACAGGAAAATTTTTTGTCATTAGATAATTTTCGCCACCGAAAAAATGCGAGCACATATTTTTCCCCGCCCGAAAAATCGTACCTCCAAATTTTTGGCGCAAGAAAAATTGGCTCAGGTGAAATGAGAAATCCAAAATTTTCCGGCTAATGAATTTTGTAAAGATTGAAATTCCCCATTGACTACGGGCCGGGGTTGATGCATAATCTTATACATGGCGAGGGGTGACGGGATTCGCGAGGCAAACACGGGAGGTGCCTGTCGTTTTGCAAATGAGAATGATTATCATTCAGCAATGTAAATGAGAAAGATTCGCATTCAAGGTCTCAAATGAGAATGATTATCATTTGACTTTTTAGAAATGAGAATGATTCTGATTTGCATTTTTATTTTCACCTACCACGAGGATTTCGAATACGTTTTTGATTTTAAAATTTCGATCGAGACCCCGGCGCGAGACCTCTGTCGAGAAACCGAACACGATCGAGAAATTAAAAAAGCGATCGAGACCCCAGTTTTTATAGCTCGACTTCTTGCTTTTGCTCTGGAGATAGTTTACGATTGCCAAGCTAAAAAGTCGATCGAGACCCTGTAAAATCATGAACGGATACTGTCCCGCGTCTACTACGCTGAAGGTGATTGGCTGTTTCGGTAGGTGGAGTGCGATGATGAAGGTTAACCCTTCCTCCATGCATCAACTGACATACTGCCTGACTTTTGCCGCCGCACGGAAGTTAGACAGAGAGTTTTCCATGCCCACCTAGAAATCTAAAATAGAATCTCGAATGGAATTTTGATTTGAAAACTGATTTCAAATATTGATACAAATATCATATCATCTCAATTAGAATTTGGTTTTGAAATCTGAATTTTATTTTCCCTCCAAATATCATACTCTTTTCTTATCGCCTCCCGCTTAGTCCAACCTCCATCCGCTACCCAAGCCTCGTGCGCTTCTTCTTCTGTGTCAAAATATCCCAAGTACCTATCATCTCCTGAATCTCTCTGCGCCTTGTACTTTCCAAGGTTCCTATCGAACGTGACACCTTGTAAGCGCCCGTTTCTCGATTTGTTTGGCCGGGATTTTGCTTCCCAGTTATTGATCCATGCAGGTACGTAGAGGCAAGTCTCGGGGCCATACTCTCTGTTACCAGGTTTGAGTATGTCTTTATCTAATTGATAATCTTCGATATAATTATCTTCCCACCAACTCAAGAAAGAAGAAAAGTTTTTCCATTGGTCGGAGATAGTGCAATCGGCATACGAAAGGTTTCTTCCTCCGTATACTCTGTTCACCATATTTGACCAATCTTTATATGCTGGGTGGTGCCTCATCTTACCATCTTGACCTCGGTAGCTGGTACAGAAGTCAACATCGTTATTGCCCCATCCGCAGACAGAGCCAACGGGCCAACGCCGGGGTCTTATTTCAAAGTCCATAGTCTTTCTCCAATAGGATTTCATATCCAAAACCTGGCCGTCCCTGGCCGACAAATATCATGGCTTTATAGCTAGCGACACTGCAATAGAGGAGGGCTTAAGACGCTTGTGATACCCTGAGTGCTGCTCATAGTCCCTCAGGTATCTCATCACCGACCAGTCGGCACCCGGGTGGGTGATATCGAACAGAGCTATCTCCTCTTCTGTGGGGTGCAGCCAGTTTTCAAAATGCTCTTTGAAGTCTGCTATCTTCATAACAAAAGAGTTGTCCTGGCTGTATACCACCGCCGGGCCCTTGAGGCTAATACTACCCTCTGAGGTTACGATCAGGGAAGACTTATCATACTGGTTGATAAATCTAAGAATACCATTACTACAGGAAGTTATTTCCAGCTTACCACGTTCCTGTGAGCTAAGCGTAGCCATGTAGTCATTGGTTGAAGTAGGCCAGAAGGTAAGATGGAACAGATTCTTATCCCGCTGTAGTGCGAAAGACACATCCCATGTGTACCAAGAATCAGTGATCATCTCCCTCATGTATTTGATAGGGGGTGATACGGAATCTAGGTCTTCTCTTACTCCTTCCAACATAGCGATCATATCGGACCGACTCATGTTTTCAAAGTCTTCATCTTCAAGACGCGCTTTAGCTGAGTTTACGGTATCGTGTAAAGTCTGGATAACCTCATCAGCTTTTTCTATGAAGTTACCAATGGTATCATCGATTTCATAATCCGAGGCGATACCTTTCACCTCGCTCTTGAGTTCCTCAAGATCGTATGTGCGCTGACAAGATTGTAAACGGACGGTTAGCGAATCGAAGTCTGGTATTTGAGGTATGCGAGGCTGGCCTCGACGATAAGGCATTACCTCATACAAATGTGTAGCAGCAAAAGACATTCTGTGGGCTCCTGTAAAGAGATTAGAGCGACTTTCATCGCTCTTGGTATATTGGGTAGGTTTTTAAGAGATCTCTTCCTGTGGGTCCGCTGCTTTGTCAAAAAGGGCCCCTCTCTCGTACATCTTTTCCGAGATCCAGTTTGCAGCCATCATCATTAACTCTTCATCATCCGGATGTGCATACAGACGGAAGGTGATGAACTGGTCCTCATTGAAAGAGATCCTCACATGCTTGGAGAAAGGTTGCTGAGGGAAGTGTTCCCGGACAAGATCCTCCAACTCTTTATAACAAAGCCAACTATCTTCCGATTCAGGCACTTCAAAAGAGAACCATTCAGTGCTGATTTGGTTAACATGAACAACCTTAAGCAACTCTTTGGTCATTAACTGACTGGTGTATTGCTTAGTCATTGCAACCTCCCTCCACAAAGTGCGTCATGAAGGTATCCAAGGCTTTGCCATCATCTTCTTGGTAGAAGAAGTCTTTGTCAGTACCTTGGGCAGCTTCTGCAAGGTCTGGGTGATCCTGGTGCATCAGGTTGAATAAGTTCTGTCCGATGCGTGTTGTACCGGACTTAGCTTTGATTTCGTATGCACGGGCAATCAGTTTAGCAGCTTGGTTGTGATCAAGTTTCTTAGTCATTTTTCTTTCCTTTTGCTAGTTTGGATAATTTCTGGTATTGCAGTTTGCTTATGTGCGAGGGATCTTTAACCCGGGCACGTTGTTGTTGTTCAACCCTTCGGCTGTTGTGGTCGATGATCACATTACCACAGAAAAGCATAAACGATTCTGGGTTATCCAGATTAAGTTTACGAACTTCTTCAACAAAGATATCGTGATTATCATCCATACGAGGAATGAGTAATTGCACGCCATGATCGTCGTGTACTTCACGTAAACGGATATATTCTTCATTGTCTTTCATGCACTGGCGAGCCAGGTTCATGATGTGTTTAATGTCCATAGTTATTCCTCTGTGGTTTGGTAACAAGAGCATAAGAAAAAGGTTGACCGAAGTCAACCTTATTTTTAGTTATCTTTCTTGAAGACTGCAAGGATGTCTTTATTCTTGGTATCGTCGTAAGGGTCGAAAGCGTTGGCATCTTCCACAGAAGTCCACCGCTTACCGTCCCAGACAGTTAGCCAGTCAGAATCGCCCCATCGATAAGTGTCGGCACCAATCGTGTCTCCCATGTATAGGTACACAATAACAAAAGGCTGTTTACCTACCTCATCGTACTCAGGTACAGTTACCATCTTGACCGACTGGAAAGCTATCAGATCACGTACAGCTTCGATACGTATATCAATCACCTTTTTTCTCCCAGCCCAACTTGTCGTTGATAATGCCTAATAAGTAATCCGCCATTGCACTGACGTCTTCATCCCGGCCCTCTTCATTGAAGACAGAGTAAGAGACTGAACTTGCCAGGTCTCCGTCGTAGCGCATCTCTCTTGCTAATTTCTGCAAGTTTTGCAGCATATCTAAGTCTTTGCTCATTGCTTATTCTCCGCAGGGTGTGCAGGGTAAGGCATCCAGTCGGTAGGCTCGCTGATAAAAGAATCGCCATCGAAGAAGTAGTGGTAAGGCCCGTTACCATCGTCACCTATGAAGCCTGCCTCTACGTGGTCTATTCCACCAAAACGTAGCAATACTTTCGTATCAAGCTCCGGCATCCGCTCGGACATAGAGATCCAACGATGGCTCCGCAGGTCCTTCAAGATGTCCAGTAGTTCATCCGGCAGCATACTTACCAGATCGCAGTCGTCTGGTCGGTTTATCTTTTGAGTTACCAGTTCAATCAAGCGATCAAGTCTTTCATTAGTTACCATTTGGGGCCTCCGGGGCTGCTAGTATCATTGCTCTATATGCGGTTGGGCTATAAACCGAAGCTTCTCGATAACCTTCCATCAGCATTGCTTTAGTAGGTACAACAGGGACCAGTTTCCAGCCTTCCGGTACAGCATAAGGCTTTTGCAGAAGACTTGCAAGCTGTTCGAGATAGGCCAAGGTCTTCTCTTCACGGATAGAAAGTCCATGATCAATGTCGTGGAAATTAGCCCGTAACCGGGCTATTTCTTTGTTCAGGTCTGACAGATTAACTTTTTTCATCAGCGTGTCCCACTGTTCTGAGCATTTTTGATAGCAGCCATCAGGTCGTCTGCCCACACAGTTCTTGATTCGCCACCTACAAATTCAAGAACAACTTTTCTTTTGTCTGACCAGTGACTGTGGACGCGAACCGAAGTCTTAGCTGGTTCATCATAATTTTCAATCTCGCTTGTTACTTTCATACCCCCTCCTGCATCATCAAGAAGACAATCATGGCGGCCCGGAGTGGATTTTTATCTTCTGCCCTCGGGTGAATAAATCCTTTAACAACCGCCCGAGCGGCCCACAATCCTGTAGGTTCTAATTGCTCCTCAGATTCATCAGTAAACTCAAAAATTGCCTCTAAGTCTATGAGGTTTTGTTGGATAATCGGCCCGGCGTCAGCCCACGAGTTGCAAAAATCAAACCATGCATAGTGGTTACCGTGGAGGACAACACAAGCGGATCGCCCGTCGGCATCATGGGCGTAACCTAAAGGTTTAACACCTGTTTTGATTTCAAGCACCTTTCGGTTAATCTCAAAGTCACTCATTTTATCATAATTCATTTGTTTCTCCTGTTGAGGTTAATCTGTCCAGTCTTTCGATCTCTGCAATGAGTAAAGCGGCGGCACGGACCAAGTCTTGACGTGGCGACTTTGGTTTCCACCAAGCCTCATCCCAAGGCCATGATCCCGGCACTTCTTCGGAAGTATAGTCATCCGGGCGGCTTGGATAAACCCATTGCCTGCCGTTAACGTGACGGGCATAACAAGCGGCGGCACCTGCCATTTCACCACTGCTATGGGTATCGTCATGCTCTGGTGTCCAGCCCTCTTGGGACACTTGGCGTTGGCGCTCAAAAATTACATCGTTAATTGCATTACTCATTTTGGCCTCCCGGCTCTGCTGCCAACATGGCATCGATTTGCTCACGCAGCTTGCTTTCATAATGGTCATCTTCTTCGTCAGTGATTGCCTGTGACCAGAAGATGCTGTGGCTCCCATAAAGTAAAGGTTCTCTTACATTGACAACCTTCGACACCAGATAATCCATGCGTCGGGTATCGTCGCTTACAGTCTGGACTGACGTAACACGCAGTGCCTGAATAGCGGCATTGATAATTTCCTTATTCCCGCTAGCCATGTTAGGCCAGAGTAAAGACTCCAGATCATCCGCAATTTTTTCGTGCTGCTCGCTTACAGGCTGTGCGGTGGCGTATAAGGTTCTAACCTTTCCACCCTCGCTAGCCTCTTCATCATGGAATTCTTTTGTGCAATCCACCCAAAAATAAAAAGCATTACCGTTGCTTGGTACGTAGCCCTGCTGATACTGATAAATTACGTCACTCATGACTTCACCTCTGCACCTGCGTTTTTAACAGCAGAAATCACAGCATCCTGCGGCAGCCACAAATTCCCGTGACCATCGTCGTAAGGGTCTGGCAACTCCACCGGGCGCAAAAGCTGAGCGGGCTGGGTGGAATCTTTATGGGCATTCCAGCCTCTCCACATGGCCTGAACATACGATGAGGAATAGCCAGGACCATTTTTGTAGTTGATGCGGTAGATGCTCTCTTTATCCCAGTCTGTTCGGTATGACAAAAACCATTTTTCAAAAGCGTCCATTTCTTTTTCAACCAGCGCCTGCACATCACCATCAACTGGATTGGGGGAATTAGTTGTCATGGTTGGTCTCATTTTTGGCTTCATAAGCAATGCAAGCGGGGCAAACCCAACCTTCCCCACGAACTTTCTTCCATCCCGCTGATTTGCAATCGTCTACTAACTCTTTATGGGAGAAAATCAAACCGCGCTGAGAATCATCAGACATAACGCCCGGACCTTCATTATCATCTGACCAGCAGCGGAACCCATCGTATTCAGACCGACCAGTACCGCGCCTTTCGCATCTAATCTCTAACCAGATAGCCATATCAACCCGCCTTATCCCGCCGTACTGTGAACTGCATTAGGAAAGTAAAGGCCAATGCCGCCAAAGTCAGCGCCAGTAGCTTTAGCCGCACCACACCATTCACCACCTTCACGATCCATATACTCCGATATTTCGTTCTCCCTTGTGGCATCGTGCAGACCAACAAACGAATCTCCAATAGTGAAAAAAGCAATGCGCTTCGATGGGCATTCATTCAAAAACGTTTGAAGGTTTTTCAGCCAGTCCAGTTCTTTTTTAGTCAATGGTTTAGTTACCATATTAAACGTCCTCTTCAATGTTCTGAGCTACGCCCAGTGGAAATTTCTTATCGACCCAAGCTTCCATCTTCCTCCGCACCCGGGTGACGGCATAGCTCCAGTCATCTGCTTTGTTTAGCAGGGCCTCTAAAAGAATAACAGGTACGAAAACTGGCAAGAAGAGTAATCGGCCTGCCAGACTCTTTTTAGTCATTTTGTACATGTTTGTCGACCCTCTTTGGCATAAAGGCTAAGACGATGAAAACCAGTAGAGATACAAAAGTTCCGATCAACAAGCCTGTTGCGATAGAGTAGAAGATTATTGTGGCAAAGACTTCGAGAGTCATTACTCTTCCCCCAGCAGATCGCTGTTTAGACGTTTCCACTCCCCGAAGTGATGGTCTTGCTGGCTGGTTGGACTACCGCAGCCACCGCCAATAACATGCTCTTCCATCGACGATCCACACATGCAGTAATTTGGAGATGTATGTTCGAATACATCTACCAGATCCTTCAGACCCTTCCGAAGCTCCTTGATTAAATCGAGGGCATCCTCCGCAAGAAGAGTAACGTCCACTGTAGCATACCCAGAGCATCCTGAGGGTGTCTCCCCTTCAACCTCAAACTCACCTTCGGTGATGTCATTAAGGTCACACTCTGAGAGGTACGCCAACAGATTCTCTACGTTAACGCCGTAATGAAAACCATTTTTCATTTTGAAATCAATTTTCATTGGAAATATCCTTAGCAAAAACCTCTCTCACAACATCCAAGATGCGGGAGAGGTAGTCATATTTGGGGTTTACTTTAGTCGGCCAAGGTAAGTACCAAGGTTCATCTATGCCCTCCAGGCAGCTTAAAGCTCGCGGAGTGTAACCACTGCAAAGCGTGTGACGGTCAAGAGAAGGTCCTTGTACATAGCTCCACGCCGTGTATGCTTCCTCTTTGCTAATCATACCTGCCCGTCTTTGCTTGAGTACAAAGCACTTGATAAAGTTGCCATCCTCCTCTTCATCAGGAATGGTAGGACGATAGTCAGACATCTTGTCGATAAGGTAATCATTAGAGACGCGTTGGAAGAACTCTTCAATTGTCCCTCCCATACTCCCCCAGTAACCTGTCCATGACTCACCCCAACAAGAGATAATGACCTTTCCAGCACCTTCGTGATAGTTCTCAACGATGACTTCCACAGGGTCTAGGCGACGGTTTTGGAGGTCCTCGATACGGATTTTCCTTACTTGCGTTTCGATAATTCTCATTTTTTCACCTGCAAGGCCAGTTCGCTAATGTTCACTTTAGCGTGCGACCCCGGCGGAAGGAGTTTATGAGCCTCCAACTTCGCCGCTTGGGTAGCTTGATCATAAACCTGAGACAACTTGCAATCAGGTCCCCAGCCACCTAAGTTTTCCAAGGTAATCTCGATAAGGATCTTCGCACTTGCTGTTGTAGTTGTCATACACGCTCCTTGTAGAAAGTATAGGCAAAGTAAGCCTTGTTGCGGCTATCCTTAACACCGTAATAGACTTCGTGCCCGTATCCGAACAGCCACCCAGTAATGACGAGGATCTTTTCCCACATTTTCCACTTAAACTTCAGGTAGGTCTTTTTCACTGTTTTTCTCCAGATGTTTTTTGTGCATATGTTCTACGATGCGGACGATAGGGCCGCGACGACGTTTACGGATTTTACGCTCGATACGCCAGGCCACCATCTTGGGACTGTTATACCAAGCATCAATCTTAAACATAACAACCACCAAGATCAATACCCCAACAATCAGAATGGATATCCCCGGGATCAGGGAGAAGAAGAGCATGACTCTGTCACCGTTACTCACCTCACCCTCTTTAGCCAATAAATGAAGGATTCCCCAAATGCTGAGAACAGTCGGCAGTAACCAAAAAATGATCACCTTCATTAAGACTGCACCATACAATGTTTCCAACACTGTTACACTCCTATACGTATTCAATCAATACCAAGACAAATTTACCCAACAATCCTATAAGGATCATTACAAGTCCAGCGTATACCATGCATCGGGTGACATCATCCCCAGGATGCATAAGGATTCTTTCTGTACTTTGCATACATGTGATCCAAAAGGATCAGTACCAAGAACAGTCCTAACATCTCCAACATACAATAATCCTCCTCATCTGTTTTATTATATACTACCTAAACCTGTGGTACTGTCAATACAATTTCGAAGAAATTTAATAAAACAGACCCCGAGTAGGGCGAGTGGGGAGGTTTTATTATAAAGTATAGATCTAACATCCGTAGCCCAGTTTGGGTGAGCGGAGCGAAGGTGTTAGATCTTATATACTCTTGTGTGCCTTTCAGGCTACATGGTCATGTTGTCTTTTCTGACCATCTTTTCAAGGTCTGTCGGATGTTGTCGTGCATTGTCTCCTCATCGTGACCCGCAGTAAACTGAGCAACCAGGTGGGAACATAACTTGATAAAGCCATGATCCTCTTTAACAGGAGATCCCGCCACTACATCCATGAACATTAGTTCATCATCTTCAACCCCGTCCGGATGCAAGAAGGTCTCGAAACCGCACAGTTCTACTTGGATGCCTTCCTCAGATACCCTTGTAGCCTCGATACCCCGGCTATTGAACACAGCCTTCCAAGTATACATCGCGTTTCCCGTGAGACCCAGTCTAAACACGGAGAGGCCCATGCCCCTCCTCATCACATTCAACTCATAACTGTATTGCAATTTAGCCTCCTTACAGATACTGGTCAAAGTCTACCGCTTTACCGAACGGAGGATCCCATTGATTTCCGTGTCGACCTAAGATAACCCATAAGGTTTTATTGCCGTATTTTTTGGCCCAGTCTTTCACTTTTGACACATCGCTGAAATAACCGTCGGTATAAATCACGATCTGGTCAGGATCATGCGGTTCTTTGTCTAAGGCTTCGAACACACAGGAAACATCTGTCCCGAAAGTTGTGGTGATCTTGTAGTCATTCAACTCCCTTACGTTTGCCTTGGTGTACTTAACCGTGTTGCCAACTTCGGTTGACCAGCAGCTTAAGTAGACTTCAAAGTCGTCATACTGATTACACATACCACGGATCTCTCGCATGGTGGGTCGAAGCAAGCTGTCATTGAAAGATCCTGACACATCAAAGAAGATGTGGGCACGGATAGTCTTTGCTTTAGAGTAAGACGGTAGACCGATAGTCTGCCGACTTGTCAAATGCCCCGAATTACGCAGAGTCTTCGTCAAAGAATAACTCCGGCGATGCAGACGACGGTATGAGACGTTATCCTTAAACAGGCGTTCAATCGTCTTACGCAGCAGGCGAAGGTAATTAATCTTCGGCTTACCCGCCTCTTCAACATATTTACGTGCATCCTTAGGCGCTCCGGATCCCGCAGCTTTCACACCGTTTTGGATTGCCCGGCGCATCACTGTATCGTTACGGTTCTTTTCCTCGGTTGAAAGAGCCTTCTTGGCGGCAGGGTTTGTGCCCAACACATCAGACAAGGTGGCTTCGTCAGGGTCATTCGAGAAAGTTCCGTCGGAGTTAGCATGTTGGTCTGTACCTTGTGAACCGCCCGGCTGTTTACCACCTGAACCGCCCGCCGGGGGAGGGTTCTGTTTCTCGTTACGCAGGATCTCGTAGATCTGCTCGGTAAACATGTCAACAAACCGGAAGTCAGCATAGGCCCACTTCATGAAGGCAAATTCCTCATCTTCTGGGAAGTCGCTGTCCTTCCCTTTAGGGAACCAGGCCCGACCCATGTTGTCGGCGTTGCTGTGGATCAGGATCGCATTTGTATTGATTCGGTGATCGGCAGCAATGTTAAACAGTTCATGATCAAAACCTTTTCCACGGTACATGTGATCAGATACGACGTGGTCACATTCATGCTCCAGCACAAAGGCGATTTCACGAGAGGTTTTCTTACGATAGAAGACATCAATGTGATGTTTCATATCGGCATTCTTTTTCGGATCCTGAATATTTTTGTCGATTCGCTGGTATACCAGCTTCTTCCGCTCATCAGTCATGCCAGCGACGAACTCCGGAGAATAGAGGATATTACGCCCGTCAGTAGCCATAGTGTTGATTGTTTCGGTTGCCTTGACCAATGGCATAGATGAAAGCAACACGCCGTAGAAAGGCTTGTAGCGCTTTAATTGAAGGCTTGCCGCCTCAAGGAGGATTTCTGCTTGATCTTGGTTAGCATTTGCCAGTGCCAACTCTTCTTCGTTCATAACGTCGGGTGTTTTATTCATGTCGTCTCTCCAAAAGAAATGGGCCATCTAAGATGACCCACTATATCACACTGAAAGTTGCTGTCAATTACCTTGGAAGGCTTCCAGTTCTTTTCCGTAACGATTCTGGTATTCCATAACCAGTTGCATAACGGAGGCACACTTGGCACGCACGGTTGGGATAACCTTCTCACGCTTAGGATTACGAAGCATCAGCGGCTTTTCTTCAACCTTGTGCGAACGGAACAAGCCGATCATCAATGCAATCAAAGTATCTTTGTTGTTCTGGTAATAGTTGTCCGTCATGAAGTTCATGAAGTTACATGCCCGGTCAACAACCAAAGGTGTCGCCAGCTTATCATCCATGATCTCATCTTCCAGCTTGGCTAAGCCAGTCTGTGCTAATACATACACTAGGTCGTTCTTCTCACGAGGCAGGTTATGTTTTGTAACCTTCCCGGAGAATACGTCCTCAATCTTGGGCAACTCAGAGGCACGCGCGTGATACGCCATTACTTCGGTGTCCAAGCCTTCCCCAACAGTACCTGCAATAGCCACTTCTGTCAGGTAATCCGAAGGGCGGTACTTGTCGTAGTCATACAGTGTACCTGATACCGTAGCCCACTGACGAGGCGATGCGAACACTGCGGTAGAGCGGTTCTCTACATCCCCTGTGTAGAAATGTTCAGGGAACTGCTTCAAGAAGCCGATAATATTCGGGTGGAGACGGAAGGGGATAGCATAATCCTCAATCCACACATCCAGATCATAATCAACTTCCACCATAATCATACGGTTAACCAAGGGGCCCGGCATCTCTGTAGTGCCTGCATTATCGGTATCGCGGTTGCCCGCACCAACAAAGACACAGCCTTTCGGGAAGCGGTGGTCACCTGCCACATGGTCAAGAATAACCTGATATGCAGAGTGTTGGGTCCCCAACATAGCGTTTGGAAGTTCATCCAGAAAAATAATACCTTCCCAGTTCGGGTCAGTAGGCCAGAAACTCGGGCAAGCATACACAGTGCGTGTTACTTCTTTTCCTGTTTCCTTGTCGATATAGGTGACTGGAACCGGGATACCAGCAATATCTTGAGGCTCTTTATCCGACAAACGAACATCGCACAAGTTATTGCCTTTGCGATGTGGGAACATATTGTCGGCAATCTGTTGCATCTTCTGTGACTTGCCTAAGCCTGCACCGCCGTAAAAGAATACGGTTTTGTTCAGGCGAGCACCTAATGCCACGAAGTAATCCATATCTCGGATCGTAATACGCTTTTGGAAAACATGTTGGGAAGTACGTTTATAAGCCATCTCTGTCTATCTCCTTTGTGGGTTTCTGCTGTATTGTAGGCCGGAGTTTTCCGGTGTCAACTAATTTCTGTCTCTTCGTACTCTAAATCGAAGAGGAAGTAAGGATCGCAGTCGTCATCGAATACAAAAAGGGTCTTTGGGTTTACACCGTGGACAGTGTATTCTATTTCAGTGTCAAATTTAGCCCCTTCCGGGGCTGCGGTGATCCTAACCTTCATGAGCGGTGCGCTCAAGGGTTATGCAAAGCTCATCATCAGGAAAAAAGTGAGTAATATCCTTCACCAGATAAAGCGTATCTTGAATTACCACTTTTTCTCCAATACGTGGACAGATGAATGTCGCGTTGGTCTGCTTTTGTGCCAAATTGTTCTCGGCTGTATCTTCAATAATAACAAACATATCACTCTCCTTTACGGTTTATAATCTCATTGATTTTAGTATCACGCATCGAGAGGTAATCCTCTCTCGGCCACTGTTGCAGGTTACTGTGATCTTCATGCCAGGCAATCATCTCACTAATCTGCATATGCATTGTATGATACTTTTTCATGCGATCCAAGTCTTTTTGACGCAAACCTTTCAGTCGACGAATGTCTGTGTTGTGGCGCAGGTCGGCAAGCTTTACACGACAGGCGTCGTAACTCTCCAAAATGCCCTTGAGGTATTCACTGTGAGATTGAAATTCAACCTTAGTAAGACGTGTGATGCCGTCAATGACCCGCTCGGAGACCCCCAGACGGACAAGATCACATTGTCGGACAGGCGTGTCCTCAATCAAGTCGTGACCGATTGCAATACAATTAAGTTCGTCATCACCTTTCTCTTTCAGGTAATGCATAACCTTAATAACGTGCAATACATAAGGACGGCCACCTTTATCAAACTGACCGTGGTGATGAACAGCCGCAAGCTTGATCATAGTAGCTAGCTGCTGTGCTGGACTTTCCGGGCTACGTTGCATGTATGTCTCCTTAATAAGTGTGAGCAAAGAGTAGCAGCAATAAAAATTCAAATCAACCCTTGATTTTATTATTCTCCGCATTTAAGATTACCTCATCAAATCGACGAGGGCATATGAATGACAATGTTAGAAAATACTAAACATCGTGATGAAGAGCATGTTGACGAAAGGGCACGCCAGTTTTTCCAGTGGGGTTATAGTGGCGATGGTAACTCTTATCATTGGAACAGTTTGGCAAAAGGCTTAAAACCAACACTGACATTAGAATCCCGCTTGGGAAACTACTGCGGTTACTGTGGCCGCCGGGCCTTACCTATACAAGGCGAGAAGGGAGACCTCTATTCTCGTGACAAAAAATATTTCAGCAAGGGGCACTGTTGCGTGTGCAGAGATGCAATGGATGAACTGGAAATTGAACACCAGAAAGAGCAGTTGATTGATAAGATGAATCAAGCCCTGAGTCAACTCAATTCGGTCAAGCCAGAAGTTAACCATGAGGTTATGACTTCGCTTGTCCAAGCTGAAGCAGAGCAAAAGATAAAGGAAATCCATCAGGCGAGGTCCAGGTCTCACTTCTGGCCGCCCAGCAACACAGGTATTAAAATTGTCAAAGGTGGTGAAAAAACAACGGAGGACTCATACGATGAATAAAGAACCACAAGAAATTACGCTGAACCTGGTTAATACACCCCGTCAGCATGACCCAAGTAAACGCTGTATTGGATTCTCTGTTGACATCTCTGAGTTGAATGGTAACATGAGTCACTTCTCGGGATTACTGGAGAAATACTGTGCCCTTTACCTAGTAGGGCTGGGTTATAAAGTAGAAAAGAAAGAAGTTAACGATATGGTTTTTTCAATCGAAAAGGTAAAGGTGGAATGAGATGAAGCAAGGCGTTGATGTAAGAGGGTTAGCGACACCTCAAAAACTCAAAGAGGTTTTTGGCCGGGAAGATCTCGGGGAGCACGAAATCCGACAGGCTTTTGTACACGGCACACCAAAATTTCGAATTGGTGCTAAGGTTGGTGTAATCAACCAAGGTATCAACTTCGAAGTGACGACCATCATTTGGAGTGATATATTCTCTTCTTGGTGCTACTACATCCCTGAGTTAGGGGTATTTCAATCTGAAATTGACTTACAGGAGTTAAAATAATGGATTTAATCACTCAATACCTTACTGTGGATGCACCTTTGGCATTATTAATTGTCTTGACCTTGGGTATTCTCACGGCATGTATCACTTTTTTCAACGAGTGCGTAGAGATTTATCGCCGGGTGGTCTGGTTGTTCTGCAAGAATCGACGGAATAACTGGACTTGGCGGACAGTTCTGTGGTTACCTTTCCGATTTATTGTGGTCATCATTATTCCCCAAGTGATTTACATTATTTTCACCCAAGTGCTAAATTTTTCTTGAATGTGTTTATGGGGCCATGTATTATGGCCCTTCATAAACAAGAGGAAACAGACATGAAGATCAAGATGCACAACAGGCTTTCCGGAAAAACAACTGAGATAGTCCTTGATGAACAAGACTGGATCACCCGTGATATAGGTTTCTTTCCTGACCCGATTGCAGAAAAACTTGTCTCAAAAATTCCTAGTGCTATCTACTCAGTAGAATCAACCGACGAGGCATGGGATAGCCGTGAACTCGGTGCCTCTATGGAGCACGTCAAGGTCTCAGACTTAGATATCGACGTTGACGGTGTTCCGTCTGAGACACAATCGCCGTGGCTGGACTTTGTCATGAACACAGATTTGGGTGAGACCAGACCTCTTCTTACCGAAGCAATGAAGGAAGAAGGTAAGCGTATTATGGAGAATCTTCACCAAGAGGGACGAATAGTCCGTTTTGACTTGGAAACTCAAGTGGATAATCAGGAAATACGGGAAATCATGCAGAAGCTTAATAAGCTGGCAGAGGACAAGAAGATTGTAATCTTCAGACCGGGTAGTTTTGCTATCGGCGGGACATCCTTATATTCCATGATCGATGATTCCTGGCAAAAAGAGGCGATGGTTGAGACTGTCCGCCCACCACACATTCGCCATTGGGATGAGCCTAAACTTCGCCGTGGCAAAGGCCACAACAAATTAAAGCGTAAGGGGAAGAAATGATGACTAAGGAAGTATTTAAAATTAAAGAAGATTCTGATCTCTACAAGGGTTGGATGGTGGCCGCAGAAGCCCCGTACCAGCCCGGCATGATTGAACTGGATACGTTTATGGAAGAGAAGGAGACGGGTTTGAGCGTCGAGGTAGGTATTCGTCTTAGTCGCCAAGATGCCCGATCTCTTGCTGCACACCTCAACGCATTGGCAGATCAACTCTTTTTTGAGGAGATGTCCAAAAAATGAAAGACTTCTTGGGTAATGATTTATCAATTGGTGACGAGGTTGTTTTCACAGAATACAACCGTCACGGCCTGACCCGTGGAGAGATCATTAAATTTTCAAAAGGTATTGGAAGCCAGGCTGTAATTGAGTACAATGCCTACGGAGAGCCGAGAAAGGCTCGTAAAACTTCAGACTACGTTATTAAGGTGGTAAAATGACAAACAACAAATCAGGATTAAGCTATCCTCGTGAGCGCCCACGTATTCGGCAGGAAGATACGTATAATTCTGGGCATATGCGTATGATTCAAGAACATCCTTCCTATGGTCGTGTGACGATCACACATCCATCCGGCGGCAATGTCGAAATGTTTGGTTCTGACATCGTTCACAACGAGCGCGTTGCCCTCCGTATCGACTATGCCTACGAAGAGGTTAGCAACGGCATTCCTGAATACAGGAGCCTGGGTAGTAGCCGAGGTGGACGTGTGGTTGAGATCGAGATGACGGCCTTCCAGTGGGCTGGCTTGGTTGCATCTCACAGCGGTAATGGTGTGCCGTGTACGCTGCGTTACGTTACTCCAAACGGAAGCGGAAATCTCCCACTCATCGAATCGCAGAACACCTCAGAAGAGCAGGCGACTCGTGAGGTTAAGGCTAATCTTGAAGAAATGATGGAAAGGCATAACGAAGGGCTCGAAGTCCTACGTGAACTGGTTGGTAAAGGCAAGGCCACCAAGAAAGAGTTGCAGGCTGCATTGGAGAAATTCAACTATATCCATGCAAAACTGCCGGATGTTACCAGCTATGCTTTGCACACCTTCACTGAGCACGCAGAAAATGTTGTTGCGAAGGCTAATGCAGAGGTTGAGGCCAATATCAACAGCATCATTCAGCGTACGGGCATCAAAGCTTTAGGTATGCGCCAAGATGCGTTAGAGGACAAGTCTTGATGGATACAGGAACTATTGACGACATCCTCACACGTATTGATGCGAAGATCCACGGGGCAACCAACGACGAAGAAGACGTTGAGTTTGAACTGCGAGACATCATGGATCTCCGTGGTGTTTGCGACACACTTAGCCGTGAACTGTTTGGAGTGCGTAAGTGCTCCATGCCTAAATTCATAGCAGGGGATGAGGTACGGGACAAACAAAGCTGCGTATCTTTCTACGTTTCAGATGCGGAAGTGTCCGAAGGGTCGAATGGCTATGAGTGGAATTATCGCCGTGGCTTTTACTTCATCCCCGAAAGTGACCTTGAATTGGTAAAGCCGAGAGGTGTACGATGAAAACTTTGGTGCAGGATATTAAAAAGGGTGATGTTTTCCGGAGAAATTCGGGTGTTGGTTGTGAAATCATTGCAAGCGATGACGCTATTGTTGTTGGCAACAAGGTATTTATCCCTTTTGGCGGTGAAGAAGGGTTAACATACGTAGATTATTTTGGTAAAACTGTGGAGAAGATTGATGGACCTGAGTAACTCTGAAACAAGCCTGATGTTTGCTATCAATGATACAGCAGACGGCCATAATGTACCTTCTATGCCGATGGGGCAGACCGAGGATGGAACCACACTGTTGGCTAAGGCGGTATTCGCGGATCAAAACTCCGCACAAAAGATGGCGGAGTTCATGAACGACCAACCCGGCGCAGGAAAAGGTCGCTTTGAAGTGGTCATGGTTGAACTGTGGCGTCCAACAGATATTGAGATCTTGGTGCGTGAGCGTATCCGCCAGCACGACGCAAACAAAGGTCCTAAGCTGATTTTACCGGGGGCATAATGATAAAGGTTCGTCTTAAACACATATACGGGCACAAGTTGGTAACACCGACAGACCCTGTACCTGCTACGCTTGGCGTCCGGACGGACCGCCATTTACCTGGGGTATTTTTTGTGAAAGGGAAGGATATGTTTTCTTTGGTCGGCGTTTGCAAAGAAAGCGGGAAGAAACTGGTGGGGTCGGATTTCTACTCAACAGATCAAAATTACGCATGTTTACCGGAGCAAGTTGAAGTGGTGGAAGATAATGCAGTAGAAGATTTGTCTGAAGGTTTTATAGAGATCTATGTTTCTCCTTACACTTTCCGCGTACTTACTGAGGATGTGTTGGCTACCTCTACCCCGGTATCTCGCCGTGTTGCTACCTTCAAAGATTATCTCGCCCGTACATTACGGATCGGTAACGTAGTCTTTGTGGAAAAACCTAAAGACGTTGTTGACAACGGTTAAAGGCTCCTGTAATCTGCCCTTATCAAACTGATGAGGGCTTTTTAGATGAACTTTGAAATTGGAAAATACCGAGTTGTTGTACGTGAAGGAAATAGCCAGAGTAAGATCGAGGTGTCTTTCCACCATCACCCTGGGTTAACCTCCGTATTCGTAGACGCTCCAACTGATTTGCTGCATCCGGTGTTCCGTGGTATGTTTGAACGCAAAATTAAGGATATTACTGACGAAGTACAGCGCCGTTACAATACGCTGGAAGTGTCTAATTATATCACCAATCGTAAACGAAATGTGGTGTGGAAGGCCACGCAGTTCCGTAAGGAATTTGTAAGCCTGCATGGCGACATTGAAGAAGCGAAAGATGCGTGGGACTACAACCGGGCACCAAAGGGAGTAGTGACAACAGGGAAATTCGGGGACCTGAAAGCCTTCTTGGAAATGCGGACAGGCCGTGAACTTAACGTGGTATCTGAAAATGAATAGACGACCTGAAAGGAAGCCTATCGACCACCGTTACCAAGATGAGATCGACCAAAGTTGGGATTCTAAGTTGAAAGAAGGAGACCTGTGCTGGGTATTTCATTCTGTTCGTGGTAAGATATATGGCCCTTATAACTTCAGCTACTACACTCCGTTGGGTGCAGTCGCCTGGGGTCAGTCTTCAGGTCGAAACTTTGGTGTAAAAATACGCTATAGCCGTGGTGAGGTTGTATGTGGATCAGAATCTTTAGCCACTCAAAGGCTGTTTGTTCACAAACTGATTCAAGCTTCACGATTGAAAGTCGAATTAGGGTCTGTAGAAAAAGAGGTTGCAGAACTTATAGAAAAACTAAAGGGTTGCCAATGACCGAAGACGAAGAGTTTGAAGTTATCCGGGGTATGGTTAATCTGGCCCGCTCCGGAGATTATAAAAGAGCTAAGCCTTATCTCTCCGCTGTGCGCCTGATGTTTCCTGAACTGGAAGAAAAGGACATCCACAGACTGGGTAGTAAGGTATTCAGAACCTATTTTATTTCGGAGGGTTTACAAAGTGAGTGAAATTCTTGATTTTGACGATGTAGCTGATCAGGTTGAAAAGAAACTGCACAACGATGTTCGTATCCTTTGTGAGCAGGACTATGAAGGAAAGTGGCACGTAGACGTCCAAGAAATCGCCGATGATGACGAGGAAGAGGAGGATGTGACCGACGACGGTTACTTCTCTATCAGAACTCACGTCGCTGATAATTTGGAAGATGCTGCTAAGTGGCTGAAAAAATACTACCTGTAGGAGGTTAAAATGCTTCTTGTAAAACTGACACAACTCCGTTCGGAAGACCCTATCCTGTTGGATGCCAAAAACATCAAGCAGTGCTTTCCCGACGAATTCCTTGACGGCGATAATCCAGAGTTGATCCGCAAAGGAACCAAAATTGAGCTGTACTCCGGAGAGGAGTGGGCCGTAAAAGAAACGACATTGGAAGTCTACGATATTGTAAACGCGGCACGTAAAGGTCAGCTTTAAGTATGAAGGGTCTGTCATGAAAAGCAAAGCTTTCGCCAGGAAGTACGGTAAACGCTATGGTGGCGTCCTCTTTGTGGAAGGGTCGGAAACAGCAGAGGAGATCCTCAAAAGCCGGGAAGAGTTTGCATCTATAGAGGCCCCGGATAAAGTTGTCAACTTGATTGGCTACATCGACAATAACCGTATAAAGGGCCGTGTGAGCACGGGATTGGTTGTTGGATTAGCCTTGCACGACGGCCACTTGTATGCCATAACTTCGGATACGGTATACCAGTTGGATGGCCCCTATTTGCATACCGTGATCACCACCGACCCTTTCTTGTTGTCTTTGTGGCAAGAGGTGGCGGCTGAAACTGTGAAGAAATACCGAAAAAGTCGTTGATCTAAAAAGGCCCGGTGATAAACTGGGCTTTTGCTTTTATGGAGATTTTATGAGAAAGGGCGTAGCTGCACTACTCGCAGCCAGCGTATTCTCTTTGGCCCCTGGTATAGCATTAGCCAAAGAAAGTACACCGAAGAAAAAGCCCAGCAGGGTTGTTCATGTTTGTAAAAAGACCGATGTCGCTGTGGATGCTTTAGCCTGTAATATCTACATGGAGAGCAGAGGTGAGAACATCACCGGGCAGATGGCTATCGGATTTGTCACACTAAACCGACTGAAAAACGAGAAGTTCCCAACATCTGTTCGTAAGGTGGTTTATCAGTCCTCTCAGTTCTCTTGGACAAAGGTCACTTACAACGTGCGAGACGGTGACTCGTGGAAGGTGGCAAAAGAGATCTCAAAATTCCTTTACAGTATTCGAAATCATGATATGCTGTATAAGCAACTCGACCCAACTGGTGGAAGTATTTATTTCCACAATGTAGGCTCTAAGCCCTACTGGGCAAAGTATTTAGTAAAGACCGTCGTACTGGGCGGACATGTGTTTTATAAGCCGAAGGAGGCTGCATGATCGACAAAGACATTTTCTACGTGTATTCCAACGCAGGTTACGGCCTGACGGTTCGTGGTGGTTATGACGATCTGCCATCAGCAGAACTCAAAGCTTCACGTCTCCAAAAGAAAGGCCACACAGATATCGAAATCCAACATGATAAGGTTGTAAGTGTCACTAAATTTGAGGCAAAAGCTTAATGTCGAAATCCCTTATTGGTAACGAAGAGGCCATGAAGGCAATCATGGCAGGCGACAATGTGTTCATTACAGGCCCGGGTGGGTCAGGTAAGAGCATGATGATCGCTGCACTTCGTGAATTCTTCGCAGATACTTTTCTGTTTGTGGCTCCTACGGGTATTGCGGCGCTGAACATCGCAGGTATGACTGCACACAAGGCTTTTGGTCTAACTTTTGGCATCACGACTTCAGAAGACTACATGGCGAAATCGAAGAAGCCTGCTATTCTGATGTCATCCAAGGCACTGGAAGCCATTGTCTTTGATGAAATCTCCATGATCCGTAGTGACAAGCTTCATGAAATTGATATGAAGCTGCGCTATCACCGCAAGGTAAACAAACCTTTCGGCGGGTTGCAGGTTATTGCCTTTGGTGACGGGTTCCAGATCAAGCCTGTGTTGCGTAAGGAAGAGACAATCAAATTCCGAGAGTTGCATGGTAAAGAGATTCCTTTCGGTTCTGAGGTATGGAACTCACTGCAATTCACCTGCGCCTATCTCCCAAAGGTTCATCGCCAGGTCGATCCTGAATTTGCGGGGCATTTGAACAATATCCGTATTGGTAATAGCATCGGCGCAGCAGTTGATTACTTCAACAGTAAATGCTTCGGCCCACCGTTGCAGGGTGCTGTTACATTGACAACGACAAATGCTTTAGCGGAAAAGATCAACGAATCTGAGTACAAAAAGATAGATTCAGAAGAGCACATCTTTGAAGCTAAGATCGATGGTGAGTTCCCTGATCGTCCGGTAAACGAAGTCTTGAAGCTGAAAGTCGGGCTGAAGATTATGATTGTTGTCAATGACAACGATGAGAGCAAAAACAACCCTGACTACGTCAATGGAACCGTTGGTGTGATCAAACGTATCAGTAAAGACTTTGCTGTTGTCGACATTGATGGCCGTTTAGTGCCCATCGGCAAGAAAGAGTGGTCTAACACTATTCAGGTGCCTACCGAAAAAATGGTAGAGGTCGAGAAGGATACAACGCTGCCTTCCGGAGAGGTTGTTAAGGTTAAAGTGAAAGAGAAACAAACCGTTCTTGTTGACAAAGAGATCGGCAAGTATGTACAGTTCCCTTTCAAAATGGGCTACGCAATCACGGGTCACAAATCCCAGGGTCTGACTCTGGGCCAGGTGAATATTGACTTAGGCTACGGTACGTTTACACCCGGGCAGGCATATGTTATGCTCTCTCGTGCCAAGGACATTTCAGGTCTGCGTTTGCTTAAAAAGCTGCGTGTAAAAGATATCATTGTTGATCAAGACGTGCTACGATTCTATCAGCAAACTTTCCCCACAATATTTGGAGGTGCAAATGTTTAAGAAGGGCCAAAAAGTTAAGTTCAAGCCAACCCGTAAAGATTGGAAAATCGATTATTCAGCCGATGGTGTTCAACCCGGGGATGTCGGTGTTGTTGCTTACGAAGCTGCTTTTGTAGGTGATGACGTGATAGTCGACTTTGTCCGTACAGACGGAACAACATCTAACGGTTTCTTTGCCTTCGAAGAAGATCTTGAGGCGGTGGAATAAGATGAAAACAAAAGCCAATGGGATTATCTTGAATATCGGTGATGTAGTAAAGTTTGATGAGGGTCGCTCGGCACGCGGCCTATGGAATGGAACGGCTAGAATAACGGACATCACAGACAAAGGTAAAATATATGTTAGTCTTCTGACTGTTTACGAACCAGATGGCAGTAAAGTTAAACTGGGATCTGACGATGGGGAGGGGTATATCCTCTTTTTAACTGAAATTACAGGTTTTGCGGAGAAAGAAGATGAGTGAAGAAATTAAGGCGGGAGACGTTGTGAAGCTTAAATCTTCCGGCCCTGCAATGGTTGTTTCCGCCGTACTCAGTGTTGAAGAGGGTAGTGTGGCACGCTGTGTGTGGTTTAATGGCAAAGCTGAGCCAATGACACATAGTTTCAATGTGAAAATGTTAGTGGCTGTGGCATGAAAGGCCCATTCGAAGACTTAGGCCAAGCTTCAATGCAGACATTGTTGTCCCTCCGAGATATCGGGAGGGACGACCTCCGTCGAACCTTGGAGCATGAGCAGAATTTACGCGAGATGTTAGCCAGTGTTGAAAAGGAGATTAAATCCCGTGGACAATCTCAAGAAGGATAGGGTCAGAATGACCGCAGAACGCCACTGGGAGCGTTTTGACGAAGCTGCCTATGACAACGCTAACCAAATGCGGCAATGCGCTGAGGATGCGATTCAGGAGCTTTTAACGCGGGAGTGGGAGAAGCCTGCCTTAAAGCCGCATCTCTTTGCAGAGCTTGCCAATGAGTTACGATCAACGGCGGTGAAGTACAAAGATACCCAGCAGCTAAGGGCGCAGATCGTAGGCGTATTGGACAAGTACATCGATAAGTATTGAGGTTGCATTTTGAAAGACGTTATGATTGATATTGAAACCCCCGGCAAAAAGTACGGCTGCGGAGTCCTGAGCATCGGTGCGGCCTATTTTGATCGCCAGGGTAATATTGGCGATAAGTTTTATGCCTGTATGGGTTTGAATGGATTTTCCGTAGGTTCCACGGATCCTGATACGTTAGAGTGGTGGTCTCAGCAAGCCTTACAGGCGAAGATTGACTTGATCTCAGGTCAAGAGAGCCCTATTCTCGTCGCAGGGAATCTACAGAAATTTATCAAACCAGGTAGTCTTGTATGGGGTAACGGTAGTGTATTCGACATTACTATCCTCGAAGGTTGGTTTGAGATGTTGGGTCGTGAAGTGCCTTGGAGTTTCCGAAACGTACGTGATGTACGGACTGTTGTCGACTTACTGGACATTCCCAAAGAGGACATGGTCTTTGAAGGTACAGCGCACAACGCCCTTGATGACGCACTTCATCAGATCAAGTACCTGACCAAGGCAATGAAGGTGTTTTATGAAAGCAAAGGTTTTTAAGTACGAAATCAATGACGTAGTTGTCTTTGATCAGGGTGATAAGCCTTGGGATTACAAAGGTGAAGGCAAAGTCCTTCGTCAGCAAGAATACATCTCTTGCAACGCATACTTAGTAGAAATGCCGGATGGCGTGAAAACACAGGTCAAAGAAGACCAAATCTCAAGCAAGAAGTAATTACAGGAGTAGTACCATGCGAACTTTTAATATCGACTTTTTATATTTCCACAGCAGCATTGGTGACGACGTGGCCGTTGAGGTTGAATCGATCATTGCCAAAGCCATCCCGAACCCAGCTTCCGACTGGGATTCAGCAGACCATATCGAAATCGTATCTGCGACTGTGTACCACCAAGGCGAGGTCATTGACGTTGACATTCCCGCGAAAGTAATTTACGCTGAGATCTCGGCTCGAATTCGCGACGCCGAAATCAACTCTGCATTCGCAGAAGAATCCGGTAGCTTCTGATGAGAACTAAAATCTTGGTTATCACCAACCCCAGTGTACTCGAAGGTAAGATAGACCAGCTTGTTAACAGCGACGGTTTTAAACTTGTTGGCCCGGTGACTATGGGTTTTAACCAAAACAACACCCCTGTTTATGTAGCGACGCTGATCAAGGAAGATCCTCTAAAAGGAGAAAATTGATTGAGTAGTTTTGGAGAGAGTCTGTTCGGTGGGTACAGGAAGGGTTGGAAGAACCCGAAGGCCCAAACCACACGAACTTTTGGAGGTTCAGTGCAAAAAGTCGAAGAAACGGTTGAGGATATTAAAACCTACCCCTTCAAGTCTATCCCTGAGAGGGGGATCGATGAGAAGACGGCGGAGCGCTTCGGTATCCGCACTAAGTTGTCTGCTAAGGACGGTTTAACACCAGAGGCCCACTACTTCCCTTATACGCTGGAAGGGAAGATTGTAGGCTTTAAGAAAAGGGATCTGACCATCCCTAAACAACAGACTGGACACTTTTCCACTATAGGATTCCAGTCGGTGGCTTGTGACCTGTTTGGCCTGGAAGGTGCAAACAAATCGTCACGGCGCATAATCTTTATCACGGAAGGTGAGTACGACGCAGCAATTCTTTGGCAGTGTTTGCGAGAGAACTACAAGGGTAGAGATGGGGCGCGTACACCTAACTTCACCGTAGTCTCTATTTCGAATGGTACGTCGAACGCGGTACAGAACTTAGCTCAGAAAAACAACTTTAAGTTGCTGAACAAGTTTGAAGAGGTCGTTGTTGCCTTTGATGCAGATCGGGCCACAGAGTCTGAGAAAGCCAAAGGCATTATGAAAGGCAAGGATGCAGTGGCGGCAGTGTATTCCGTTATTCCGCAGATGAAGGTTGTGGACATTCCGGAGGACATGGACCCGTGCGACATGTACAATAAGGGCCTGGCTACTCAGTTATTCTGGGCAGCAATGAAGCCAAAAGAGTACGTACCTGATGGTTTCTCGACGTACAGCCAGTTCCGGGAGAAAGCCCACGAGATCCCAAAACTTGGTAAGAAGTTCCCTTGGCCGACGATGACGCGCCTGACCCTAGGCCGTCGTAAAGGTGAAGGATACTTCATCGGGGCCGGGGTTAAGATGGGTAAAAGTGAGCTACTCAACCAGATGGTTGAATACATCACGGGCGAAGAAGGTAAGAAGGCAGCGGTGTTCAAGTTCGAGGAAGAGAACGAGATCACCTGTAAGAAGATTGCCGGGAAACGCTATCACAAAGACTTCGTCAATGCCGAAAAGGTCATGATCCCGCAGGAAGATGGGACTTACCGAGACATCTGGGGCAACGAAGTTTTTGAAGGCCAGCGTGGGTATTTCAAGCAAGAAGAGTTGATTGCAGCTACGGATGAGGTTGGTGATAGCGTAATCTATTACAACAACTATGGTCGTGCTGTGTGGGATGAACTGAAAGGTGCTATCCGCCACGCGGTTATCGTAGAAGGTTGTGAAGACATCTTTATCGACCCGATCACTCGTCTTGTGCAAGGTATGAGCGCTTCCGAAGCGAACCAAGAGTTGGAACGTTTCTCTGATGAATTATCGAAGCTTGCAAAAGAACTGGGATTCACTTACTATTGTTTCTGCCACCTGAACAAGCCCGAGGCAGGTAAGCCTCATGAGTTTGGCGGACAGGTGCAGTCGGCACAGTTCGCAGGTTCTCGTGCGATGATGCGTAACACCTATTACATGTGGGGCATCGAACGTAACAAGGACCCCGAGTTGCCGATGAAACAGCGTAACACATCGTGGTTTGTTATTCTGGATGACCGTAAACATGGTCGTGCAGGTAAGTTCCCGGTGTTCTACGATATCGACACAGGTGATTACCTGGAGCCGCCAGCCGGGTTCTTGGACAGTCCTTACGAAACTCTCAAAGAGTGGTATGCGATCCATCCGGAGGATGATCCAAACAGCGAGGGTTATAAAGAGCCTTCAAACAGCGATGCGGTTCAGCCTTTATCCTCTGACAATCAGGAAAAGACTTTGTCTGACCTGACCGAAGATGATATCCCTACAGCAGAAGAAGAGGGTCTTGAAAAGGTTGAGGTAGCGACTGAAGAAGTCAAGGATCCTGTGGAAGACCGGGCAGTCACAACCCCAGAACCGGAATTACCTGACGTACCTGATGAGGTTACAGGCGATGAAGGTGATTGGGATGACGACCAACCACCATTTTAATAAACCGGGGCCTCGGCCCCTTTTAGCGAGGTAGTTATGATTCCTGAAAGACAACGCGGCGGCGCACGTAACGATTTTGATGCCCCTAATCTGGATCATCCTGCGGATCTGAGCGAGATTTTCCAGACCAGCTTCTCCCAGTGGCTGCAAGCTGCTTACGCTGAACGTGTGGAGTATCACAACTCCGTAAAGGTGACCCACAACAGCTATATTGATCATACGGCAGGTTTTTATCCTATTGATCGTAAGATTCCTGAGGATTTGGTTCCTGAAGTTGCAAGATTCCTAAGAAACATGGGGAAATTGGAATCCCAGTCAGGGTTGGGTAGATTCATAAAAGAAGTTTTGGATCTGCACGTCGATACAATGATCGGGAAGTGTACGGACAGCGGCTGCACCCAACTGTGCCTGTATCCGGCAGATACTGTTCAGCACGTCAACACCCCGGCACTATTTGTGTATGTCTTTGTTACCCAACGAGATAAAGACTTTTACTTAGAGACGGAAAGTTCTTTCCGTTGGGCGACCTTAGAAGAGCCAAAAATCGAGCCAGTAAAATAAAATAAAGACCCTTCGGGGTCTTTTTTCGTTTGACATCCAAGTAAAACAACCTTAAGCTATATAAACACTAAACAGGAGGATGATATGGAAAAGAAGATGGTTAAAGTTAAAAGAGATTTGATGGCAGAAGTAACAGGTCTTTCTTCTATGGTTGGCGAAATGGTAGAGATCGTGTGTGTCATCCCGGCCTACTCGAAAGTATCCGTTAGCCGGGATAACGGGCCTTTCCATACTCTAAGTACCCTGCGTAAAGTTTACCTTGTGGTCGCTAAACAAGGCAGGTTCATGAATGGATTATCAAGAGCCGAAGGTATCCTTTTGTCATATGAAGGAAGTTTAGGCAACGATGTCTATTCTGAGGATGAACTGGAGATCCCGCAATGATGATTTTTCTCGGGTACATGCTGTTTTATAATTACGGCAGAAGAGTGCCAACAGATTGTATGGGCTATGTCGCTGCCTTAGCCGGGCTTATCGAGATGGCTATGTACATACCTTTCATTCTGTACGCTGTGAGGTAAACTATGGACCATACAATGCACTACGCTGTCAGGGCACGTATGAGCCTTGATTCAGACTGGCATGTGGTTGCATATGCTAACACGGAAGAGGGTTTGCAGGAATGTTTGACCAAGGCTAAGCTGACTTGGCGGCACGTCCAATGGAATAGTTATCGGGCAGCGCCAAGGAAACATAAATGACCGATAAAAGAGATAAGTGCGAACCGCCGGAGGGTGAGTTATACTCGGGAGGTTATGGGTTGGTAGTCGGGGGCGGTCCGGAGCTACAGGGCCTGATGGTCCTTTTGATCGAAGCAGATCCTTTTGGGTGGTGGTGTTGCTTCGATGGTTGTGGGGATATGCTGATAGTCCATCCCGACGAACTAATGCCCATATCAATAAAAGACTGGGATGAAAAAACAGATTTAGATACTTTCCTTTACGAGACGAGGTATGGACTATGATTGAATTTTTAAGCGGGATTGCATCCTCTTTCAACGGGCTGATGGACCTTTGGGGAAATGTGGTTTCTCCTATTGCTAACCCCGACTGGATAATCGGCAGTCTGGTTGTGTTTTTTGTCATTGCCTTGTTCTTTGTTATCCGCTTCGAGGTCAAATATTGCAGCAAACTTTGGATCGGGCAGGGTATTTTAGAGTTTATGGTTGCGGGTGTCCTCAGCGTCGCAGCCGTGATGCTGATCTATTTCTTACCGCTGTTACTCTTGGCGGCTTGTTTCACTTACCTGACCTGGGCCTTCATCGTGGTCATCACTTGGCTGGCTCAATTTTCCGTGAGGGGTGTTAAATGATCGATTTTAAACTGGTTGTTTTGGGATTTCAGATTGCAATGGTGCTGATCACTTTCTTTTTTAAGGATTGGTTCGGTAAGGTTGTGAGTTCAGGAATCTTCCTGATGAATTTCTTGGGATTGCTGATTGGACTATATACCTTAGTAAAAGCGGGGATCTTATAATGAAAAAAGACATTTCTGAAATGACAGCACAAGAAGCTATCGACTACGTGTGTTTATCCTGCGTTGGTATCTTCAATAGCCGAGACGAGAATGTAGCGCAGAACCAGATTAACAAAATTCGCTCTATGCTAGAAGCTCGTTTCCTGAATGAAGACCTCAAGCAGGTCGGTTACCTGATGATCAAAAAAGACGGCACAGGGGTGGCCTATGCCCCAGTAGACTGGGATATCCCCGGGTTCGATGTGTTGGGACCTGTCTATGGCAATATTTCCGTACCAAAACCGGAGGTTAAGAATGGCTAATGTTGTTAAAGTGGTTAGTCAGCAAAACTCTATCCCTAAGCTGGTGACAAACGCTAGGTATCAAGTCTTTGTACGTGGGGGGAAGGAGTATATCCTTGACTGGTATGAGGGCTATTTTCCCATTGCAGAGGCACACAAGTGTGGGTTAGTCTTGGAGAAAACTGATGGCTAAGAAAATAAAACTTCGGGGATGCCCTTTGTGCGGTGCAAAAGCTAACTGGGCAAAAGGCGATAAATCCACTCGAATGCTTGATATGGTACAATGTTCAGAGTGCTGTTTGACTTTAGAGGCGGACTATAAGCCTCAGTCAGCGCTTGAGGCTTGGAATGCCCGGGTTATGGATATGTACATTGAAGATAGGGAAGTTAACATCGAAGGTAAGAATTTATGAGTAAGGTTGTTTGGTCCTTATTCGACGGATCCGGGTTCATGGGTTATGAATATGCTAAGAATGGTTGGCAAGTGTACTGCTTCAACGCTGACACTGCCGATCACGGGCAGTATGAATTCCGCAAGGAACACCCGAATATTCATTACGTGAACTGCTGGATTGATGAAAACTTCGAAGCTTTTGTGGCAAAGGCTGGGCTTCCTAAGCCGAATATTATGTTTGCTTTCCCAAGCTGCACTTACCTTACGGTTGCCGGGGCGAAGCATTCACGAACTAAATCGGAGTTAATGGAGTCTATCGACAACGCCAAGATGGTTGAGCGTATTGCCAATCTGTTCGGTTGCCCTTGGATGGTAGAAAACCCAGTGGGTAAGATGAGTACACTGTGGCGGAAACCAGACTACTACTTCGATCCTTATGAGTATGGCGGCTATTTGGGCCCTCATGAGGGGTCTTACCACCCAAAAATGCCTTTCATGAACGCCTACACAAAGAAAACTTGCCTGTGGACAGGGAATGGGTTTACTATGCCTGGCAAACTACCCGTTCCCCATATTGGATGTTTTTGGGGATGGAAATATTTGGGCGGCAAATCGGAGAGGACTAAGCAGTTAAGGTCTCTTACGCCGGAAGGCTTTGCCCGGGCGGTTTACATTTTTAATCCGTGAGGTCTTATGGCAAAGAAAAGATCGATGAGCAAGGGGTTGCGTAATCAACTTCAGGCATCTGTGAGAAAATCCCGGCGTCAGACTCTGTGGCGGATGCAGTATAAAAAGGAAGGGTGTGTCTCTTGTTTTGTTTGCGGGGATCCTATCCTCAAAGAAGAGTATGCCACCCTTGAGCATATCCAGCCTGTCTCTCTGGGAGGGACTGATGACATGGATAATTTGGCGTTGTCACACAGAAAATGTAATCAGAAAAGGGGCAATGACCCTGTAGAAAGGAGAGATAATGAAACAAATTAAGTTAAGTTTTACAGAGGATTACGTAGGTCACTGGTCTTGGTGGCAAGGTGTCCGTGAACTGATGCAGAACGCTATCGATACCAAAGACTTTGATATTAAGTTTGAAGATAACCGGATTGTTATTGTTTCTCGTGGCGGAGCGATCCCGGTAAAGGCTTTGCTATTGGGTGCCACAACTAAAAGAAACGACTCTAGCACTATCGGTAAGTTTGGTGAAGGTATGAAGCTGGGCTTCTTGGTCCTCCTCCGAGAAGGCGCTAAGGTTGCTATGGAGAATGGTAACGACCTGTGGATTCCTGAGATCGTCCGTGATGAAACAATGGACGCCAATGTCTTAGCCGTCAACATTGCCGAAGATGCGCTCAAGGGTAGAAACCCTTCTACCGTGACCATTAAGATCGATGGGATTCCATACTATTTTATGGATGAAATCAAGGACAACTATGCCCCGACTACTGAGCGAAAAGTTGTTATCGAGAACTCGCGAGGTAAGGCTTACACCAAACTTTGGCATGAGGACGATGAAAATCAAGCCGAAGGGGATGATGGAAAGGCAGAGGGCGGTGCTTGCAATCTGTTTGTAAACGGCCTATTTGTGACCCGGGTGCCGGGCAATTTCAAGTTCGACTATGATTTCAAACCTGAAGCTTTTGTACTTGATCGTGACCGAGACTCTGCCAACAGTTATGAAGTTAAGTACGAGGCAAATAAGCTGCTGTCAGAGAGCGACGATATCGACCTTCTGGCGCGTTTAGCCCTTGAGGAGTACGATGACCTTGCTTTGTTCTCGGAACGCCGTGTGAAGGGCTCTGGAGGCTCATTTTTCAGTTCTTCTCGGAGTAGCTCTGAGCAGGATAGTTTGACGGCGACTGCTGTGTCTATGTTCTCCAACAAATATGGTGAGGATGCATTCCCCATTGATGAAGGTTGGACTGACGGCAAAAAGCGTGTGGTAACGCAGATGGCTATCAGTAAAGGAAGGGTCCCGGTTACGGTTAAGAATGCTGTTTACCGGATGGTGCAGAAAAAGTTCAGTGTTGATGCAGAAGTGAAAGAGATCCTGACCTTTAAGCCTTTGCCTTTCTTGGAGGCTTTCCTTGAAAAGCATAAACGCCGTATCCAGGCGAAGCCGACACGCGAGCTTGAAAGAACCATCCAGATGTTACGTATTTCAGAGGGTAAAGAATGATGATCACCTATCGCATCAAAGGTTATGAGTATAGTTTTGCACCTACCTGTGGTGTTTTTAACGACTTCGACTTGGAAGAAGAAAGCGATCTTGAGGAGATTACCAAGCAGGCTTGCGAGGATTTCCGAGACAATAGGGACGGCTGGGAAGTTTGGAAAGAAGGTGACGCAGATGTCGAGTTATACGATGAAGAGGGTAAGCTGTTATTTTCCTGCGGCGTGGGTTTACAGTACGAACCAACTTATGAAATTTGGGGTGTAAAATGAGTGAACAACGTATTACGATTGGTGTTATCGCGAAGCTAGAACACGAGATTGATGACGATTTTAACGAGAGGCTGGAGGATTTAGGGTCTAAGCTTCGCCCCACTTACGGCGGAGACATGATCGTATTCCGCCACCAAAACGGCCCAAGTTACGAAACAGAGTTGATTTTTGTCGATAAGGAATTTACTGATCTTGTGCTGGGTCGGTTTCGCAAAGAATTGGAAAAAGCTTCGCTTACGATCAAGCCCGGCACAGAGAAGGTGTTCTTCGATAACTGGTACGATGGCTGTGACCCTCCGCACCTGGATATCGAGGTCGATGATGTTTACGGGGAGAATGAATAATGGCTTTCTATGGGAGTATTGTCTATCAGGACGAACTATATACGATCACAGATGATTGGCGTATGTACAGAACGGAGCAGGTAGGTAATCCTGATATACAACACATCGGCCACCTCATTGGTGGGCAACAGGTTTTCCAAAAGAAGTACAAAGGGGATTTCCAAGAGTGGATCAAGGCTGTGCGTAAACGCGAGTTCAATACTATGCACAGCTACTTGGTCCAAGCCGAGCAGTTGAATGCGATGGCAGAGGCAATACGCTTGGGTAACCGTTTCGATTGACCTTTGTCTAATTTTGGAATACTCTGGTAAGTCGTCTTCCGAAAAGGAGAAGGTATGAGAGGGTTGTATATAGGGGATGCTGAGGCCAACGGTCTGCTTGATGAAGTAGACCAGCTTCACGTAATCCTCTTCAAAGAATACAAGAAGGATAACTGGAATATCTTTCTTGATCCCGAAAGGGAAGGGTATGACCAGGCACTGAAATTCATTGCCTCCAAGGGTAAAAACTTTAAGATCCGCAAGTTCGAGGAGTTGAACGACTGGTTTAAGACTGAACCCGGATCTATCGCAATTCACAACCTGTTCGGCTATGACCTGCGTCTGTTCAAAAAGATGTTGGGAACACAGTACGATATGTTTGCTGATGAAAAGTGCATGGGGACACTTAACGGGAAGCAGGTCAACCTGTTCGACACTTTATCGATATCCCGTACGCTTTATCCTGATCGTCCGTTGCCTAAGGGTTGTCCGGAGATGGTGAAGAACCCTGTCACCAACAAAATGAAGCCTGTTGGTCCGCACGGCTTGGAAGCCTGGGGTATGCGTGTAGCCAACCAGAAAGTGGCTATCGAAGATTGGCGGGGACTACCTCTGTGGAAGTATTGTGACCGTATCATTGAAGACGTTATTATTAACGAAATGGTATGGACCGCGCTGATGGAGGAGCAGCGTTGCGACGGTAGACTTGTCGATGATAAACGTTTCCTGTTCACAGAGGAACGTGACGAAGACAAGATGAAGATGATCAACTGGAAAGATGCTTTACGCCGGGGTATGTTGACTGACTACCTTATGGTTGAGCAAGAAATCCAAGGCGTTAGCTTCGACGAAGAAAAAGCTTTGCTTCTTCGTGATCGTATCGACACCATGATGGCAGAGATTGAAGCCGATGTGGAACCTCACCTGCCCAAAAAGGAGATGTCCAAATCAGCACAACCTAACTTCCCGGCCAAGCCTTTTAAGGACGGGACAGGGGAGATTTCAAACCACGGCTGGAACTGGTTACGTAAATTGGGTTATCCTGTGAATGACGAAGCTTTGGAGTTAGTTGAGCCTCCAAAGACCGCATTCAAGAACAACGGCGAGATAAGTACCGCCGGGAAGAACTACTGCATCAAACACGGAGTTGAGGATGAGTCTGCAATGGCTGACTTTATCCGGTCTCAGTTGCACAAGAAGAATACGTTGAAGCCATTATCCGATGAAGATATGGTGAAAGCTATTCAGGACTTGCACAACAAGACCATGCCAGACATCATGATCCCGATGAAGATCAGTAACCAGGATGACGTGAAGAAGTTCCTGATTCGAGACGCGGGCTGGAAACCTACGATCTGGCGTACAAAGGATGCAACTAAGGATCAGTTTAAGAAGCAGCGCCCAGATAACGAAGTCGACACGCTTGTTCGGGAATATATCGAAAAGCTGGATGAGACCGAGTATCGTGACCTGATTCTTGAGCACTTGGGGATAACTGGCCGGATGTGGTCAGACAAAGAGAAGATGTTCAAGCTATTGCGTCGTAAGGCGCGTGGCCTGCCAACATCTCCTCAGCTTAAAGATATGAGCGGCCTGTGCCCTAACCTGGAGAAGGTTGATGGTCATATGGCTAAGCAGATCGTTAAGTGGCTGTCTCTGCGTAACCGACGCTCTGTGCTCGACCCGCTGAAAGAGGACAAGGTCGATACTGGTTGGCTGAACCATCCGCGACTGAAAGTCGATGGTAAACTCCCGGCGCGTTATTCAGGTATCACCAACACCGGACGGCGTAAGCATACCATTGTAGCTAACGTTCCAAAACCTGACAAGAAGGTTCTGTTAGGGAAGGAAATGCGTGAACTCTACAAGGCATCCGAAGGTAAGTACCAAGTTGGTATTGACGGATCCAACCTTGAGGGTATGATTGCCGCCTGGGGTGCTTTCCGCTACGATAAGGGTGAATATCTCCGTATCATGCTGACAGAGGATGCTCATGAGCGAAATGCCCGTGCATATTCTAAGGCAGCAGGTAAAGAGGTTAGTCGTGGCGACGGTAAGCCGATCACGTATGGTATTATGTACGGTGCTCAAGCCGCCAAAGTAGCCTCGATGCTCGGTATCTCACTCGAAAGGGCACAGGCCGTAATCGACGCATTCTGGGATAGCAACATCGGTTTGAAAGGTCGCCGAGAGGCACTGGAGAAGTTCTGGGAGCAAACAGGTAAACGCTTTATCTATGGTCTGGACGGACGTAAGATCTATACGCGATCCAAGCACTCACTGCTTAATGCTTATCAGCAGAATGGTGGTGCGGCGCTGTTCGACCTGGTGGGGATCCTGTTGCACTGGCAGTTGGTTAAGCGTGGTTGGTACGATGAGGGTGTTCGCCGTATCATTTACTACCACGATGAATACCAGCTTGAAGTGCCAGAGAAGTTCCGTAAAGTCTGGAAGTTTAAAAAGGAAGAAGAGGCAAAAGCTTTTGTCGAGCAATGCCTGGCAAAAGGAATGGTTATGGATGGACACTGCGTAAAAGAAGGGAAGTTTAAGTGCGACCCGGATGAAGATGGAGTGTACACCATTATCCACTGCCCGGTAGGCCAGATGGTAGTTAAATGCGTCGAGCAAGCGACACGCATGATGAAGGCCCCGCTGAAAATAACCGGAGAGTACCTGACGGGTGCTAACTGGGGGGAATGCCACTGATCATAAACCGCCTTCGGGCGGTTTTTCTTTTTCTGGATAAAAGTATTTGACATCCCTGATCTCCGTGTATAGAATTCAATCAACAAAATAAACAAAGGAGACAATCATGAGTTATAAAATTCACGAGCAAAAACTTCAGCAGTTTTACAAAGAGATTCTTGAATGGTTTGACGCAGGAACTCCCAAACACCCAGTGTTTCGTAAAATTTACGGCCTATGTGCTAATCTCGGGGTTTGGCTGGATGCCAATGTGGAAGATTTACAAGAGAATCAGGAAATTTGGGATCAGCAGTCCATACTGTTTAGAAAACTTTATGGTGATTCTCAATTCCCTTTCGGAGAAGAAGATTATAAATTAGAAAGTAAGGCAAGGAATCACTTTAAAAACGAAAAACGATTAGCTTTCCTTCGTTCACAAGCAGGAGAACAAAAATGAAGATTACTTTACAAGACTTTTATAAAGAAATTCTTGAGTGGGTGGATACAGGCACCCCATTCCACCCTGTGTTTCGTAACCGAATGGGTCTCTGTGGTAATTTGAGCCGATGGTTGGATCATAAAAAGCTGGATTACGATGAGGACGCTTTAATTTGGAAGCGCCAGAACAAACTTTTTAATGATCTCTATGGCGATTCTCAATTCCCTTTTGGAGAGGAGGATTACAAAAAAGATTTCTTCAAAAAGGGCACTCATTACAAAAACGAGAGTCGTTTGGCTTTCATCCGCGCACAGGTGGAGGTAGAGGATGATTAATTTAAATAATGCTGTGCTGAAAGAATTTTATTGTGAACTTGAGGAGTGGATCAATGAGGGTTGCCCGCACCACGAGGTGTTCAACCCTATGCGTGCCTTGTGTTCTACGCTATTACACTGGTCGAGAAACAAACAACACAATTGGAAAGTGACAAACGTCTTGTACACTCTTCAACAGTATTGGTTTATTAAAGAGTGTGGTATTAACTCACAATACCCTTTCGGGAAGGAGAGTTACAGAGTAGAGGCTGTAACAACGGGCCATTACACCAACCAAAAACGTCTTAACTTTATCCGCAGCATGATGAGGGTCCTTTAATGAATGATAGACTGTTAGAAAAGCACCGTAAGAAATTGAAGAAGTTTTATCAAGAACTTGTTGTGTGGATCGATAAGGGTATGCCTGAACACAAGGTTTTTGCAAAAGACGAGACCCTGTGTCCTACTTTGCAGCGCTGGTTAGAGAATTTACCTTGGTGGCAAGTTTGTTATTACGATTTAGCTACTATATTTATCCTCCAGAGGGATGAGTTTATAAAATTTTCGGGCAACCCCTCATTCCCTTTTGGTAATTATGATAATCACTTAAAAGAGATTTATGGTGGGGAAGTGTATCAGAATACTTCCCGTGTTGATTATATTCGCAAGCAGGCAGGAATGGTGTAATGAAACATCGCGATAATAAATCGTTTGACAACTTGCCGGATATCGTTCAGTATCTTGGTAACCCGGAGCGTATCGGGGCAGACAATACATGGGTGGCAAAGAACTATTCTTTGGCACAACTGATCAAGGACCTTACAGAGGTGCAGGAGCAATTGAATGAAAATCATTAAACAAATACAAAAACAAGTTAATTACTTTGGAATTACCCTATCAGTACCTTCTTGGTCCAATTACTTAGCCACAGACTCTGATGGGGAAGTGTGGGCATTTTGCAACAAGCCGAAAGCCGAAGGTAAAGACTGGGTTTTATCCAGGGGTATCGAAGCGGAACACGTAGCGAATGTCGATCTGGAAGGTGAAGACTGGAAAAACACTTTAGTGAAGTACGGAGAAGAATAATGAAGACAATGTATCTCCTCCGGGGTGTTTCCGGGTCAGGCAAATCTACGTTCGCAAAGAGACTGGCATCCCTGACGGGCGGTTTTCATTGTGAGAACGACACCTACCACACCGATGCTAACGGTGTGTACAAGTATGATATTGCCAACAAGGAGGCGGCTCAGGACTGGTGTTATAGCCAAATAGTGGATAAAATGCGCCTTGGTGAAAAAGACGTCATTGTTGCAAATACCAACACCGATAATCTCAGCATCCATAAATATCTTGAAGCGGCCAGAATCTTCGGGTATACTGTGGTTTCACTGGTTGTTGAGAACAGGCACGGCAATAACTCAATCCACGACGTACCTGAGCGTATCCGGGATACACAAGCGAGTGAAATTATCCAAAGCTTAAAACTTAAATAGGGGATAAAATGAAAAAAGAATATGATATCCAAAATATCTGCGTAAAAGACAATGATCTCTTTCCAGAGGAAATCAATAAAATTGTCCAGTTATGCAACGAGAAGGGCGCTAACTTTTGGAAAGACGGTAAAAGTTACCTGCGTGCGTCAGGAAATGGCTACACTTATCTTGAGAAAAATAAGGATGGGTGTTGGGACGTCAATGGCTTTAACGGAGGTTCTCTTGGGAAAGAGATCGTTGACGGGGAAACTTGGGTCAGTGTGGCAATGAAAACATTGGAGACTCAAAATGACTAAACAATTTGATATCGAAGATGTCTGTATTAAAAATAAAGACCTCTCTGAGGGCCTTGCACAAAAGCTAGTAGACCTTTGCAATAACAAGGGTGCCAGCTTTTGGAATTCCGGGTCTGAGTTACTGGCCTTCACCTGTGATTCGGATTTTATGTACCTGGAAAAAGATGAAGATGGTTTTTGGGATGTAAATGGGTCTACTCGAAACTTCCGTCCGGACATGGAAGTCGTCAGTGCGGAGGTATTTTTTGAAGTGGTCAGTAAAACCTTAGGAGATGCAAAATGACTGAGGCTGTTAGCGGTATGACTCGTGATCGTAGCGAGCCGAAGAAAAAGGGCGCTAATTTCCCTATGGTAACCGCGATCATTAAATATGACACTTACCCTTACTACCGAGTCATCCTGGGATTCTTACAACTGGATGGGAGTGTTACTCATTGGGGTAGTAAAGTATTATTCAGTCAAGAACATATTCTGCGCATCTTACCAGAGGCGGCTTTTGATACTCAGCAAATGCTCTTGTCCCAAGTGGAAAAGTCCTATCGTGAACAAGAACGTCAATTGTGTATTGACATCCTGAAACAGCATGGTGTAGACTTCGTAACAGTTAAGTAAGAAACATAAACCCAAAGGAGAAAATGATGACCGTAACTTTTCATGATTTCGTAGCTAAGCTGCAAAAACAATTATCAACTATGAGCCAGACTGGCCTGTTTGAAGTGACTCTGGATAAAGATGCTGTTTGGGACACCTACCTGAACTCATTCCCGGCGGGTACGAACCTGATCTTCCGGGAGCGTCGCGAATACGATTGCAACTGCTGCAAGCAGTTCGTGCGTGATGTTGGCCGTGTGGTGACATTTGTTGACGGCAAGCGTGTATCTATCTGGGATATTAACGTAGGTGGTTATTACCAGCCTGTCGTTGACGCATTGTCAAAAATGGTTAAGTCAGCGCCTGTCGGCGATGAGTTCCTGCATTACCAGGCTAAAGTTGGCAATGCACAAAGCAACGTACTGGAAGGTGATGAAGTTGTTACCTATCACCACTTCCATGCGGTTCTGCCGAAGCAGTTCGTCAAACCAAACAAAGATATTGCAACGGCATTGTCTCTGAGCCGTGCCGATGTGCAAGTTCTGGAGCGTAGCCTCGAAGAACTGACAGCGGAAGCTGCGGAAACCATTTTGGAGCTTAATGCCCAAGGTTCTCTGTATCGTGGTAACGAACAGATTAGCAGCGTTACGCTGTTCTTAGACTTGAAGCGCAAGTACGACACACTGAATGCCGAAGGGAAAGAGGCTTTCGTATGGAAAAAAGGCAAAGAACTCGGATCTCGTGGTAAATTCCGAAACTCTGCGATCGGCACACTGCTGGAAGACCTGTCTGGCGGTATGGACATCGAGTCTGCGGTTAAGCGTTGGGAAAAGGTAATGGCCCCGGCAAACTACAAGCGAACAACCGCTTTAGTAACGGAAGCCATGATCAAGAAGGCTCAAGAGAAAGTTCAGGAACTGGGTTTGATGGATTCTCTATACCGTCGCTACGCTGTGCTGGAAGACCTCACCGTGAACAACGTGCTGTTTGCGGATCGTTCAACCAAGAAAGCCACCGACGTATTTGGCGACCTGCTGAAAGACTCGAAGAAACCTGTGAAAGGTCCTTCGAATATCGAGCAGATCCCTATTGCCAAGTTCATCTCTGATGTCCTGCCAACGGCAACCGGACTGGAAGTTTTGATGGAGAACCGACTGACAGGTAATCTGGTGTCGCTGATTGCCCCGGTTTATCCTGATGCACCCAACATGCTTAAGTGGGACAAGAACTTCTCTTGGTCTTATAACGGTGAAGTGACCGACTCGATCAAAGAGCGTGTGAAAGCTGCTGGCGGAGCAGTTGATGGTGAGTTGCGTGCCTCTCTGTCTTGGCATAACGGTGATGACCTCGACCTTCATATGTTCGAGCCATCAGGTGACCGTCTGTACTACGGTAATCGTAGCTATGCTTCGAAGAATGGTGGACAGCTTGACGTAGACATGAATGCAGGTGGTCCAAAAAACCCTAAAGACCCGGTGGAGAATATTATTTATCCTCGCCGCAATGGTCGTAAACAAACGCCGGGTATTTATACGGTGCAGGTTAATCAGTACAGCCAGCGCGACTTTGATAACCCACAAGGTTTCGAAGTTGAGGTTGAATACAAAGGTGAAATCTACACTTTCGCCCAGAAAACCAACCCTCGGTCTTCGCAGACGGTGCAGGTGGTTAAATTCCGTATCACTGAAGACGAAAAGCTGGTTATCATCGAAAGCATCGACCACAGCAAGCAGTCTAAAGAAATTTGGGGTGTGAGCACCGAACAGTTCCAAAAAGTGTCACTGGTGATGAACTCACCTAACCACTGGGACGGACAGGCTGTTGGCAACAAGCACTACTTCTTCATGCTGGAAGGTGCGAAGCAGCCGGGGACCACACGCGGTTTCTATAACGAATACCTGCGTAACGACCTGAATGATCATCGCAAAGTGTTTGAACACTTGGCAGGTAAAATGAAAGTTCCTGCTTCGGACGATCAACTGTCGGGCTTGGGTTTCTCTGATACCCAGCGCAACGAACTGACCGTCAAAGTTACTGGGGCGTTTACCCGTACAGTTAAAGTAATTTTTTAATTGACACCGGGCCCGAAAGGGCCCATAATTGAACTGAACTTAACCATTTAGGAGAGAGATATGTCTACCAATATTTTTGAACTGGCCGCACGCGGTAAACTCCGTTTCGCGTCTAAGCGTTTCGCTTCGCTGGCTGTAGAAGACCTGTTTGACCTTACCCTGCGCGAACTGGATGATATCGCCAAGGGCATCAATCGTAGCATCAACTCAGAAAAGGAAGAGTCTTTCCTTTCTGAGAACAAAAATCCATTGCAGAAGGATCTGGAACTCCGTCTGGAGATCTTGAAGTACGTCATCAACGTGCTAGAAACTGAGCAGAAGGCTCGCCTGGAAGCTGCAAGCAAAGCAGCTAAACGTCAGAAGCTGATCGACTCTCTGGCGCAAGCAGAGGACCGCGAAAACGCTCAGAAGACCCCTGAGCAAATCCGAGCCGAACTCGCGGCGCTGGACCAAGAATAAAATAAACCGCCTTCGGGCGGTTTTTTATTATCTAAAGTTATTGACTTCCTTGTACCACTTCATCATAATAAAACTATCGAAAACACAGGAGAAAACAAATGACTATCGAAAAAGATCCACGTTGGATCCAGTTCAAGACTACGTTCAGGAACAAGACAAAAGCTGACCTGATTGAATATTTGTTCCTTGCGGTAGAAGAGATTGAACAACTCAAGTATAATTACAACAAAGACATTAAAGCCATGTCTTCAGCAAATGCAAATTATCTGTCAGCCTGCCGCAGCGTAGGTGGCGTAACCTTACCTCCGGGAGTGTAATGATGAAATTTAATCGCGGTACAGTTGAGTTCGGAAAGTCTATTGAGAAACCTTCTCAAGACGTGATCAAGAACGCACAGGGCCTGTGGAATGCCTCGTTTGAGGATGCCATCCGCTTCGGCGGTGAATTAACCCGGGCAGCATTGCAAGCTGTAAATTTACGCGGTGATCGGAAGTATATCGTCGTAGACGTTAAAACCCACATGCTGATGAAGGATATGATGCCCGCGATCCCCGGTTGGCATACCGATGGTGTGCCTCGTGGAGAAGGTATGTCCCCGGCTAAAGGTGTGCCTGTGATCCAACGCCAGGAGGGAGAACTTAGCCCACGCTACCACTTACTAGTCACGGGAGGAAACTGCCCCACGCAGTTCCTTAAGACCCGTAACGTAGACCTGCTGGTCCCTGAATCTGAAAGCATGGCACCTAAGCTGTACCAATACGTTTCCTCTCAGGTGGAGAAAAAGCTGCGTTGGGAGACCCCGGACCTGCAACCCTACGATGCACCTGATTCTCAGTTCGTAGAGTGGGACTGGTGGGAACTTCATACGGCGATCCCCTCCCGTGGTGTAGGCTGGCGTTATCTGATTAGGGTAACAGAAACCGATTATCTTCAACCACAAACGGATTTAAGGTCTGTTCTTCGTAATCAACAGCAGGTTTATATGCCGAGTAAGGAGTTCGGATGGTGATGCAATTATCGGTAGGACAGACCGTTGCTCTGCGTGAGCTAAATAAACACGGAGAGTGGTCATCGGCAATGAAAAACGGATTTGAGCCCAATAAAGCCTACTACGTGATAGAGGTCGATGGGCGGGATATAAGACTGTCCGATCCAAACTGGCCTTTCTTTACTTGCGTGGTCGGCGATCCGGAGGATATTATTCCGTATGAAAAAGGTTGACAACAATCAGGAAAAGTACGAGTATGAACGCCATCACTTTTACTTGGACAGCAATGCCGGGAAACAGGTGTGTGCTAACTGCGGGCTGATCGCTTTGCGTAACAAGGCTTCCGAATGGTGCGTTGAAAAAGGCTGCAATTACAAACTGCATAGCTCTTATCAATCAACAATCAAGAAGTTAACTAAAACCTTCAATTTTTAGGAGAACATATGATTAGTTTTTGGGCTTACTTGCTGGATCACTGGGTTGGGTTTTCAGTGTTTTCTTTTATAGGTTTTTTGTTTGGCGTGCTGGTATTGACTGATGGGACTCGTCGCAGTGTGAAGGGCAATCTAAAAGTGATATTTATCCACATCCTGCTCTGGGGATGTTTAGCCTGGCCTCTTATATCGAGCCTTGATTACCACAAGGCAAGTAACCACTACGTCAGTTGCAGCAAGCCTGTGGCGAAACGTGCCGGATATATTTACTCTCATTATAAGTGCTGGGCCCCTGCTCGTGCAGGAACCTACGTCGACATTAATGAAAAACTGAAAACTGAAAAGGAGTTACGCAATGAACCGTGAAGCTATTATGCAAGGACAAGAGCAACGTGAAGCTTTCAACATCTTCCTTTCTAAACTACGAGGGCATGGTTTCGGTAAAAAGATTGCAGAGGAGTATCCCGACGCCGTGCTGGTGATCGACGAATCTGCGGAGTTGCCGAAGATTAAAGAGTGCCAAGAGTGGTCCTGTCAATGCGGATGCGGCGGTAGTGAACCAATCTTTATTCCTCACCCAACAATGTCTGTTGTGGGTCCTGAGGGCCTGATTGAGGCAAATATCGAGGGTGTTTGGGTATCGCCCTGTGTCCAAGGTGGTTGTGATGTTGAAGACGGTCTTCGTTTTCATGGCATGGATCTGTGGGACTACAGCCTTGATAACTTCGTCAGCCCGGCTGTGACTTTAGAAGGTAACTGATGAAGGTCCTTAATTTCTACCACCTTGGGAAAGTAATACCTCCCGGTGCCGTTTATATGGGCAGGCCGATGAAAAAATTCGGCCTGGAGGGATCTAAGTTCGCAAATCCATTCCCTATGAAAAAGGATGGTAGCGACAGAGACGAGGTCGTGGAAAAGTACCGTAAATGGTTATGGCTGCAACTGTCTCGTAAGGGTGGGATAACCGTCTCTAACCTACTCGCCTTAGATGGTAAAGACCTAGTGTGCTTTTGTGCCCCTAAGCGATGCCACTGCGACGTTATCATCGACGCGATAGAATGGGCAAAAAGGAGTAAACAAGATGTTTCTTAAGCTGGTAAAACTAATCGGTTGTGTGGTTATCCTGTTTCTTCTCAACCCTCATCGTGCCTTGTTGTTCTTGGTCAAAATGGTGGCGTTGGGGTTATCTTGGGTAGCCTGGCGGATGGAAGATCTGGCAACTTGGCTGGATAAACAATTCGAACGCTACCGATTTAAATTTTGGTTGATCGGCAAGCCTTTTACTGTTAGATTAGCGAAGTACGAGAGAGAGCTTGTGGTCGAGCTTAAAAAGAAAGGCTACCTTGAGTAATTTGTCACAAGTGAGCTTAACATTGTATTCTGGAAGGAGAGTAAATATGTTCAAGAAAGTTATTGCATGGATCAAAACCCTGTTCACACCGCTGAAAATCGAAGAGCATGATGTTGATCAGTTTATCCAGGCTCAGCGACGTAACCATAACCAACAGGATACTGTTCTGTCGGTGAAGGTTCGTGAAGGTAAAGAGACGGTAACGACTCCGGCATCAACCCCGGTTGTTCCGCAACCTGTTGTAGCTAAGGCTCCGGCCACACCGCCAAAGTCTCTCAATGAGCAGTTAAAAGACGTGGAACTGCCTGTGTATGCCCGAGGTAAGAAATTACCGCCCAAGGCTAAACGCCAGTTTATTGAACGTAAAAATGCAATCGTTCAAAGTTATCCCGCACGGGGTCAATCTCTGCGGCGGACGGAGGACAACTCGTCATCAAGTCCTGTTGATCCGATGAGTGCAGCACTATTAACTGCGGTTGTTGTCAGTAATGATACCCCGACGCGAGTTGAGGAATGTCGCAGTTCTTCTTCTTCTTCTCATGACACAGACTACTCCTCCAGTAGTCACAGCAGTTCTCATGACAGTTACAGTAGTTCTTCAAGCAGCCATAGTTCTTACGACTCAAGTTCGTACGACAGCGGATCCTCCAGCTACTCAAGCTGTGATTAAGTAAAATACCGGGGCTTCGGCCCCATTGTGGAGTAAAAGCAGTAACCTAGAGGAGTGTGATGTAATGAAAGATAAAAAGTACCCGAAATACCCACCTAAGCCTACATCTGGAAAGTCTGTTCAATATGGTGATGAAGGGTGGCCTCGTATCACGAAGGAAGAAATAGCCATTGCCAAGCAGGTATTCTCAGATATCTATGTGTTTGGTAAAGATAGTGACCCACACAAGCTTTTCGCATATGCATTAGGATCTACTCGTACACGCGCCAAGCAAGTGTTTTATTGGGTGCTTTACCAAAAGGGGAGCCTTGTACAAGACACTATGGCCCGAGAAAGGAAAGTTAGAGCGAAACTCACAAGGCGGATTAAAAAGTATTCAGAGTTTTTGGAAAATCCAGAGACCCCTTACCAAATTATCAGTCGTGCCCAAGATGAAGTCGATCAGGACGAGATCGAAAAGGCTGCACGCAAAAAGGAAAATCATGATAAAACCTGAGGTGTTCGTAGTTTTGTTCCTGTTTGTTTCTATGGCAGGTGCTCGTTTCAATTACTGGATGGTCATGTCTTCCACCGCCTTTATTGGCGGTGTTATCGTGGCTACTGAACTTTCTAAGCATTGGGGGTGGTTATGATCGTAGACTTGGCTTGGGCATTATTTACAGGGACAGCTTGGCTGTTCGTCATTGTTTGGTTGGCACCATTCTTGGTGGCTAACAAGCGAGATCATCGCAACAAGTATTTAATCCTGGCACTCTCTGTTATTGCCTCGTTGTGGCCTGTCTGGAGCATAAGTGCGCTAGCTTGGGTTATCCTGATCATCTATGCCTCCCTGACAGAGCCCAAACTGGTATTTATTCAAGGACCTCAAGGTCAACCTGGCCGAGATGGTCAGGATGGAAAACCAGGTGAAGAAGGTCGCTCCGGAAGAGACGGACTAACACCTTACGAACTTTACATGATTAATGAGATACAAAATGGAGAAGGCCACATTATGTCTGAAGGAGACTTTTTGGAGACACTAAAAAATCCTCCCGTCCCTCTGTCAAAGAAAGGATTTATCCGTCAACAAAAAGGAAAGTTGTAATCAACTAAAAAGTGGTGTAAGCTACTTTAAAATACACAAGAGGACAGAACATGAGCATCTTTGACAATACATTCACAGAGCCGGGTTGGAATTGCATCGTTGCAGAGAAGACCGTAACTCGCGATCAACATCATAACTATGTCAATATGAACCTTGTTTACGAAAGAGAGAACCGTATAGCGGAAATTAAAGCGGTATACGCTGTAAATCCCGGCGGTAAGATCTCGAAAGTGATTCCGGTCCGTATCATGATCCGTGTATATATCAAGAATGATATTGAGGAGGTCGAAGTGTTTAAGCGTAAGCTTAGCGCTATCCGCGAAGAGGATATGACTGAAGAGATGATCAAAGATATCTACACAGCCAACAAAATGTTCGATCTGGCGGAAGAAGATATCCGTCGGGTATACCTTTAAGGGGGATAAGATGGTCAATCGTTTAAAAATCGACGCTAGAGGTTTTACTCTTGAAAAAGACGACAATGGATACTTGGTTAGATTTGATGATTACAAAGAGCTAGAACAAAGACTCAAAGGAGTATCTTCACTCTGCGAAAAGGCTATGTCCAACGAGGTGGAGTGGGAAAAGGAGATGGCAAATGCCACAGGTAAATACAGCCCTGCAAGTGTGGCCAAGGAAATCGAAGATCTTAAGATGGCCCACTACGCATTACAACAGAAGTTGGACGCGATGGCGGCGGAGAATGTGGCACTGAAAATCATTGTTGAATGCATCAATTCAGAGTTGTACGGGAAGGGCTTTGCGGTGGCAGGGTGGCATCTTAATGGGGCTCTTGAACCACTGGACAATTGGTTTACAGATAACGCATGGGGGTTGCCTGAAACACCAACCACCGACGCTTACCTGAACTCGGTGCGAGCGGAAGGCGTGGAGATGTACGCAAGCCACTTCAATGTCAACCACAGCATTGTAAGTGCGATGGTTAAATCTACAGCTACAGAATTCGCCGAGCAACTCCGCTCTGGAACCCATGACGCTGCGGGCACAGGGGCAGATTTAGAATACTACGAAAAAGATGAGGGTCCATTGACGGACGAACAAGTAACAGCATTTCGTATGTGTTCCTCCGCGAGCGGAAAACCAACTGGAAGATTCAATAAAAATCTTTTGTAGTAATATTGCAATTTAGATAAACTGTGGTAACCTGTTGTACTGGCCCCGCCGTCGGGGCTTTGTTTAAAACCGAAGGAGAAGTGAATGTCTGAAGTTCAATCTGTGATTAGCTCTGTGTATGATGCACTTAACGATGTCAACGCACATGTGGCTGTCGGTACTATTGAGCGTATCAACATCAAGCGTATCAATGAAGATGGTAGCCCCAAAGTGACCAACATCACCAAGGGGCCTAACGCGGGTAAATCAATCGTTGCAACCCACCGTGCATCTATCCTGCTCAAAAATGGTGAAGACCAGGCTTGGGTTAGTTTCGGTACTCACGAAGTTAAGAACCTGAAGTACGAAAACCAGTACCAGATCAAGGTCGATGATAAGTGGACCGACCTTAAGGAAGGTATGGTCATCCGCGTACCTGTACAGATCCGTACCTGGAAAGACAGCGAAGGTAATGAGCGTTCTGGGGCAGAAGGTAAGAAAGCCAAGATCAAGATCACCGATGCATCCGGTGCTCGTGATTCTCGTCCGGCTAACAACACAGGAGGCTCTCAGACGAATTCTGCGGCCTCTAACGCGTCGGGTGGTAAAACCACTAAGGTTTACGGAGATATCGTCTCTGTGAGCGGCTCAGACGTCGTAGTGAAGACTGAGAGTGGTGAGGTTACTGTTAAGTTGTCTGCCGACCAGTTGAAAGAGATTGTTTCTGGCGGTCGTCTTGCCGGACAACGCGCTGAGGATGGTACACTGACAGGCTTTAAGGCTTATGGTCCGAAAGGTTCTGGCAGCGCTTCCAACTCAGGGGCTTCTACGGGTCGTAAGAAGGATAACTCCGGCGTTGAGATCGGCCATGCAGTTAACGGTGCCCTGAATCTTCGTCGTAGCGGCTTGGTTATTCCTGCCACGGGAGAGGTTGCTAAGGTTGTCCACGATGCAACCAAATCTCTGAAAGAAGAGGCAGGAAAGGATAGCGCCAACAAAGGTATGTCGGAATACGATCTGGGTGCTATGGTCGGTCATGCGATCCTGAATGCAACCCGTGACATCGAAGTGGGAGAAAATGACAGCCCTCAAGAGATTACGGACAAACTGCTGACTTATGCTCGTACCCTGCTGAATGAGGTAGTTCCTCAGGTAAGTGCTTACGTTAAGGGAGAGACTACCACGGTGGCTGCTACTCCTGCCAACAATGAGCCTGACCTGTCTCAGAAAAATGCAGAAGAAGCTGGTGATCACGGTAATCAAATTGCCAACGGTCATTACGATATGTCACCTGATGACATGGACTTCGATGACGACATTCCTTTCTAATTCAATAAGTTAGGTAAAAATAAAGGCACCCGATTGGGTGCCTTTTCTTTATGCTGCTAATGGGGATGTTGCCAAGCGAGCCTGATAAACAGGTCTGCCGTCTGAAACATAACCTGCAATAGGTTTTACGGTTGTACTTCCGTTAGATCCCCAGTACATTATTTCGGTATCATTGTAAGCAATGGCCCAGCCTTCTCCAAAACTCATTCCTTTCGCGTTAGCAATCTTAACACTCGCTCCGTCCATTTGTGTCCAAGGAGCAACTGTACCACTGCTCTGGTTAACACCCGTAATCTGTCCTGTGGCGCTACCGCAAGCATAAAACTTACCGCCTGTATAATAGAATAGATCGTAAGCATAGGTCGGATAGGTTCCTCCTGCTAAAGGTATTCCGACATTTCGGAAAAGAGGCTCTGTTCCGTTTCCGGGTGTAAACCCATCAGGAACATCTGTCAGCGTGTTGCCTGGTGCAGCCGTCCCGGTAGGAAGTTGACCGATATTGAGACCTTTGGTACGATACTTGCCGTTGGAGTAACGAACTAACAGGGCTTGCCCACTGCTTGTTACCACGAAGTCGGATATGGTTCCCCCGTCAGCATTTGCTCCAAACATCTGTGTCAGGGTTCTGGGAGAACTTCCTGCACTGATTACGTTACGAGTGTCTTGACCACAGCCGTAAAGGAAACCATCGCTTTTGAGGAGGACAACAATATTGCCTGATACAGAAATCTGTTGGACATCGGTTGTGTGGGCTCTCATCACACCAACTGCACCTGTAGACCCCGTGTTAGCCTGGCCTCCGCTATTTGTACCCATGTAATACAGTGAGTTATCTTTTTTCAAAACGAAGATGTTCTCAGTATCACAAACGATCTTACGGATATTGTCTCCGGATAAATCGCCAGCGGCTGACCACGTTGTTATAGGTTGCCAACTGTACTGGCCTGTGCCGGACGTAAGTTTAGGGTTTAATACGGTCCCGTCTGTTTTTACAGCATACAGGTTTTCTCGTACTGCGGCAATGTGACTGACGTTCTGTAGGACAAGCACCCACTGATTGTAGCGGTTGGTCGTATCTCCAACGCCTAGCTCTCCTATGCGGTTTTGTCCTGTAACATAGACATTCCCCTTGGAAGAAAGAAGCATCGTGTTGTTGGTCGCTACAGCCACTCTCTTGATGGTCTCTTTAGAAGAGGCAACAAAAGGGGGGATTAAAGGAAAAGGGAACATTCTACCTCCAAAAGAAAAGCCGCCCGGAGGCGGCTATAATTAACCCCGGCGAAGGATCGTGTAGTCAAACAGATTGCCTTTACCACGGTAGATGACTTGAATCAACGACAGTGAACTCGCCGCTGTGTTGACAGTATCACTACCGATCTTCAGGTAGGAGGCATCGAAAGTCACCGCGTGGCCGCCGACAGAATCCTGCTCGATATAGAAGTAATAAGTCCCGGCACCCGGTAAAGATGCGATAGGATTAATAACCGTATCCGCAGTAACTGTGACGTTATAGATGGAGCGCAGACCATCTGGTGTCCAAGACCCAGAACTTACCGTAATGTCTGCACCCGGATCCGCAACGAAGAGGCTTGACTTCACCTGACTCGCTTGGAAGGTATTACCCTCTGCGAATGTCGTAGTCCCATTCACAACCAGGTTGTTGGCAGTCAACGTGCCTGTGGAGGTAATATCTACCCCGGAAATATCACCTGTTGCAGCAATGTCATCAGGTGTGATATCCTTGCCAGACAGATCAAGATTACCTGACATGGTTCCAGAAACACGCAGGTTACCGCCAACTTCCAAGTCCTTATCTACGCGGGCATTGCTCAGAGACTGCAACCCAAACTGAGAACTGGTCTGGTCAGCCTCCCCGAACAATCCGTTGGCACCTTTTACAGTGGCGGAGGCGGTCAGGTTCCGGGTTGTAATGTCTTCACTGGTCGCCAGGTTTTTCATTGAAATGTCTTTTGCAGACAAATCAACTTCACCCGTGATGGTTCCAGATACATTCAGGTCGCCCTGAAGATCACTGTCCCCCTCTACCGTAAAGCGTTTGTTATCGCTGCCTGCGACACGTTTTACGCGAAGACTGTCCACTTGGGTTGAACCTGCAACAGTTTGCCCGGTAATGGTCACATTGTCAAATGTGGCATCTTCTGCCACAGTAAGAACCCCGAGATTGGTGTCGCCACTTACGTTCAAGCTGACTGCATTAACATCCCCGGAAGAGGTGATGCTTGCCGCCTCTACTGAAACGCTGGCAACAACTGACTTAGGTTTGATATCCTTACCTTCAATGCTCTCCGCTGTCCCAATGGTATTGCCGTTTTCGTCGGTCAACGCACCATTAACTTGCAGATCATTCACCGTCGCCTTACCTGCTGCCATCAGGACGTCGCCGCCTGTTATAGCCAGCCCCGCATCCAAAGTGACTTTGTCCTTGAACTCCGATGTCTGCTCTACTTCCAGGGTCTTTGTCTTCACATACGTGGCAGACTGAACACTGTTCGGAAGGATATCCTTATTGGTTACATCAAAGGTATTGACAGGATTACCGTCGGCATCTAAGATATTACCTGTGACCTGAATATCCTTGGTCGTAATCTTATTGCTGTTTTCAATGGTCTCGGAAACCACATCTGCGAGAGTGGACTTTCCAGCGGTGGTCAGAGACTTGACAGTGACGTCGTTTTGGGAAAGATCCAGATCAAGACCAGTCAGGGTCCCGGTAAACTCCACATCGCCCAGCGTTGACTTACCTGTTACGGTAAGACCTCCGCCAACAGCTACGTCACCTGTAGTCTCTACAGTGGCCGGGGTGATATCTTTACCAGAGACGTCCGCAGTTACACCAGTTGTAGTCCCTGTGACCACCAAGTTGTTCAACTTAGCTGTGCCGCTGGTTTGTGTCAGATCACCATCTACAGTGATCTCGTCAGACAGTAAGGATCCGGTATCGATACCTGTCGGTTTGAACTCACCTGTTAAAGCAAGGTCGCCGCCGATTGTTGCACCACCCGTTACCTGCAAAGAATCACCCTTGATGCTACCTGTGGCTTCCACAGTGGCAGGCTTGATATCTTCGCCAGTCACATCTCCCTTGACTCCCATCGTGTTACCAGTGACCACCAAGTCTTTAATGGTAGCTTGGTTGGTAATTTTCAGGGTATCGGCAACCAAATCAGATCCGGACAGGTCAAGGTTAGCCGTGAGTTTACCCAAGACTTCCAGATCTTGTGTGGTGATTTTGCCCGTGGCCGTTGTAGTCCCGGATATTTGTAAATCACCCGTGGCTGTGATACTCCCCGTAGTGACGTTACGAGGCTTGATGTCCTTGTTGTCGACAGAAATCGCAACACCTGTAACGGATCCGGTGACTTCCAGATCGGTAACCTTGGTCTTACCTGTAACAGTAAGTTTTCCCACCAGGGCCGTGTCACCACCGACTTGGAGATCTTCTGTAATATTGGCACTGTTTGGCTTGATATCCAAACCATCCACATCTGCCTTTACACCCTCGATACCTTGGGTTATGCGTAGAGTCCCGATCTCTGCTATGCCGTCAACCAACAATTGAGGCTTGTCAGTTGAGTTCCGATTGTTACCTTCCAAGTGGAGATAGTCCCCACGGATATAACCATCGACGTTCAGAGAGTCCTCGGCGGTTGCCAAGTCCCCCACTTGGACCTTGGTCAGGGTCGAGTCGTCAGCCGTCAGCTTCCCGGTTGCGACCTGATAAGGTTTAATGTTGGTGCGAGTAGAGACACCTGCGGGAGGGGCAGCATTTTGCTCAAAAGCTATCTCAGCCGTCTGACCGACAACACGGATCCGGCGGGCTGAGATTTCACTGGCGCTGGCGTCGATCTTTTCACTCTGGACAATGAATTCACCATTCACGTAGGTGTTTTCAAGAACAGCATCGTTTGACACTGTGATGTTCTCAAAGTCACCCTTGTTGGCATTATCCACCTTTTCCACCAAGTCTTCAACTTCACGTTGAACCCAGGCAGTAGATGCGATAGTGTCTGTCTTATCACCCTTGGCAGCCAGAGGCACACGAGCGTTGCCCTTGAAGTTCGGAGAGGTGATAGGGGCGTAAATGTCAGAGATGTTTGTCTTATCAAGGAAGACGCGGAATTTGCCGTTGTTAATAGGGCTATCACCCATCACAACCGGAGTCGTCAGGGTAGCACCTGGCGCATACCACCAAGTCACGTTACCAGATACATCTGTGAAGCTGTAAAGCTGGTTAAACTCGGTGATTGAGGATCCGTTCTTCCAAGGTAAAGGCGGGGTCTTGAAGTACAGGTTGTCCAGTAAGGCTTTACGGACCGAAGGGATTAGGCTACCATCTTCTGTGATAGCCTGCTCTGTTCCTGTGCCGTTCACTACAGTATGCAGACGTTTAGCATCTGCAATGATCTGGTCAACTGCCTTGTCTGCATCGCTATCTAGCAACGCAATAATATCGGTATTGGATGACACAGGATCTCCTTATAAAGATTTAGGATCTGAAGGTGGTGGATCGTTGTTCTGCTTGGCTATTCCCCAACGCAAATTGATCAGGTCACTCAACAGATGTGGAGCGACTACAGTCGGGGCATAAACCCAGACGTACCACTCGGGAAGTGTGTTATTGAACCCGTACCAGAGGAAAACAGCGGTCATGGAAGCCATGCCGATGTTCGACCAGAACTTAGTATGAGAAACCTTGTCTGGTTCAATAGCTGAGGTAAGCAAGTCTTTGAAAAATTTTACCATATAACACCTTCATTATCAACGCGGTCACAGGAGGTGAGCCAAAATTAAAAGGGAAAGAACTGTCCCGGTTCTGTACCACTCATTCAGGGTATTATCCTTCCAGGAGTAAACGAAGATGAATGCCTCGATAAAATACCTGTGTGCGTCCTGTACTGCGAAGGAGTAAACATCCACGGAAAAATAGATTGGATATTGGATTGCGAATACTTGCAACAGCATGAATGGCAAGGCCAATGCTACCATCGCTATTTGCCGGACACCCTTGATAGAGCAACCCACGACAAAGAGAAGTATTGAATCCAATGCCCAAGCTGTTGTAAAGTACAGCGTAATGTCGAAAGTCTGTGCATTTGAGAATAACCAGAGAATAAGGTTATCGAGGGCAAGATAGGCGAGGCATAACCCCGCCATAATCTTAGCACCGCAATCCTTGCGGGTAGCAAGGATCACGAAGCACATTGCATAAAAGATTGATACAAGCATTAGCGGGAGTTGTGACGAGAGTCTAACATTGCATTAAGGACTTGACGGATTTCCTTTTGGAGGGCATTGTTTTCCTCCTTGGCTTCCTTCCTCATCACTGTAATGTCACCACGGATATCGCCGATAGTATCGGTAACGTGCTTGATCTTACGGTCAAGTATAGCGTCGATACTGTCTTTGGTCACCATCTCACCACGCAACCGGATGATATCTTTTTCAAGTTCATCCTGGCGCTCTTGCATCTTTTTGAAGTCAGAGTAGAAGATTTTGAGTGCCCCCAATAGCAGGAATGTCACTACCCCCCACAAAGACTTCAGAACGAGCATGATGTCCAGAGCCATACGTTCTCCTATGACCGGAAGATCCGGTCATTCAGTTATGCAGCGATGAAGGGTTTCCAGTCTACTTCGCTTGCGGGGGTGTCATCAGGGATCCGCATAAGTTGTACGCGGAGTTTACGGAGGGCAGCAAATTCCTTCTTCTCGTCTTCCGTTGCAATTTCCAAATCCACAGCGTCTTGCAGTGGAGTTATCTTAGCACTAATCGCTTTTGCAAACTGGGATTTACGATAACTGGTCGGTATTGAGGGGTCAAAGTCTGTACTGGTTAACTTCTTTCCATCAAATAGCCAGATCGCATCGGTAAGCGAGAAATCTTTAGGTATTGTATTGATTTCAGCGATTGATGTTCCACCGGGGTGTAGCCTGTCCGCCATCTCGGTTGGCACAAGAGCCTTTACAATACCATGTGAGTTATATTGCACAACATACTTTTTACGGAAAGAAGTGTTGTTTTCGTACCAGTCACGCCCTTTGTCGTCACAGAAATACTGTACGTCACCAAAAGGCTTAACTTCCGGGTCATAGACCCGGATGTTGTTCATCTGCATATCATTACCCCGAAATAATTACCCACTGGCCGTTGATTTTCTTCTGGATTGGTTTATAACCCAGACGCGCAGTTCCGTCCTCTGTGTACCAGTCACCACCAACGATAGTACAACCCGCCGGAACCTGATTATAACCATCATCAAAGTCTGAAATGGTAATCACACCGAACTGGATGTCCTCAATGGTTTGTGCTACAACAGCAGGTACGATGGTCACTTGGCGGGTGTTGGAAACGCCGGACAGTGTGCCACGAACTGTGATTGTCACATCACCAGGAGAAACTCCTGTTACATAACCCGCTTCGTTCACCGTTGCGATCCCTGCGTTGTTTGTCAGAAATTGCAATGGCTCGTTAGCAGAGTCAGGGTTTTTGGTAACCTGTAGCTGTCGTGTCTGGTTTACTTCGAGGCTTCCCGGGTCAGCAATGCTGATGCTGGTCAACACAGAGTAGCTTGTCACACGAATCACGCTGTTCATCCCCGTGGAGATGGAAGCAATGATGTTTGTGTCGCCGGGACCAACGAGGGTAATATTACCAGATCCGTCCACAGTAGCAACAGCAGTATTCTGACTTGACCAACTAACAGGATACTGGCCTGCAAGAGAGGTTGGTAAAACGCTGGCCGTTGCACGAACACTGTAACCCACACGGTTAGTAATAGAATCCGGGGATACCACAATAGCTGTCGGTGAATTACTACCGGAAGACTGGGCCTTATCCGTCTTGATCACATACATGACCGCGACGTTTTTTGGTCGGGTTTCATTAGCGTAACGCGGATTATTCCAGACTGGGTTGACACCACCTGTACGGTTGCTATACTGACGACCCTCTGCCCCTCCCGGAGTGTTACGCGTGTAACTTGCCGGAACGTTATCGAAAAGGATTGTCTCTGCACCTGCAAAGTGGCTATGCTCTTGGAACGCGTCGTTCTGGAAAGAACCTAAACCACGACCTGAATCAGGATCGAAAGCGTTTGAACCATGTGCCCACCCACGAAGGAAAAGACCACGGTAATCAGGAACAACGTTACGGCCAAGGACATTATATAGTTTAGGGTTTTCACCCGTATTAAACACCTGACCATTACACTCTAACCATCCATCAGGAGGGCTTTGTCCCGGCCAAGGAATAACAGCACCAACAGGGACCAAGAGAGGGGTCAAGTCATCGATACGTGTATTCAAATTAGAAACGGCAGCATCTACGTCTTGGCGTAGGCGGGTAACCTTTGTATCTACCGCCGCAATCTCTTTCCGAAGATCAACGACCTTCTGATCAACATACCGTTTGAGATCCGTGATGTCTTGCTTCAACCCTGCAATATCTTGACGGATAGAGTTGAGTTGGGTGTTTATACGTTCTTCCAGTTCATTGAGGAGACGGTTAATTTCAGTCTCTAACTCTGGGAACTTCTCGTTGACTATCCAGTCAATCCAGCCTGAAGACATGTTCAGGATGTAGTTAAATTCTTCTGCCGCAGGCTTCTGGCCTTTATCATAACCCTTTGCTAAAAGGTCGTCAATTGGTTTAGACTTGTTCGGACGGCCTGTGCCTGGAAGATTTACGTCTTGGGAAGCCCACACATAAATCTTGCCCTTTGGTCTTGCCATGAAAATCTCCTCAGTTGAAGGACCACTCTTCTTCGTCGTCCGACACATAAATTAAAGTGGACAAGCCGCCTGCACCAGTGCGGTTGCTGTCATATACCGAAGCAAAGCCGAACGCCTGTGCATCGCCTTCCATACCAAAAGGGTAACCTACGTTTTCTACCAGGCGGAGGTGAGTTACCAGCGGCAACATGTCCAAGATCTGCGGGAGAATATCGGGTATTTCCATGCAGGTGTTGAACACGTTGATATCTACACGATAATTATATCCTTTATAGGTGGTAACGCCGTCCTCACCGAAAAGTTGTTTCAGCGTGGCGATTACATCACTGCGTGTCCCGCTTTTGGATTTATTGCCCGTAAGGATCGTTATTACTGCTCGGTATTCCGGATCGTTTAATCCGTTTCGATATATTCCGAGTTGTCTTCCGATCTCATCTAGGTTTTCATCCGTGGCATTCAGAGTCGTCCTTAACTCTGCAAGCTCAACCATTTTCTTATCGATATGTTCCAGACGCTCAATAAAGATCTTCATTATCTGAAGTAACTGTTCTTTATTCTCGAAAGCGCTGCGAGGGAGGTAATCCAAACCCCCCTGCACAAAATCTGGCAGAGGGTGGATGTGGTTAACATCCTTTAAAACAATTTCGTCTGCCATATGATTCCTTAAACAATTTGGCTGAAGGTGATATCTTCCGGCTCAACAATGAAAACTTGAGTTGGATCGGCAGATATGTCAGTATTCAGGTAATCGTCATCTGGCTCACCTTTATTTTTAATATCCACGTAAACTTGAGTGAATCGGTCGGGAGAGGTTGAACTCATGACCGTACCAACAAGGCGGACATTATAAAGGGTGCCTGCGATCATCGCTCCGTTGATAGAGGTAACCAACGCATCCGTTATGGCGGTTTCTTCAGTTACCGACAGAGGTCTTCCTCGATACCTTACTCGAACTTCCAAATTGCGAGCCACAGCCTTGGTATGCCAAATACGCTCTATCTGGTCATCCTCAGTCGTGATATCGTAAAAGGTTGATCCGTAAGTATTGTTAGACATCGCAATGAAATCGTACAGGACTTGGCTGATCTCCGCTGTGCCTCCGCCATAACAAACCACCATAAAGCGGTAAGGCGGTATACCCAAGCCATTCGTCTTGTCTGTGTTGTTATTGAAGATACGGACCTTTTCAATACCTTCCACACGATTCAACAGAGCAGATACGATGGCCGGACGAGTGGCTTTTCCATCACTCATGGAAACGGTAGCACGAATACGATATTCGTTGTCAGACTCTACATCTGCACCTGCGATAAAGTCTGACAGGTTGTCCATGTCCACAAACCCTTCCGGGGTTGGGCTAATGGTTCTAACAGAATGTGCATCACGGCTCAGCACGCCTGCCTGAATCGCTTTGGCATCCATAACGATAGTCTTTTCGCCAATCAGGGGATTAGTACGGAAATCCACACGACTTGACAGGCCGATAATTTTCTTGCTACTATCGTAACCAATGTACAGGGCACCCTCGGTAGAATCGATGATGATTCTGTCTCGGTTTGACTCTATGGTGTTGTCAACGATAAAGTCTTTGATCTGTCCGTAGAAAGTGCTAAGGGACGTGCCTGATGTTGACAGCAGTGTCAGATTAAGTGTCTTGACAGACTGGTCCGCAATGTTCTGAATCTGGAAGCGATAACCACCAGGCTTAAGATCGGTACTGAGAATTTTTTGTGCTATGATATTGCCAGCAACCTGAACATCTGTCGACAACTGGTAGTCCGTGTCGATAGTGTACGTTCCGGCGGAATATACAGCGTTGTAAGGCACTGTGTCGTCAAGCGTCATAATGACGCTACCTGTGCTCTTGGTTTTACCTAAACGATAAATACCCTGCTTGCCAAACAGATCGTCGAGGAAGATCCCCTCTGCACCCTGCATAGTCTGGCTATAGTACACAGAACCCATCAGCAACCATAACTGATATTCACGCTCGTTAAAAATCTGAATCATTTTGTCGGCAACTGAGTTACTTTCGGTATTAAAATCTTCACCGAAAGCGGACTTAAAAGTCTTTTTCGTTTCTTCGACAAGATCATCCATCGGCGGGAGGTTGAAACCACTACCTGTTAACCCGTAATTGGACGCCATTACTCCTCCTGCTCCTAAATTAGGCGATAAGCGTATTTTATCATATTACCCTGAGAATTAAAAGAAAAGGGAGCCAGAGGCTCCCTTGTTCATTTCCACTTATTAACCCAAGTGGAGTCGCCATATTGAGGCAGTCTGAAGTTTATCAAATAGTACAACTTATTCTTGAAGTTAATCAAGTTTCCTTCATCACCGCAAAGCTGCACATTACCTTCCGGAGGGGTCGGGTAGATGTATTCATCACCACCTTGGAAAGCTAAGTTAATTTCCTCACCCTCCACCGTAACCACTGTGAAGTAGCACTGATATGAGCGAGATGAGACATTCATAGAGGAGACGAAATCTGTTATCTGGAGAACATCGGGCTCCTGACGAACCTCACTCTTAATCCTCCCATCCAAGACGCCCTTCATGGTCTTCTTACCAATAAACGTACGATAAGGAAATCCAAAGCCTTCATCGAAGTACCAGTCGCCTGCCCATATGGCAAAGCGGAGGTAGAGACGCTGGCGTAGAGACATCTGGTTTGTCAGGACTAGGGCAAGGCCACCACTCGACAAATCGAGATCCCCTGTCGTAGGGTCCAAGAGAAAATCTTTAAACTGGGTAGCCATCCGGCCTCCTTATTGCACAGGCGGTAGAGTCTGGCTATTGCCGCTCTGAACACCATCGTGGACGTGCAGCAAGTATGTGGCGTGGAAAGCATCTAAGTCTATACCTTGCGCCGTAATAATCTTGCCGTCCGGGGTTATTTTAGCACCGTTGCAATCGATAGCACCCGAAGGTGACATAGAGATACGACCTGCACCGTTGTCAATTTCCACATTGCCGTCCGCCAAGCTGCGGATCTGTGTTTTAGAGTTTTGCAGGCTCATGTCGCCGTTTGGCTTAAGAACCACAGTGGCCTTGTCGTTCTCCAAGACAACGTTATCGGGGTCGATAGCCTTGGCATTCCCTTCCGTGAATATCTGAGTTACCGCCCAACCGGGGAATAGTTGGTGAGTGTTTTGGTCTGTGTTATCATTCTCGTTTCTTTCTGAGAATGACAGGCCAACAGTATCGCCAACCTTGATCGGCATTGTCAGGCGGGCCTTACCCCCGGCACCAGACGGAAGCTGAACAGGAACATCGTAAATCACGGGGTACGTGTCTTCAGTTCCCGAGGCGAATTCCGTGTATGCCATTGGCTGAATATCAACGGTAGGGCCCTTGTAATCTACACCTACAACCTTGCCCCGAATATTGGTGTGCAGGTTGTTACGGAGATAACGGGACATATAGATCCCGAATGCTGCATCATAACGATCAACAGAAGCCATTTTGTTCCTTAACGAATAAGTTGACCACGGGTTTCCACAAGGCCGAGTTCGGTTGTCCAGTCGCCACTTTCGTAGCCTCCCTTATGGGTAAGCTCTGCGACTTTGTAAAAGCCTTTGTGATAACGGGTATTTAAGTATACGGTAGATTCCGGAAGGATCGCGCCATTCAAGAGGGTTGTCACCGTAAGACCAACATCCTCCTTGATATCGTGTTCCTTTTTCTTCTTACTGGCCTTTGGCTTCACTCCCGCTTTAGCTTTAGCTTTTGCCTTGAGTGCCTTCTTCGCAGCGGAGGGTTGCTTCACTGTTGGCGTCCCAACCATACCACCTTCCTCGGATATCTCAAACATGACGTTAGAGAATCGAGATCCTTCACGAGTCCAGTAAACCGCACCATCTTGCACGGAGAAGGTCGATCCTGTATTCTTCGCCAAGTTAGCTAAGTTTTGAGAAGCGTTTCCGGTGAACGCCATAGAATGATCAATGGTGTCACTACCAAAATCGACCACACGGCCTTTAGGTAATTTCAGATCCGTAATCAGGTCATTAAGTACGTTGTTTACCGGGGTTCCTTTACGGTAAGACCTCGCTGTTGTGGCTGTCGTGAGGTTCAATGTCCCGTCACCTAAGATAAACTTTGTCTCTCGGGTTTCATTGGGAAAGTTGTCCTCTACGAACTCAACAGTGCCAGAGAAAATAAGCTTTTCTTCGTCATTGTATCCGGCCTTCAGTAAGACCGCCAAAGATTCTCTTTGGTTAGCACCAAGGTAGTTTACAACTTCATCTGAGAGGTTGTATACTGTGACATATCCTTTATTAGGCTCTTTAGAGTTGTCCTTTTTAATACTGAAATCAATATGCAGATCACGGATGAGATAAGCTTCGCCCCGGTTAGTATTTGCATACTTCTCAATATTAACAGGTTTATCTCCCAAAGAGACTGGTCGTCCTATGACCAGCGTATAAGTCCTTTGCATTGCTCTCATTAATCGATTTCCTCAACATCCTCTGCACGAGAAGCATAAGCCATCTGCACGCCTGAGAGCGGGCCAATGTTAAATCGTCCGGCACGAGTTCTTACATTACGCAGGGGGAAAAGATAAATGTTGCCCTTAGGAACACCGTCCATATACCGATACGGTGCTAACAGGTCCACATAGCAACATAGCTTGGTTATGATGGTAGGATCAGCACCGACATCCCCAAGAGAAAATTGCCAGGATTCATCCCTTTCATTCCACACAAAACGCAATTCGTAGGTCACTGAGTCGAGTACGACGCGAAACACTTCATCAGGGTAGCCACTCAACTCAAAATCAAATGTACGGTAGTAAACAGTATCCGCCATTATTACTTCCTCTGCAATAAACCTGGGTCAAACGGCAGCTTCTTACCTGCCTCGCCGGAGAAGTCTGTTGTACCTGCTAAGGCGTTTTCGATACGCTCTTTGGTACTGGCATTCTTCCCGATGTAAGGAGTTTTCCTTTTGCCCTTGGCATTGTCATCCGCAGCCCCGCCTTCTGCGGTTTGCTTAGTTCCGCTGTTCTTTTTCCCGGCCTTTTTAGGATCGGCTGTACGGGCAAGAACAGTTTTACCTACGGACTTGAATCTAAACTCTTCAAGTTGTACACTTACGGTAATTGATGAACCGCCTTGTGTCGTTCTGTCAAAGTTAAGGTTTGTGATCACGTAGTTGGTGAGGATATTATCCTCTGTGACCAAAGTAATCAACTGATGGGCATCTGCAATATCCTGGAGGATCTGCATGGCCTTTGCCGGGCGGCGGGCAGACATTGGATTATCTTTGTGCGTATCCTTATCGATATAGTTTCTTGGGTCGATAAGGTACGGTGAGTCAGTGATAATCCCAGTAAAAGAGAACTTGCCGTCTTGGGTGACAACGTGATCTGAAGCCTTGGCCTTCGACTCAACTGCGTAGCTGGTCTTATTGTAGGCTTTGGTATAAGCGTGCTGATCAACGGAATCAAAAACAATTGCCAGGTCATCAGTATTGTTCTTGGCCTCGAAATCGGCCTGACGACCACGGCGTAAGCCGGAGACAAACATCGTGTACTGTACAAAGGGCTTATCTTTTAAAGCGTCGACCCTTTCCGCATTCGCCTTATCAATCTTCTCTGACTCGGCTGATAAACTCTGTAAACGCTCTTGCTGCCGTTGGGAAAGACCGGAACCCTGTATCGCCATAATAGCCTCCTATTTTCATTATTTTAGCATGGAAGGTGGAAATAAAAAAGGGGCCGAAGCCCCTTGATTAACCAGGCCCACCTTGGATGAGCATGTTCATGTTGAACAGGTTGTTCTCGTCCACAACAGCCTTGATGATGTTGCGAAGTTCTCCGCCCTTGATCTCCAGTGTAACCTTACCTTCTACCTGCTGAGGTTGGTTATTCAGAGGATAAGGGAACGGGTTAGCGCGGTTAACAGCAGAAGAAGCCATGCTGTCAGTATCGACAGTTGTCGCTGGTTTATCTTTTGACCCCCACAGAGAGTACAAAGCAGATTTCAACAACAGACCCATGTCGCCGCCCGATGCCTGAGACAACGGGTTCTGAGTAGACTCGTAAGGGGTCATCGCTTTATTGATGTTGCCCTGACGCGTTGAGTTGTCATCATCCAGTAACCAATCCAGACCTGCCGTTATCATCATAAACTGGAAAGGACCAGGCAGGGTGCGTGGCAGTTTAAGACCACCGCCGCCTCCACCTTTACGCCACGGTGTGCTTGGTCCGGAGTTAGGACCCATCTTACCGCCACTGCCCCCGGTAGTCATTGCACCCGCTGCGCCAGCCGCAGCCGCTCCGAGATCACCCCCCATAGCACCACGAATAGCTACAAGAGCGCCACGCAATCCTGCAATTTTGGACAGAATTCCGAAGATCTTGCCCAAGCCTGTTACGAAGATGCCGATACCGATAGCATACCCCGCCCAGTTGAAAATATCTTTCATTATGTCACCCTGGATACCCAGTTTCTGTGCATAATAGCTGAAGATACGATCAAGCAGGATGAAGTCATCGTGGACCTCGGTAACCATGTCCCAGAAACCTTCCATGATTTGGCCGAAGAAGTGTCCTAAGTTGGTTGCCAGTTCACCGTTGCTGCTCAGGATGGTCGCCAGGTCACGGAAGATACGTGTCATCTGCTCACCGAAACCACCTTGGAAGATCGCATTCTGGAAGTTCATCCAAGACTGCTGTAAACGCTGCATTGCTACACGGTTGCCGTCGAGTGCCTTATCTAATGCACCGCCTTTGTTGGCAGCTTCTGCATAGTATTTCGCAATCAAAGGCATAACCTTAGCAGCCTTAAGTTCACCCTTTTGCATCATATCCATTAGTTTAGCAATGTCGATGCTTGAGTCACCGAAGGCTTCCCGCGTTGCTTTAACGAAGACTTGAAGAGAACCGGGGATACCTTCCGCCAACTGACCCTTCAATTCTTCCGCCATGATCTGACCTTTACCCATCATCTGTTGCAGAGCGGTGATACCACGTTGGTATTTTACCGGGTCAACCTGCAAAGCTGTTGAGTATTCAGAGAAGGCTTTGAAAAGTTCATCAGTCTGTCCCTTGGTCATCACGCCGTCGGCTGCAATAGCCATTTGCACGTAGCCCTGAGATGCTTCTTTCAGTGACAGACCTAAACGATAGGACTGGTCACGTACGAACTGCATTCTCTTGCCTGCCTCTTCAGAGTTATCAGAAACCATCAGCATGGTTGCATCTAACCCCTGGAAAAACTGACCCTGCTCGATAATCGATTTACCTGCGTTAAATACACCATAGGCCGCACCCACACCAACCAGACCTGAACGTACCTGTTCGAGGATTGAACCAAAGGTAGCTGCACCACCTTGGGCGGAGCGGAACTGCCGTTCCAGCGCTTGGATACTCTGACGGTATTGGCCTGCGGAGAGTGTGCCTGAACGGAACTGCTTGTTCAAGTCCTCAATGCCATTACCTGCGCTATCACGCCCTAAGCTTGATCCGTAACCACGACCATACTTAGATGACAGACGGATACGCTGCTGAGCCATGACATCGTCACGACGGGCCGCTTCCGCCGCTGCACGACGTGCTGCACGGGATTGATCCGCTACTTCCTTAGGTGAGGGGGTAGGGTTATTTATCTTGTGATGTCGAGCCATTTCAGCATTTTGACGGGCAACAGTAGACGGAGAGTAAGGCCCTGCCGTACCAACCATACCGCTGCCAATTGCACCACGAGAAGGCAACTGAATATCTAAGATGCGCTTGACTTTGGGTGCGGAAGTCGCCATCTTACGAGAGGCACGACGAGCTTCCCTTTCCTGCTGCTGATAAAACTTACGCATCTCTGCCATTCCAGAGTTCTTGGCAGTCATGCTCTGAACCTGTTGACGAATACGTGCATTAGAAACTTTCTGAATAGCCTCTTTGGCTTTGGCTTCTTTCTTAGCCAGTGCAATGCTATAATCCATCGCACGCTTTTCTTCACGACGGCGAGTTTCAGCAAGGCGTTTATTGACAAGCTGCATCTCTCTTGCAGACTTAGCATACGCCGCCGCAGGACTGTTCTTAGGCTTGGTGGCAACTTCGGTGGCCTTTTCCCACTCTTTACCAACACGCTGAATTTGTTTGACGGCGCGAGCGTAAGAGTTTTTATCTACCTCAAACGTCGTGCGGTTGACCGTTTTAGTTACGACCACGTTTCCACTTGCCATTGCGCCTCCTCCGGCGACATAATACACCCCAAAAAGAAAAGGCCAGAGTCTTACGACCCCGGCCCTTACTTAACTTCCCCGTACACGCCTGTTACGGTTAGCAGCGAGGGCTTGCTTATTAGCCTCGTCGATATCCTTTTGTTTGGCCTCCTGGACGAAATCCTGAATATCTAAGTATTCATTCTTCTTCAACAGGTCTTCCATATCGCCAGACTCAAGAGATAACTCGTTAACGCCCTTAAAGCGCTCCATAACTCGCATGTACAGATAATCGTACCACTTCAGAGACGAATTGTTCTGGGTGTACTTAATTGCTTTCTCAACGGTACTTAGCGGTATCAGGCTTCCGTCGGAGTCTTGTCCTGCGGATCCAAGTCCTCCACTGCCTTCACCAGACCCACTTTCTTGAGGAAGTCGCCGATGATCCCGAAACCGCTCTCGCCGAAAAAACAGCCGTAGTTCACCTCGATCACTTTGCCAAGCAGAGTAATCAGGTCCTGAACGTACCCGTCGAAAGTTTCATCGATGTCGATTGGACCACCCATGCTGTCTACTTCGATACCTTCGAGCAGCAGGTTGATAATTTCTTCACCACCGTCTTCAATCTGGTCCAGCATATAAAGTAACGCGGTAGGGACTGCATCTTGCATACCCTCGCCACTCATCATTGCAGATCCGGCTACAGTTCCCATAGGGACAGCTACCAGACGGCCAATTTTAGGCATATTGCGAATCACTTGTGAGGGTGACCAGTGATAAATTGTAAAACGCTTACCACCACAAAGAACAATCTCTGTGGACTTCTTAATCTTAAACATGTTACACTCCTGTGTCTTCAGTTATTTTCCGTGCCGTGAAAAAGGCCACGTCCTTGTGGCTCACGTTTTTATTGGTCCATACCAATCAGGCCAGTAACTCCGGCAGCGATGCCTTGGATCTGGTCAGGTGCCAGCCATGCATCCAATACACCGATTTCCCAGTCCATCTGACCTACTTCTGTACCGTAAGTCAGGTCAGGCTGCTTCTGGATCCAACCGAAGGTATTCAGAGACAGACCCTGAGAACCTTCAATCTGGATTGGCAGGAAGACAAGGCCAGTTACGTTAGCCTGGCGCTGCCACTGTGCAAGATAGCCATTCCATACGGAGGTGTTCTGGAGGGAGATGGTCACCACACCAGAGTTATCACGGGAGAGCGCTACGCTGACCTCACCATCAACCCCTACGTGGGGGATGTTGTTGTCGTTGTTACGTGCGATAACAACCTTCGTATCTGCTGCAAAACCGGAAACCCTTTGACCACCGACAAAGATTAAGACTTTGGCTGGGTCATAAGCCTGCGGCGTTATGATTTTGCTTGTAAACATTCATTATGCTCCTACGGCAGATGAGGTTGTGGAGGTCTGAGCGCTAGTGCTCTGGCCCGCTGGACGATCCAGAACCACGCTGGCGCGGATCTTAACGTAGTGCAGGGAGTTGTTATAAACAATCTCTACCTTCACGTCACGCAGGATACGTGCTGCCAAGTCGTTAGTCGGGATGTTGGCACGCTTAGGAATAACAAACACTGGGTCGTAAGACACCTTGTTATCCGCATCGTAACCTGTCAGAATACCGCCGTTCTTAACGCCGATGTTAATCGGGTTGTTAAGCAAGACGCTCTTCAGAACTGGCAGATCCTCATCGCTCATCTTCATGGACATGCCCATGTCAGAACGGCGCTTCATGTATCCAAAGATTGACTCTTCCATACGGAATTTCAACCAGTGAGAGAAGCGGATCACGTCAGCATACTGACCGTTTGAAGTGCGGCCTTCAATGTAGCTATTGGTGCCGTAGCCTTCACGGTAGATGTTCGCGTTACGTGACCATGCGTTTGAACGCTGAGTTTCGGTCATCTTCGTAGGCTGCATCCCCGGCATCGTTTTCAGATGCAGAGAGTCACCGTAAGAAGGATCGTTAGATGCCATTGCACCGACAACAGAACCTTCTGTAAAGTCAACGTCCGCGTTTACATCAGAAGTTCCCAAGGAGTTGTAATCCAAGGCTTTCAGTGTATCAAATACAGAAACACTGGAATTCTCTGCTGCGTAAGCGTCGGCGTCAGAACTGTTGAAGATGTGGAACTTGTACTGGTTCTTCGCATACTGAGCGGCAGCAATGATGTCTGCATCAGAGCGTGCTTCATGAGACAGGAAGTACCAGTTGTGATTTTCTGCCAGTACCAGAGGCAGGACAGTCGCGACTGTCTCAGGAGAACTGTTGACGATCTTGAAGTTGCCTGCGCCTTTACCTACGCTGACTTTCTCAGCAGAAGCAAGAGTAACAGCAGTGCCAGAAACTTCAGCCGTCAGCTTGTCAGTGAAGTCAGTATCTGCATTCACAGCGTCCGCCAAGGCAGTTGCAATCTGTGCCGGGGTATTACCGGGGATCACGTTGATCTGGACAGTTTTTACGATACCATTTAAGGTTACGTTGACAACTACCTTCTCAGTGTTGGTTGTTCCGGTGAAGTCCACCTTAGCATTTCCAGCCGCCTGACGGCCAATTGCCACACGTTGTGGGCGGAAGTTACCAGCAAATGCATTGGCTGCATACTGATACGCCGGGGAACCAACGGCAAATCCATCTTCTAACAGGCTGTCTGTAGAGTAGTAAAAACGCAGACGCTCTGTATAGAGGTTATGGATAGCCAGGAACATAGGGGTTTCAAAGCCAACGGTGTCGATCGGTTGGGTCCCGAGCGTTACCTGAACGTCAACCACCTTGTCTTGATATTCAGCCATTATAAATCCTCTGCTTCTGAACGATTATTGACCAGCACAGTTGTGCTAATATTTGAGGGATATTCCCTCGTCTTGTCACTGATAAGCTCTGGCCTATCAATAACCGGAGTTTCCATACACACGGTAACTATGTTATCGTGGTACGTAATAGGTGGGTTAGGTTTAGGAGGTAAACCCGGGTCATCCCCACCTGGCTTGACGTTCTTGTCGATTTCACTTTGTAAACCTGTCAGCGGAACTCCAGACGGGCTGTCAACGTTCAAATCGATGATGATACGATCCACATCTTCAAACGCACCAATATCTTTCTCTACAAAGCAGACGTTGAAGTTAACCAACAGACGCGCCCTGTTCTCGTACACTTGGTTGTTCAAAGGAACACGCATTCGAGATATGGAGGAAGTAGAGGAGTATGCGTACAAAGATCCGGTTGGGAAGTATTTCTCTCTCAGGAAAGGCAGGCCAAAAGATTGATGAACCTTGGATAGCGCCCAGTGAGGCTTTCCGCGATAGGCTGTCAGCGTGAAGCCAATAACATAGTTATGGGCCACATGCGTAATGCCTTCATCATCCACAATCTCGTTGGTGCTCCAGTCCATCGGGTTCATGATGGTCAGGTCAACTAAGATATAAGGGCCGTCAGGCTTCGGTATAGTCGAGTCTGCCTCAACAACCTTGTAACCTGTGGCATCTATGCATAGTCTGCCCACCGCATCACTTAATTCTCGTAAAACCTGATCGGAGTTGGTAAACTCCAAGGCGTCTGCCATTAAAGACCCCCTTCTGTGCCTTCCGGAACAGCAATGAGGTAATATCTGTAGCGAGGAGCACCGGAAGAAACATAAATGTCGATCTTCATAACAGTGAACCAGACATTCTCACCACCGGACCCCGGCAGTAAAAGCTGGTCTGCTAACTGGTCGGTCCCTTCTTTGGCACGACGTAAAAGTGTTTCTGAGTAGACTGTGTAAGAATCGTAATCTTCTTCACCGCCTGGCAGCAACTGGTTGTTCTGATCACGAAGTGCCTTACCTCGCATCGGTTGAACGCTGCACTCTACCGCAACGAAAGGCTCGTAAAACATTTCCTTTCCTGCGTTTTCGTATGGAGATGTCGGGTCTGTTTTTCGCCACTCTCGGTGACGACCCTCTACCTCAATACGAGGAATCAGTCGGTTTCTGCTGGTAAGCAGTCGATAACCTCTTGCCATTATGACTCCTTACTTACCTTGGTATTTGACAATCCTGAAGGTAGCTGCACTTGAGAGATCGCCATAATGAACCAACGCATCATCAAAACCTTTGACACTCGCCCAGTCTTTCGATACCTTCGGATTAGAAAAGGTTCCCATTTCAATTGTGAAACGGATACTATCCGCAGCATCTTTACCGATCTTATCAAGGTATTTCGTAAAACCACGACCTTGAATAATTCCGTCATGCATACGTTTAATATGTTTGGCGAGACCTTCTTGGAAATGAATAGCGGTGGAATACATAAAATTGCGCTCTGGCAAATCATTCCAGCCCTGCTCGTGAATAGCAGCGAGAGTTGCCATGTTCAAGCCGGAGTAGTGCTTTTCATCATAAAAGCCATACTCCAACTCTTTTTTAGACAATTCAGATAGTTGGCTAAAGTAATTTTCCAGTTCGGTAATGTCCGTTGAAGATTTTCTCGGCACGGCATTTCCCCATGAAAGTTATTTTACCATAATAGCCTAGCAAACGCAACAAAGTCAAAGCGTTACTCGACCATCCAAGGGTTTCTTCCCACAGTCGGGCCGCAGGGTAGCCACGGAGACTTCCTGGCGACGGCTCGTGTAGGTGCTATTCCCTGTTCCATGAAACCGTTACGAGAGTTTAAATTATTCTTGACACGGGAGAACTCATCTTGGCGAACACCGCCGATGATGACTAAAGAAGAGTTGTACTGGAGAGAGGGATCAATATACTCAGGGTTAACTAAAAGCCAGTCAAGGAAGTCTTTCCAGCTTTGGAGAGTAGATCCCCCTTTCACAGAGATAGTTTCATCACCGATCTTTTCAAGACGTTCACTTACGGATGAATTTCCGCTTGAAATCTCTTGAGCAATCAACCAACGTACGCAGTCGAGAACAGTGTTGTAAAGACAGATTGGGAATTTCTCAGGATGCTTATCGAGGTCGTAAGTTAATTTCCATTTCATCCAAAAGAACAGTATCATATTGTCCGGCATTTCTTCGAGTGTAAGGCCACCAAGAAAGTTGCGGACAAGTTCAATAACTTGTGAGTCGTTCATTAAAAGAACCTCCGGTTGGGTTAGCCTCAATGTTATCATATTTCTAAAAGAAAGTCATTGACAGATAAAAAGAAAGCCGCCCGAAGGCGGCTGTTATTAAGTGAGGGGTTGAACAACACATTCTGAGATGGTTGCTGCGGTTCCGTTGATGCGACGAACAGCATAATACCACCCTGGAGGGAGGAGTGCGGCCATCTGACCACGATCTCCAGAACCCATTCCGATAGCGATGGTTATCCCAGTGAAAGCCGCTCTCCAAGAAGCAATGCGATGACCTCCTCCTGTCGCTACGGTGGCATCCGGACCTATACGTAATTCCATTGTGTCGGAAAAGGCAGATGCAACAGTGACGGTGTAAGATACGTCTATCATAACAGAGATAAATGCAGCCTTGGTCGGATCAGGAGCACGGTATGCTGTTCCAGGTTGAATTGTAGGATACGCAGGTGTTCCGGGAGAAAGACCAACCCCTTGAGGTCCTTGCGGGCCAGTAGCACCTGTTGCCCCGGTTGGTCCGGTGGCTCCAGTATCTCCCTTGGGTCCGGTAGGTCCCGTCGGACCAGTTGGTCCGGTTAGTCCAATAGGTCCGGTATCCCCTTTAGCCCCTGCCGGGCCTGTTGCCCCGGTAAGACCAGTAGGCCCCGGTGATCCGGTATCTCCTTTAACGCCTTGGGGTCCAATGGGGCCTTGAGGTCCAGTCAGTCCGGTAGGGCCTTGAGGGCCGATAGCCCCTTGGTCTCCTCGCGAACCTTTGGGACCAATCTCCCCCTGGTCTCCCTTGTCCCCTTTAACGCCGGGGTCCCCTTGCGGCCCAACAAGACCTTGTAAACCACGATCCCCTTTGGGGCCTTGCGCCCCTTCTGGGCCCGTGGCCCCGGGATCTCCCCGGTCGCCTTTGGGTCCTGCCGGACCCTGTTCCCCTTGAATACCCGTCGGGCCTTGCAATCCTTGTGGGCCAGCAGGGCCAACATCTCCCTTAACGCCGGAGATACCTTGGATTCCTTGATCTCCTTTATCGCCTTTAGGGCCCGCCGGGCCAACAGGACCTTCTGGGCCTTGAACGCCAGCAGGGCCTGCCTCCCCCTGCGGACCTGTTGCCCCTACAGGCCCTTCTTTTCCATCGATCCCCTGGGGTCCAACTTCACCCTGAGGTCCACGAAGTCCCTGTTCTCCTTGGGGACCTCGGGCCCCTTCCATAGCCATGATTGCCCAGTCTTGGGATTGTCCGGGGGTAGAACCTGTGCTATCTTCAATAGCTACATAGGTACTGCCATCGAAAACAACTGCATCGCCTTTTTTATAGCTTTCAGTAGCGCTGTATAGCCCTCTGAACTCTATGCCCGATGCACCTGTCTCTCCTGCGGGTCCTTGTGGACCTGCCGGGCCTACTTCTCCTTGTATTCCCTGCTCTCCACGAGGTCCTACCTCTCCTTGGATACCGGGGTCACCCTGAGGTCCTACCGGACCCGCAGGGCCCGTGTCACCTTGAGGGCCTTGAATTCCGCGAGGTCCTTCTTCGCCCTGCTCACCACGGTCACCCTTAGCCCCTTGTGGGCCCGGTACACCTTGCGGCCCTGCAATTCCTTTTGAGCCCGTATCTCCTTGGTCTCCTTGAGGTCCTAAAGGTCCTTGAAGACCTTGGGGTCCCTGTTCTCCGTCTTTTACATCCAACCATTCTCGAATACCTTCGGAGGTTGCGATACGTAAAAGTTGTTTCCCGGCAAAACCTGCATCCTGAATTCCATCAGCCATGATGGTATCTGTTTTTGCTTCTTCGAGCAATTCGGAAAAAGGAATAAATCTCTCAGTCATGATGTCGTAAAGCCCGTAACCGTAATAGATTCCGAAACGATCACCAGTGAGATAGCCAGGCATAAATCCTCCTCAGATAAAAGAAAACCGCCCGGAGGCGGTCTATTTGTTAAGCAGAAGTAGGTTCATCATAGCTGGCGGTCTTAGTAGACCCGTCAGTCATCGTAAAGGTCAGGGTTACCGTATTGCCAGTACGTGCAGCCGTGATAGTGTTAATACCTACACCGTCTGCGCCTTTAGCACCTGCGGTCCCTGTATCCCCTTTATCACCTTTAGCGCCCGTATCACCTTTCGGTCCAGTCGCTCCGGTGTCACCCTTATCTCCTTTGTCTCCTTTGGGACCGGGTGTTCCTGTACCACCTTCAAATAACTCCTTGAAGGTTTTGATTTCTCCAGTTTCCTGATCAACAAGTCCATAACCTGTGATCAAGCCCATAGAGGCTCCGCCGATTGCTGCCATGTTATTCTCCTAAGAAAGTGTCAGGTACTTTAGGGACATCCGTGATCACCGTTGCGTCATAGACCTCTTTTAAGTAGGTCATGAGCTTCTGGTAAACTTTCCCACCTTCTGCTAAAATCAAATTAATTTTGATAATTGCATCAGCGGCGGACAGGGACTCATAACTGTAATCAGAAGCACGAAGCAAAATGGTCACAGAAGAGTCGGATTCAGCGAGAGCCAAGGTGTTCCTGAGGTTTGCTGATTCACGAGGCTCTAACGAGTAAACCTTACCCTCTAAAGGAACACCTTTGAGGATATCGTTAGAGTAGTTTTGATAGGCCAACATACGACTCTGTTGTTTAGCCATAATAAGATTTTGGGCTTTTTCTTCGTCGGTAAATTCACGAACTTCCCAAGTCTGATACCACAGGTCGTCTTCTTCGTTATGAACAGGAAAACCTTCTACCACAACATCACCGTCAGGTTTTGGTGTGGAATGGACCATGTAGTATCCCCAGTTATCACGCATCTCGATTTCCCAAACGAAATCACCGATACTTACGTTATTTTCATTGAGGAAATCTTGCAAAAAGACTGGATACTTATTGTCGCTCTTGCGCAGCATTGGGGTCCAAAAATAAACCTTGCTGTTAGGATCTACAGCCATTATACTCTCCTAAAAGAGGGCCGAAGCCCTCATCATTAGTTAACAGTCAGGGACTGTGTACCAGTCAGTTCTGAACCATCCCAGAAGAAGGTCACGTAAGCACGGGTAGTTCCGAGTGTTGGCTGAGTTCCATCTGACCAAGCCATCGGGGTAGGCCAGGTCATGGATCCACCTTTACCGATGAACTTAATAACTACCGTCATTGCTCTTCCTGAAGGCAGATTTGCAATGGTGATGGTTTTGGCCGTAGTTCCGTCAATCGTAACAACCTGAGCAACGTTTGCATCGATAGCCCCTGTAACCGACATAACACGAAGGTCATAACGATCCAGTTTCTTCCATGCACCGTTCTGGCGAACGTAGTAGCCGCTATCGCTAGGGGCTTCTGTGACAGGGTAGGTTATCTCTGACCAAGCCTGATCCTTACGGATGTAGCTCTTGCCGTCCTTCGGTGCGTCGTAAACGTTACCCCCGCCCATATACCCCAAGGAAGCCCAGACTGTGGCGCTGGTCTTGCGGTAGAATTGCAGAGTGGAAGTGTTGACAAAGTAGTCGCCTACTCGGCCATCGTTAACAGAAGGTTCTCTGGCAAAAGCTAACCAGATTGATCCGGTGTCGCCTTTGTCACCTTTGGTTCCTTGCGGGCCAGTAGGTCCTACATCGCCTTGCGGTCCGGTAGGTCCAACAGGTCCTTGGATACGTCCAAGGTTTTCATAAGCAGAACCAGTCCATCCCCAGAAGTCGCCATCAATCAGGTAACCCTGACCAAGCTGCCCGGTGGAAGGCAAGTCAGCAGTTGAGTTGAGTTTCCCCATAATCTCAACGCCTGGTCCGATATCACCTTGAGGACCCTGAGGTCCGGTAGACCCGGTGTCGCCTTTTACGCCTTTTTCACCTTGGATGCCCTGAGGCCCGGTCTCACCCTGAATACCTTGAGGTCCACGAACAACGCCGAGGTTAACCCAAGCTGTTCCGCTCCAAGAGTAAGAGGTTCCGGTATCCTGAGTGACGTAGTAATCACCTTTGGTATTGTTGCTGGTAGGCAGGGCATCGGCATTCGCTACTGTGCCTTTCGGATTGACACCTGCTCCGGTAGGTCCTGTTGCTCCAGTGTCGCCCTTCGCACCCGTAGCCCCGGTGTCACCTTTGTCACCTTTCGCTCCGCGAGTAATCCCGGTGTTTACCCACTGTAAGCCATCCCAAGAATAACCCTGCCCGGTATCGGTAACTGCCCAGAAGTCACCCTTGGTATTTCCGGTGGTAGGTAGTGCAGACTGAGTGGCAACAGTTCCTTTCGGAGTGATTCCTGTACCCTGTGGTCCGACTTCACCCTGAGGACCTTGAGATCCGGTTTCACCCTTGACCCCTTGGTCTCCCTTATCGCCTTTGTCGCCCTTGACACCCTGGTCGCCTTTAGGCCCTTGGATGCCCTGCGGCCCACGAACAGGACCTTCATTTACCCAAGCTGTTCCGTTGTAGATGAACAAGTCATCATCAACCAGCCATGCGTCACCTGTCGCAGCATTGCTCGGGAGATCAGCTTCGGCATCCTTAGACCCCAGAATTGTAACTCCGGATCCTACATCGCCTTTCTCGCCTTTGACTCCTTGCAGACCACGAGGTCCTTGGGGACCAGTGTCACCTTTCGCACCTTTCTGAGATGCCAGGTAGTCAGTGACAGAACCTTGGAAACCCTGCTCTACAGCTAAAGCGTAGTTATCTTTACCTGTCGGGCCTGTGGCTCCAGTGTCGCCTTTGTCACCTTTTGCACCTGTAGCTCCGGTGTCACCTTTAGGTCCTTGGAAAGCACCCAAGTTTGACCAGTTCCCCGCACCGTCTGAAACGTATACGTTGTTACCGATCAAATAAGCATCACCAGCGTCTGCATTGGCAGGAAGAGCGGCTTCATTAGCTACTTTACCCAACAGGTTGATGGCATTGGCATTTTTACCATCGGCACCCGGGTCTCCCTTATCACCCTTATCGCCTTTAGGTCCTTGCGGGCCTACGATGGCATTCAGGAAGTCCACCTGAGATCCGGTGTGGCCGTTAGCCAACCAAACCTGATAAGCAGATTTACCTTCCGGGCCTACCTGACCTACGGTCTGCCATTTGTCAGTGTCGCCTGTCCAGACATACATCTTATCGCCGATGATGTAGGTATCACCCGGCTTGTTGTCTTCCATAGGCAGGAAAGAAGGATCAGTGAAAGCACCCAAAACTTGCAGACCAATACCGTCTGCACCACGCAGAGAGTTAAGCCATTCGTCAGGTGTACCTTCGAAACCTTGGTTTTCTGCAACCTCGTATGCACTCCGACCTTCCGGACCTGCGAAGTTACCGATATTCTTCCACTGTTTGGTGTTGTTATCAACAACAACGGTCCAGAAGTTTTGACCGATGACATACGTATCACCAACTTCCATATCTGCTACCGCAGGAAGCTGATCCTGTGCTGCCAGGCTGTCGAGTACGTTAATACCCAGACCAGCAGGTCCTTTCGGGCCTACTTCACCGCGAGCACCCTGAGATCCTTGCGGGCCTGTATCTCCCTTAACGCCCTGAGGACCAGTATCGCCCTTGTCTCCTTTCTCACCCTGAGGGCCAGCCTCTCCTTGAATACCTTGTTCGCCTTGAGGGCCAACAGGTCCTTGGATACCTTGCTCACCCTGATCGCCTTTATCGCCTTTTACCGTTTCAACAAACAAACCATCAGACTTCTTAGTCAGCTTGTTGTTAGGGTCTTCGGAGATTTCCACTTCACGAGGCGCTACGTATAGAGCCCCTTGGCGGATTTCAAGGTTGTTGTCAAGAGCCGCAGAAACAGGTACGCTGAGTCCAGTATCACTGGATTTTAATGCGTTGCTGGTGTCTGGGTCAATAACGACATCAAGCTGAGTCTTGGCCTTATTGGTAGAGTCAGCCTTGATCTTGAGGGTTTTATTAGGGGAGGTGATTGACACGTTCGCAGGATCAGCGTACACTCCTTCAAGTGTCGGGTCGCCCGCATCAGTTGCTTCCTGAGCAGTGATGTAGCGAACAACGTTACCCTCTTTGGAGGATGCCTTGGTTTCGCTTCCTGCTACAAAGAGACCTTGCTCATTCTGGGTATTGACGACCTGCAAGCGGTTTCCACTACGACGGGAAACGTTGATGTTGGCCTGGAGGGGATTGGATGCAGTTCCATCACCGACTAAACTGGTGGATACAGTATCCTGCGTCTCGATACCAGTGAATGGGGCACCGGAACCGCCGGAGCTACTCGCAGTCGGATCAGGTACAGTGACCAGAGCCTCTACGACTTTATCTTGGTATTCACTCATTGATTTACTTCTCCGGAGGGAGTAAAGAAAAGAATGCCCCTGTGAAAGGGGCAGAGGGGATATTACAGAGCAGCTTTCAGGTCTTCCAACATGCCGTCGAAAGTTTTACCTTTGCTTAAAGAGATGTCGAGGGTCAGTGCGTAAGCTTCAAGGTCGGTCTTAGCCGCAGCCTTCTTGCTGTCGTTACGCAGAGTCTCTGCATGTGCGAGGATTGCTTCTTTGTCTTCATCAGAACGACTAGACTTGGTTTCTGTGACTTCTTTCTGGTCGTTGTTATCATCGACCACTGAGTCAGGGACGGTCAACTGTACCAACTCTTCAGGCTTAATTTCAACCTTAGGTTTGTCGTCGACGATCACGTTACTGCGAGATGCTTTCATTTCCGCAGCAGACTCTAAGAATTTCTCAGGACTCTTGATCTTGTCATGGAAAAAGATCAGGAATGCAGTTCCTTTCTGGCTGGAGTTTAACGTATCAATACCTAACGCAGTCATCTCTTCGATCTGGGTTAGGAACTCATACAAATTACGAGCAAGGACCAGTTCATCGTCGTACACATACAGGAAAGGTGCCAGGCGGCCTGATGCTTCTGCGTCCAGTTTAGGTAAATACTTACCGAAAAACTGGAGCATGTGATATTCGCTTGGGAAAATCTCCAAGTGTGATTGTGCCATTCTAACATACTCCTTCGTTGATAATCAAAAGCCTATCTTACAATGGTACACTATTTTAGTTAAAATGTACAGCTTACACAGGCAATAAAAAAGGCCACCCGAAGGTGGCCTTTCTCTTATGCGAACTTACCAGTGGATTTAATCACCAGTTCTGGACGGTTGTTCACCGCCAGGAAGGAAGTCTCGGATTCGATCTTCGCTTCACGCATGTATGCAGACTGCTTGAAGAAAACGTACAGTTCCTGAGCGACCTGGTTTGCATCTTCCAGTGTATCGGAAGGAGCGAAGTACATCTCGAACATACGGTTGATACCGCGTGGGAAGATGTAAGCTTCACCTTCTGGAATGTTACCAGAGATATCTTCGATGAACAGCACGTTCTTGTGCTCGAAGATACGGTTGTTAGCATTACCGCCCAGACGACGACGCAGCATTTCCTGAGTGGATGGGTACTGAGAGTACGCACCAGTCACCTGCGGGTGAGAGACCAGAGCAGAGAACCACTTACGGGATGCCAGGACGACGATCTCGTAGTTGTCACCGCTATCACCAGCCCAGTCGATGATGTGAGCACGGCCTTCTGCTTCCAGAACTTCGATCGGGTCGATCGCCAGTTTGGTGAAGTCAACGTCAGCGGTCTGCTGAGTAACACCCCAAACATCGTAGTAGTTGTACTGAGAAACCGGATCCTCAGGAGACCAAGAACGACCCATCAGAGCTTCGTACATAGCCTTGCTCTTCAGGATACCATGACTGCGACGGATACGCATCATGTGGCGCTCAACCTCAGCCTGAACGGTCTTCGGTGCATTCTCACTACCGTACTCACGGAAGTTCTGAATGTCTGCACGGTCGATAGAACGGTCCAGAGGGAAGAACGGGATGTTCAGGTTCAACAGCTTGGTACGTTCACCAGCCAGATGGTTACGCTCACCACCACGCTGACGTGCTGGGATACGGCCTGCGCCTTCGTCAACACGCTCAACCTGTGCGATAGTCGTACGACCAAACTTCTCGGTAAACAGGTTCATGCTTTGCAGCAAGGTGTCGATGCGGGGCATCGTAGTGATCAGGCCAGTATAGTCCAGGATCTGAAAATCACCATTACGCATTTAATATCTCCTACGAATTATTAGAGTACGGAACCGATGAATTCGGTGCCGACAATGTGTTTAGTCAACAGGTTGCCTTTAGCTTCCAGGACTGCGATACCAGCAGCATCAATAGGAGTGCCGTCAGCGTATTTGACTTTGTATGCGTTCAGGGTCAGACCACGAACAGCCAGCACCATTGGTACTTTTTCAGCAGGAGCGAAAACACCACGGAACTGACCAACACCTGGCAGGACCTTACGGTCAACCAGCACACCGTAAATGTCAGCAGCGCCAGCAGGTGCAGCAACAGGTTCACCGTCGATATCAACCAGCAAGCCAGCAAACAGTTCGGTAGCAGAATCTTCATCCGCATCGGCTGCGATGAAAGTCATAGGGACTTCTTTAAAGTTCCAGCCCGTATCGCCGAAAGCAACTACACGGCCCAGAACGATGTCGGAGTAGTCACCTTCGAGAGTAGCAACATATGGTTTAGCCATTTCAGATATTCCTCAATTAGGCAGTTTTAGTACGGGCAGCGATCAGACGGTCCAGAGCAGCTTGAGCATCTTCTGCGCCTTTGGCGACTTCAGTCACTTCACCATCAGCACCGACAGATTTACCGTCAGCGAAGGATTTTTTGACTTCTGCGATCTCTGCGTCTTTAGCGACCAGAGCTTCGTCTTTAGCTTTCAGATCAGCAGCAGCTTTTTCAAGAACTGCGACCAGAGTGGCTTGAGCAGGGTTTTCGATCAGGTCAGCAACAGCTTCACGCTGATCAGCCGCAACGAAAGTAAAGCCAGCCGCTTTCTCAACAGCTACCGCACGTTTAGCAGCCTTAGCAGCTTTAACGATTTCTTCGGCATCCTTAACCTGAGCCTGCATAGATTTCAGCAGTTCGGTTTGAGCAAGCAGAGCTTTCTGCATTTCGATAAACTCGGCAGATTTAGTTACATCAACTTCTTTGTCCACAGGAGTCTCCTTTGTGGTTTTAGCAGGTGCTCCAGGGGAGCTTTCAGTGGTCGCCTGGGTCGTTGCACCTTTTTGTGTTTCCACAGTAGGCTTGACTTCCGGAGCGGGGGATGTTAGAGTTGAATCATCACCAAAGTCGAGTTGGTAATCACGGCAACCTTCTTCGAACTGTTGACGAGCTTTAATAAGTTCGTACTGTTCCAAAAGGGTGAGTTCTTCACCTGCTTTCGCTTTCTTGATCAGAGTGACGGAAGAGAGTTTTTCATCAAGATATTTCTGATGCTGCTCATTCCACTCTTCGGCCCAAGAATCGTCAGCCGGAGGATTATCTTCAATCTCTTGCTCGAACTCGGTTTTCATACCGAGGACTTTGGTCAGTAGTTCAGCATCGCTGTACCACATGTTGAAGAAGCGGCGGAGGTATTCCTCCATGCTAATAGTCAACTGGACCTGTTCAAGGGATTTAATGATGTCAACCGTCAGCTTGCTGGGGTCAACTTCGGATTTGGTCAGGAGGCTAATGTGACGATTGTTAGCGCTATACCCCTGATCTCGGTGAGTGAGAGCGATGCCGCGAGACTTAATCTTGCGACCCTTCTCGATCCACTGCTTGATCATTCGGCGTCCTCTTCATCTTCTAAAGAAATGCTGAAATCGAGATTGGACAGTTCATTTGTCTCTTCATTTAAGAGACCGCCGCATTGCAAAGAAAGACCGCCGACAATTCCGGCTTTCTTCAGTGCCCATGTTTCTGGCGTATACTGAACCTTGGCGACCCACGACCCGGCTTTAATAATTTCCCCGGTCTGGGCTACGGTCACGTCGAATTCTGGTTGAATCCAGTGATCGACGATTTTCCAGGAATCTGTATCGAAGAGATGGTAAAGGTTTTCGGTAACGGCTCCAAGGGATTGCGCCTTCTTGAAGTCCTCGTGTGCCTTAACCAGCGTCTCTTTTGACATCCACTGTCCATGAAGATCCGGGGTTTCAGGTTCGTAAATGACTTCATAAGAAATCATTTCTTCTTCTGCGGATTTCTGAACAAGGACGGAGCCAACGGCCCCGTTAATAGCAGCGTCTTTATTAAAACCCTGCTTCATGAGGTCGTTGGCCTTTTTCACAACCCGACTCTTTTGAATTCGAGTCAGAGAGGTTTGTGAAGGAAGGTCGGAAAGGGTAATGTCTTTCATCATTGCTCCCGTGATAATTATTTTAGCACTGAACGAACTGTTTTACAAGAGGTTTATTTGGCAACCAGATTAATTATCTAAATTAGCCGCTGAATTGTCTCTTGTGGATGACATTTTTCCAGTGCCCGTACCAGTAGAACCTCTCGTCATGCCATCTCCGGCACGACTAGTATCCTCTCCCAACATCTTCATCAGGTCATCAAAAGAGATATCCTCTTCAATCCGCTGATCGATATCCAAGACTTCCAGGATACGGTTAATTACTTGGGGAGTTTTTGGCAGATAACCCACAGCACCGATACGCTGAATAGCTTTTGAAAAACCTTCTTTGTCGTCATCAACAATCTTACCAGATTTGACGTAAGGCATTTCAGTCTCTGGAAGACGAATATCATTCAGAGCTAAAAGCTGAGGCAGCAGGTTTTCATTCAACGCTTCAAGAATAATTTCATTGACACGCTGTACGAATTGGGTATGAATAGTCTGCTTTGATTCTGACAGATTATAAGAACCTGCTTTATCATTACCTACGTTAAGGAAGCCAGCACCTAAACGATCTAAGATTGACTTTTTACGGTCACTGATCAATTGAGCGGTACTGTACTGCTTACCCATACCGTCAATACCCTTCAGGGTCATGGAGTATTGGGGAGAGTTATCTTTAACGTCTGAAGGCAGCATGAAAAAAGACTGCTCGCCGGAGTGGGCATTGGCCGCATCCTGCATCAGTCCTTTAACCATTTCGGCTTCCGGAGAGGAAGGGTCGATAGCTGCTTTATTCAGGATCTGGGAAGGAATCTTCAGTTCGATTACACCACCCATATCTTTTGTAGCGCCTACAACTTCCAAGTTCTCGATGAGGATCTTCTCGCGCCAGGCACGATAGCATCCTACCAGAGGTGAAACACCCAGAGCTTGGGAAGTTGAGCCACCTGTGGTCATGATCATCAAACGACTCGCCGGGATCAGTACATCTCCCAGTTTGTCGGTAGGGAAAGCAGACACGTAGCCTAAGTCGCCACCAGTAAAGTTCTGGAAGGCACTCAGAGACTGTTTAACACCAACAATCTGGGATCCGTCTTCATTGTATACCAGAGGGTTTTTTCGGCATAGGGAAGCCTGAGGTCGAAAGCCTAAGTTTTTAATCTTAAACTTACCGACATGTTCTCCCACAGTTACCTGCGTATATACCTTTTCAAACACTGCCAGTCCATACTCGTTAAATGTCGCAGCATCACGGGCGAATTGACGGATGGTCTGACCTTCCATATTCTTCAGGCAGTATTCAATAAACTTAGCCGCATCTTTAGACGCGGCAGATTCGCCAGGTATTACCTTAAAGTCCTTAAAGGCTTTCTCAACGAAAGTGTACAGCATGTCCAGCCCGGTTGCCACTGTGGCATCCTGCTTCATGGATTCAACCGTACAAATAAGCTGAGGCCAGCGAATCTCTTGGTCTTTCATGCGCTCAGTTTCAAGCTGAACCTTTGACAGTGCAAAAGTCCCTTGCTCTCGCATACGCATCCGGGATACGCTAAGCTGCTCGCTGGTAGCCTTTACCATATCTACCTGGCGAGTACGATTACGTCTATTCTTTCTGGACACGGCTCAACCCCTGTGCTTTAATAGTGACGTGAATACATAGTCGGGGCATTGGGTCGAGGAATTGCCACGGCACGAACCACTTCAGTTTTCTCCAGGTAGTTAATGCCTGAACTGGTGGCGTCGGCCCAGTCATCTTTCCTTGATCCTGATGATCGCTCGCCGTTGAAAGATTCTAGTTCTTTCATTAGCGCGTTGTACGTCTCAACAGAAAAGGATCTTTTGACTATCCGGACAAACCCGTTCTGCGCTAATTGTGCGAACGGTGAAAAGCGTGTAAGCTTAGATTTGTTGCCCGGCGTTGGGTCTTTCTCTACAATATACCCTTTGGAAATAAGATCACGGGAAGAGGTGGTGAATTCCGATATACCTGCCTGACCGGGGTCGACAGAGAATATCACGATGGTATCGTCACCGTCGTGCTCGGCTTGCTTGGCAATTATGCTGTCGCGTTCTCCAGCCTTCTTACAGAACCTTCCCTCTGTACCTGTTGACCAATCACCACTGTCTACGAATGATTCGTGGTAATCACCGAACAGATAATAAAATCCATCCTGATCCCTGGCGACACCGATACCTGCTGTAAAGTCCGGTGTTTTGTTACCAGTTGACCTTTCAGTCCCTGCTTTATCGTAAGCACGAACTTTTGTACACCCAAGAGGAAGAACATCTACTTCTTTCAGGTATGTACGTTTGAAATAGTTTGCACCTTCCGGACGAGCATCCCAGTTGCCATGCAACAGACGGGCCCGGTCAACATCGTTCAGACCTTCCAACTGGGCAAGGTAGTCCGGGTTGTTGATGAGCATCGGAGGGTTATCGTAAATAGTCGAGGAGATGAAGCTAAAGGAAACTGGCCGCGATTTCTTGCCATATTTCGCTTTCAGTTCTTCTTTAGTGTCGCCCCATATATAATTGTCGTCAATACGAACAAACCAACGAATAACCCCATCACGTTCGGGGATAGGAAATCCTTTTTCGTCGAGATACCAGTCGATCATCTCCCGGAGTTTATGGTCAGGATCCGGGTTACATGAGATAACCATTCGGGAAGGATACTTAGAGTTTGATCGCAAACGCGACATCATATACTCAAGCTGTTCCCATTCAAACTGAGTCCCTTCGTCGACACCGATAAAGGTAAACTCAAGACCCTGAATATCCAACTTATCCTTAACGTGCTGCATAGATTGCCATTTGACAGTCGCACCGTTAGGGAAAGTAGCCAGCATCTCGTTTTCTTTAAACTTGGGTTTAATTACCGGAGGTAGCTGGTTATAAATATCTTTTGCTTTGTCGAACAGACCACCCTGTCCACGAATCTGAGGCACTGTACGGCGAAACATGATGCAAGCTGTACGGGGGTCGTCGATCATCAGGAGTGGCATTAACTGGAGCAGGTAAGACTTACCTGAGCCTGCTGCCCCACCCATAACAAGGATCTGTGCTTGAGATTCGAGAACCATCTGTTGCTTACGACTCGCAGGTGCGAATGTAGCTGCCATTAATTCTCCTGAGGGGTATTGACTCAATTCAATAATAGGTATATTATCATAAACCCCCAAAAAAGAAAAGCCCTCCAACAACTGGAGGGCCTTTTAGCACAATCACTTACCTGTCTTCTGACAAACTTCCCCTACGGGTTGTTTAAAAAGATTGCAGACATATTGTTGGAGTCCTTCGAGACGGCGTTCCACTGTCCCTGCCCGGAGATTATTGTTGCTAACAATAACTCCGGCTTCACCGTTGCTTGTGCCTTCTTCGAGGTACTGCTTTGGTGGAGCCTTACGCATCAATTCTCGGTCCGGCTTATCAACCAAATCCTCTACCTGTGTGCCTTTAAAGGCCACCTCGGGGATTGATTTCTTTTCCACACAACCCGACAGTGCTAAAGTAAAAATAATGGCAAATAGAAATTTTTTCATCATTCCCCCAAAGAATCATTATAGAGCTTGATGAACTTCTTGTCTAAACCCTTCACCTTGCCTTCTTCCGAATTAACGTACTCGATCTGCTGGTCATGTACTAAAGATGCACGTTCCTCTTCCAGTTTACGTTTGGCCTCGTTAGCTTCCGCTAACTTTTGGTTGAGGGCTACGTTATCGGCATGACCTTTTTCGATAAGATCAACGTACTCTTTACCTTTCTTTTCCCACTGAACATTTGCAGCCTGGAAACCTTGCTGGTAAGCTTGGTCTTCTTTCTGGCCCACCCAGAAGTTAAATCCCAATACCAGTGCGATCGCCAAAGCAACGCCAATCAAATATTTCTTGTACTTCAAGATTAAAGCCATACATCCCCTCCTTTTTGGATATTTTATCACCAAAGCTACAAATAAAAAAGCCCTCCGATAAGGAGGGCACGAGGCGAAGGAGAGGAGATATTATATTGTTATTATTGTATGGACATCCAGGCCGTTCTCGTGTTTGAGTACGCACTGGAGTTATTCCGGAATAAGTTCAGGGGGTAAGATGCCGGAGATGCTTGAGCATTAACGTATGCAGAAAGCTGAGAGTCGCTTACGGCCTTGAAAAATAATCTCTTTTCATTGACACTCAGGTAAATTCCTTGACTGTCTAGCTCGTAAGTTAGTTTTCTCCAACCAGGCGCTAATTTATCTTCTACTTCAAAATAACTCTGAGCACCATTATATCCGTAGAAGGAAACCATCTTCTTGCCGCCGACAACACGTATACCGAAAGCCCAGTATACAATAGTTTGTGTCGGAGACATAAAACCAATCAGGCTAGGGTGATCTCCCGCAGGGAAAAGGTCGTTGGCTCCAATGTAGAGCATAACCTCTATCTTAGCTCCCCGGCGAAATGGTGACAGCGTGTTAGCATACGCATAACTCACATTTCCATTTTGAGAGAGGATAACATCCATGCCTTGAGAAGTGGTTTTAGTTATGCCGCTGGATGCAGTAGGAACCCTGTTGCCTGAAAGATCGGGGTTCAGACTGTTAGAAGCTGATGCCAAAAACAGTCTTGAGGATGCGGATGGCACAGGATAATATATGCCGGGGTCATTCTTAGAACCCATCAGTAAGTTTTCTATCACAACGGATCCTCAAGTGGTGGCAGAAGAGGAGAGACTCGAACTCTCAGGCCCCCGAAGGGGTCACGGATTAGCAGTCCGTTGGGGTTACCTTTTTCCTACTCTTCTATATGGCAGAGGATAACAGAGTCGAACTGTCACCGTGGGATCTCCACAGCGGGCCGGGGTTCAAATCCGGTTACGTACCGCTACGTCCTATCCTCTAAATTTGGCTGGGCTTGGTGCCCAGTTTAGGTGAGATAACCCGGTCACCACGGGAAGAGGCGGCTATGCCTGTACCTGCTAACTTCTGGAGCGGGCAGTGGGGATCGAACCCACATCATCAGCTTGGAAGGCTGAGGTAATAGCCATTATACGATGCCCGCA